TGCAAACAGTCTATTCTTATTCCTTGTTTAGGATTAGAGAAATGAGTATGTCGGTGAAGTGTTATGGTAGCACGTCAGTCTCCAAAACTGAAAGCCGGGGTTCAACTCCCCGCACCGATGCCAAAATGAATAAAGAAGAACTTGATACAATACGAACTGCATACATTAGATTATATGGAGATCGTTGGAGACAACAGTTTGCAAAGTATTATTGGTGTGTTTATGATGGGGCCGATGCCAAAATTAAATTAAATTAATTGAATAAAGGGGTTTACACTACCGACACTATAGTATAGAATGTTTATATCAGATAGAGAAAAGAGAGAGTAAACATGAAAAGAGATCGTAGAACAAATACTTATACCGGCTACACTCAAGAAGCAGTAGTTGCTAAGTTTCAAGATGCATACTCAGTCGGACATGTAGTTCGCTGGTTTTCAAATGCTCAAGTTCCTAACCCAGACATGATTGCAGACTGGTATGAAAATGATCTTATCTCTCAAGAAGAACAAGTTTATTCTCTGACTATCCGAGATGAAGAGTTGTCTGCTTTTCTTAATGAATACATGGAAGCACAAGCTAATCGTAGCCCTGAACAAATCGCAGAAGAGCAAATGATGGCTAGAGATGCTTTTGGACCAGATGTAGCAGTTGTAAATGTAGTAACAGGAGAAACATTCTAATGGCTAAAAAAATTAAAAAGACTTTCGCCCGTCAACGTAAAACTGGTATCGGAGCTGCTCCTACAGACAGCTTTCATAAGTTCAATGATTATATCCGTATGGAAGTAGATAAGAAAGAAATCGCTCAAGTCGTAAAAGCCTGGATTAAAGAAACCCAGACTAAAGAGGATCAGAAAACTATCTTTAGTGGCCCAGCTTGGATGTTTGAGAATGCACCACATATTGTTACTAATATTGTATGGGCTAAACTCGGCTTTGATTATCCTTCTAATTGGAATTCAGAGAAAGCATATGCTCGGTATATTAGTGAAGCAAAGCGTTGGGGTCTTATTAAGATAGAAGAACGTGGTGCACAAGATGATGTACCAGTTGCCAGTAGAACCCCTTCGGAAATCGCAGCAGAGAAATGTTCTGATTTCATTGCGGGCATTGAGGCTGAAGTAGATAACTGGAAAAACAGTGAAGCGTGTATCTATAGTAATCTGCAGAGTGCGGGTTCCCCAGTATCTACAGCACACAAGATAGTGGCTTACTATAAGCCCCAGTGTGCAGAAATAGAAGAACTGATCAACGATAAGCCCGAGGATCTAGTAGAAGCATATGCTCATATGAGTAGACCCGAGCAGAAGAAGTATGGTAAATTTCTCCAGTCAATTATAGACGCAGCCGATCGGTATCTGTCTAGTAAGAAAGCCACTCGGAAACCGCGGACCCCTGTAGTTAAGAGTGCTTTAAAGCAGACTGGCAAAGTACAGTATGAAGTTGAGAATAAGGAATTTCAGCTTACTTCTATTAACCCTATGCTGATCCCTGGTTCTTCCCGACTGCTTGTTTTCAATACTAAATATAAATTCGTTGCAGAGTATGTCTCTCACAGACCAAATGGTTTTGAGATTAAGGGTACTACTTTGCAGGGTTATGATGTAGAGCAATCTAGGGCTACAGCTCTCAGAAAGCCAACTGAATTCCTCAAGTCTTGTCTCAAGAAAACTGTAAAGCAGATAGACAAAGACTGGAGTGATCTAACTACAAAGAGCAGTGTGCCTAACGGTAGACTAAATAAAAACACAATCTTATTAAGAGTTATGGATAAATAATGGTAGAAAAAGATTTTCTGTCAAAGGCCAAATTCTCTAAAATGGTAGAGAAGGAAGCCTTTGCAAAAAATATGAGTTACATGGATTCGATATTGTACAACTGTGAAAAGAATAATATTGAACCTGAGGACTCAAAGAAATTTCTCTCGAGTGTCATTCAAGAGAAACTTGAAGCAGAGGCGATGAATTTAAATTATATTCCTCGACAAAATACTTTGCCCTTTGACTGATTTACTCTTTACAAATCGGTCAAATTATATTATAATATACTACAGCTTATACAAAAACATATTACAGCAAATAAGGAAACATATAAATGTCTTTTGCAAAACTAAAAACTAACCGAGATCAAATCTCTAAACTTATTCAGGCAGCAGAATCTGCTGGTGGTTCTGGAGAGAAGAAATCATATGGCGATGATCGTCTATGGAAACCGACAGTAGATAAAGCAGGTAACGGGTATGCCGTTCTACGCTTTCTTCCAGCTACAGAAGGTTCTGAACTTCCATGGGTACGGTACTGGGACCACGGATTTAAAGGACCAACTGGTCAGTGGTACATCGAGAAATCATTAACATCCATCGGCGGACAAGACCCTGTTGGTGAACTTAACTCTAAACTATGGAACTCTGGTAACGATAAAGACAAAGAGACTGCCCGTAACCAGAAGCGTCGACTACACTATGTAGTAAATGCTTATATCGTATCTGATCCGAGTAACCCTTCTCACGAAGGTAAAGTAATGCTTTATCAGTTCGGTAAGAAAATCTTTGACAAGATTATGGATCAAATGCAACCACAGTTTGCAGATGAAGAAGCCGTAAACCCATTTGATATGTGGGAAGGTTCGGACTTTAAACTCAAGATCCGCCAAGTAGAAGGTTATCGTAACTATGATAAGTCAGAATTTGCGAGCCAGAAGCCTTTGTCAGAATCAGATGAAACCCTAGAGAAAATATATGATAAGATGTATGACTTGACAGAGTTTACTGATGCCAAGAACTATAAGACGTATGAGGAACTACAGACTAAATTGAATAGTGTTCTTCTGCTCAATACACCAAGTACATCAACAGCTGCTTATGTAGCACTAGATGAACCAGCCGAACCAGCTTTGGCTATGGCAGCTCCAGTAACTGCAGAACAAATCTCAGAGACTGAAGACCCCGATGACACTATGAGTTATTTTGCGAAGCTAGCCGCTGACGAATAAACTTATATAAAGAATGAGGGGCATTAATTAGCCCCTCATTTTATCCACCAAGACCTCTAGCCATATCGCCAGGCCACTGTGTAATACCATTTTTAAATACTCCACCTTGACCAGGGTAACCTTGATAGCCTCTAAATGCAGTAGACATACGTGAATTATTTAACACACTATTGTCTACCTGACTTGAAGAGTTGTCGGTATTAACTATGTTTATTACAGGCGCCTGGCCGTTCATATTACCACCCATTAAATCTTCAGAAAGAGCGGCGGTCCGCCTAGCAATCATCATATCATTATCAGCTTTTCTCATTGCAGACATACCACGCATGCCGTTTAGTGCAGGATTTAATTTTCTTGATATTGAACCATCCTGCATTGCTTTAATACCATCAATGATCATGCTCTTATCTTTATTCAATTCAAACTTTCGGTTTGATTCAAGCATATGCTCTTCCAAAGAATCGCCTATTCCCTTAGGTTCACTATTATCTCCAACGCCTGCCTTTGCAGGATTAAAGAATGATATGTTATTCTTTACCCAGTCTGGTAATATTCCAGCAAGTTTACTTTGTATGGTTGAAGATAACCCTTCCCAAGATGGAATGAAATCCATAAACCATCCATAGAAATCACTAACCCAATCAGTTAGCATTGTTCCTATAGAGAACTCTTTACCGTCTGGTGTAGTAGGAGTTAAACCAGCCCATGTAAATATTCCTTTAATCGCTCTTATAGCCATGTTTATCGGCATTAAGAATATATCAATGATACCAGCTGCTTTACCTGCACCATCCGAACCAGTAAACGTAGCAATCTTTTCATTGAACCATGTAGTAATAGCCTTTTTAGGATCTTTAAAGAATGTTACAATTTTATCAACGGCACTTCCTACGAATAAGAATAAGCCTTTTGTGATACCAGCTATACTTTTGGCAAAGCTAAAGTTTCCTAATTTAGCAGCTACAGCATTAGCCCAGTTTCCACTTCCCTCTATATACTTACCGTCTTTATCATATTTTGCTCCTTCGGCACCAAATGCATTTTTAATAATCCAAGAAACACCTGCTTTAAGAAAGTCAAATGGTGCTCCAAAGAATGAGCCTAGAAAAGCACCAACGCCGTCACCTAGTTTACCCAGCTGAGTTTCTTCTTCACTACCCGACCATGCTTTCCAACCGTCAAAGATAGAGATTAAGAATCCGATTGGTTTAAGTATTGCACCAAACTTACCTAAAATCTTTAGTGCTCCACCTGCACCTGCACCACCTAGTGTTTTAAACCATGAGAATACATAGCCAAATGTTCCTTTAGTTAAGTCTGCAGCAGCGTCTGTAACTCTTATTAGAGGACTTAACAATGAAGTAATAGCAGCTTTAACATTAGTAACAACTAATGGCATTCCTTTAGCTGCTCTCATTACACCATCTGGACCTCTTACTGGTAATGCTTTTCCAGTTATAGGATCCAAACCTAGCATCTTATAGAAACCACCACTAAAACCTTTGAACCATGTGTTCATTTTACTTGTTAGCTGTGCAGTAAGTGGAACAGCTAACCTTCTTTGACCAGGGGCTCCGCCTATACGTTCTCCAGCTGGTCCTAATCTTGGATCAAGTCCTAGCTTACGAAAAAACTGTGCTCTAATATTAATAAACTTTTGATTGAGTGCTTTAGACCAACCGCCGAATGAATCAAGACTTTTAAGTGCTTTCAGTTCCCATCCTCTAAGGCCCATTGTAGCCGCAGTGATAGCAGCGAGACCTGCTGTAATAGTTCCGAGTCCAGCTGCTAAACCACCGAAACCTGCCATAGTGGCGAGACCGCCCATGCCGCCCGAACCATTTCTTGAACTACTATAACTCTGACCAGCTGCTCGGTTTGTACGACTTGCTTCTCGCGCATTCTCAGCTGCGTCAAGACGCCCACGTTCTATACTCTTAATAAACTTATTAAGTGCATCAGTGGTTTTTCTTTGGTCCTGATTACCCTCTTCCAACTTCTTAACTACATCATTAAGTGTTAGAACTGCTCTTGTTCTGGATGCCATTTAGTTTCCTTATCAGTTTAACGGTTTCTAGCCGCCTGCTGCTCTTCTTGTAATTTCTTTTCCTTCAAGTGTTCAATTAAGAAAGTCATATATACTTCTTTCTCCCATGGTATAAGTCCGTCTATCTCAGTCAATGAATAATTATAATGATGTATTAAAGAAAAGTTTGTTTCATAATAATTTGATATATTGTTATGAGATAGACTTATTAGAAAAAATTTTGCATACCCTCCAGTGTATGCTCATTCTTATGGCCACAACTCTGGCACTCAAACTCTGCTTTATAAGTCATCTTTGGCATCTGTTCAACCCATTCTTGAATCTTTATAAACTGTGTGTTATTCATTGATTCAATAAATGCATTAATAGTTTCTACCGACTCGTGTTGAAATTCAATTCTTTCTTCATCAGTAATCAAAGTTTTTAATGAACTTCTAATAAGACCGAAAGCCTGTTCAGTAGAACTCTCCTCACCAACATCTTTCATAACTTGCATGACTTTAGTAAATGTAGGATATTCCATTTCAATAGAAATATTTTCATTTAATTTTATAGTCTTTTCATTATTATCCGTTTTTACATTATCAACCACAATAGTATCAAGAGGTATATTGTATTCAGTGGCATGCTTACAATCATTTGAGTTGCAAGATATATTTACCTTTGCTGTTTCCCCTACTGACTTTGCTCTCAGTTGAGTAAAGAGATATTCAATATCAAAAGTTGCAAGTGACTGAACATTTAAATCATCTTGAACGCACGCTTCGATAGTATCAATAACAGAGTTAAGAATTAATGCTGGGTCATTCGTTTCAATTGCCAACATCAATACCTTTTCTTCTTTAACTAGGAAAGGCCTAAACTTAATCGCTTTCCCTGTTGATGGTACTGTTAGTTCATATCTTGGTGAGTCATTTAGTTTTGGTAGTGCCATAATTTACTCCACTTAGTGTTAAAATAATCTGCTAGCTATTCCACCGATGGCTGCAGATAATAATGTATCTTTAATAGAACTTGACCCATCATTAGGAAAAGAACTTGTCCAGTGATCATAAGAAAACTGTATGTTTAATTGTTGCTGGCCTTCACCAGTATTACTTAGCTGTATTGGATTCATAGTTGTCGGGAATGCATTATGTAAAGTACATTCGTAAACAATTTTATCTTTAGCCATAAAATTTAAATCTAACTCGCCTTGAGCAAAGTCAAATGGTCCGATTTTTGGTAATCTATTCTGTATCTCTGATGGTAATTTAGGTACAGGAAATGCCTTCTTATATACTGGGATGCCTATACCTTTTTTCAGTTGTCTTATCTTTACTTGTCTTGCGTATCCATCGTTTCCACTCGTACCCTTTTTAAACATAACCTCATGAGTTATATCATCTCTCACTGTTGCTCTCATCCAATTTTCAAAGTATTTTTTTATCTGATAGTTATTAAGATTTAAAAATGTCGCTGATACATCTTCTTGCATATAACCATAAGCAACCTTTTTTGTTCTTAAACCTTCTTGCCTAATCTGTGTTGTAATCTGTTGGCCAGGTAATTGTATATCGGTACAAAGCATATCTAATTCTCTACCTCTGGCTGATGAGCCAAATCCTTCAGGTAATGTTACCCAATATAAATTGCTTTGTGCAAGTCCGCCACCTTTTGACACTTGCGCTTTAAAGTCATCTATGCTAAACATTAGATCATGCCTCTTGATTGTTTGTAAACGTAACCAGCTTTTTGTTTTTTCCACTGAGCAGTCGGAAGAAATGTAGCAATCTCCCAATCGTTGGCGGGTACTTTAGCAAAGCGTGACTTTACGTGTGGTGTTAAATAATGTTTGAAGCACGGAGCAAATAGTCTAAACTTTGATGAACTCTTGATTAAGTCATAGCTCAATTTTAACCTAGTTGTATCGTTGTACTTATCGTTTGATTTTATTTCCAGAAGTTGATTTAAAAACTGTGCTCTCAGTATTGGTGGTAGGTAATGTAAGTTAAGACCATAGAATCCGCCTTTGGCCTTTTCAACCATAAAGATTAGAGGAAACGCATCATAGTACGGGAGTTTCTCTTTATGCTTTGGATCATAAAAGAACATATACATATGACCGACATAAGATCGGCCCTTTGTCTGTATATTATCCTCTTTCATTAATGCTGCCGGATTAACTCTTGTCAACTTTTGCGCCTGCTTGCGAAACCACTCCCTGGACTCTGGTGTCCTAGGATTGATACCTGCTTTAAATGCAGCTGTGTTTATCTTTTTAAATATTTGGCTCATAATTCTATTTATATCACTTGCTAGATTTTTTTCTGGAATAAGGCTTCAAAGGTTTTGTACTTTTTGGTTTTATACCCATATCATGTAATGTGTGCTCTGTCCATATCTGAAAGTCCCAGTTTCTGTCTTTAGCAAACTTGTTAGCTGCTTCCCATTTGTTCATATTCTTCACATAAGTAAGACCTTCTGATATATATTTTTTGGTTCTTTTTGCGCCTGTAGGTGGTCGAGTTTCTTTATCAGGTTTTATTTCAACTAGAATAGTCTTACCATCTTTAAATGTAATCTTTAGATCAATAAAATATCTATGGTATTTTTTATCCACTTCATAGAAATATGGAACAACTGTCTCTTCTGAAGACCAGCCTTTTATATCTTTGTTTAGATCACACCACTTGAAACAATGTCTTTCCCATAAAGAACGATATACAATCTTTGTATAATCACCTCTATATTTATTAACATTTTTAGGTTTAAATTTTCCAGAATAAGCCATTATATCTCTTATAAATAATATTACTATTATATATTTAGAGGGATCATAAACATGAAACGAGGCGAAATTACTGAGGGCGTAGCTGTCTATTCCTTTCCTTCAGATATTGCACCTATGTGGGCTGAACCAGGTAGTAGAACAGAATATGATGATCCTAGTCAACGCTCGGTAACTGCACAACTTAGAATCCGTCCTATTATGAATAAGTATCTTACTGCGGCAGATTTTGCTTCAGCTGGTGGGGCAATTAAAGGTAAGACTGATGGAAGTGCAAATGCTCGTGGAGTTTTTGATAATGCAGCAGCCATAGCCGATGATAAAGCAGATACAGAGGGCGGTGGTCAACAACACGGACCATCCATTGATTATGGGGTACAAACGGATTTACAGACTATTAAAAGATCAAATGATAAAGCAGATGGTGATTGGCAAATAAACTTATATTTACCTCAAGGTATTCCTTTCAGAGGTGAAGTATCTTATCAAAGTATCGACCTTGGTGTACTTGGTGCTACTGCAGCAAATGCTATCGCAGCAGGTTCTAGTATAAAGGATACAGGTACTAAATTAATTAAAGAAGAAGGTGGTAGAATCATTGATTCTTTATTAGGTAGTTTAACAGGAGAAGCAGCTTCACTAGCAGCTTTAAGATTAGCAAATAAAGCTGGATCTGAAATCGGTGGAATTGTAGCATCAGCTACTGGTGTTCAAACTAATCCAAACTCAAGAACTCTTTTTCAATCTGTGCCAATAAGAGGTTTTACTTTTAACTTTAAAATGATTCCAGAAAGTGAAAGAGAGCATAAAACAATTGTAAAAATTATTCAACTGCTCAGAGAAGAAATGTATCCAGATGAAATCGGTATCGACGAACTAGCTGTTGGTTATAGATTTCCTAATAGAGTTGAAGTTGAAATGTTACACGTCAATGATTCAAAGAGACCTGAAGCGGACGGACTTCTTGAAGACCCTCATGTAATTTATCATAAACTATTACCATGTTATATCAGAGACTGTAGTGTTGTTTATAATAGTCAAGGAATGGGTTATCACCCAGGAGGCAAATTTACAGATGTGGATATGTCTATAACCTTAATGGAGGAAAGACCTCTTAATAAATCAGATATTAAGGACAATTACTAATGTCATATTTTGCTTCCTTTCCACAAACATTCTATAAATTTGGTTCAAATGAACCTTCTGTTCTTTTTCAATCAATAAATTCATATGTATCCATACTTGAAGATGTAGCAGAAGATGTTAATTACTATACAAAACAACAAATCTTGCCAGGTGAAAGACCAGATCAACTTTCTTACAGAATATATGGAGATGATCAATTTTACTGGACTTTTTATGTAATGAATAAAAAGGTTAGAGAAAGTGGATGGCCTTTACATCCGCAAACATTATATGATGAATCTTTGAAGCGGTATCCTCATAGAACAGTTGTAACTACAGAAAATATCTCTACGTCACATTTTGTTAGAGGTGCAATAGTCACAGGTAGTTCAAGTGGTACAATAGGAAAAATTATTGAGAGAAACTTAGAACTCGGTCAATTGGTTATTCAGCCTACTGTTAAGGATGCTAAATTCTCAGCAGGTGAAGTTATTACAACTGTAAAAGATGGAGCAGTATTTGAATTTGTAGCATCAGCAGAAAGTGCTCAAATAGATTCAGTACATCACTATGAGAATGCTGCAAAAGACTGGGTTGATATTAATCCTTATAATCCTTCTGTAAGTGGTCTGACTCCAGTAACAACCTTTAATAGATTTGAATTAAAAAATGATGATCTATCTTTTATTAAATGTTTGACTCCAAGTAATGTAGTTAATATTTCAAATCGGTTTAGAAAAGCAATGCGAGATGAAAGTTAATGTCTGGTCTTGAGTCCCAATTTCAGCTTAACTCTGTTGTTATGTATAAGAATACTGGCAGAGAAACCTTAACTATTACTGCTACAGTATTAGAACTTGAGTTGCATGAATCATTAGATCAACCTTTTCTAACAGGATTAATTGCCGTATCTGATGCTGAAGGTAAGATTGCTAATTTTGGTTTAAGTGGAACAGAATTTTTAGAGTTTACATTAACGAACATTCAGTTTGAAGTTTCTATTACAAAAAGATTTGTTATATCATCTACTGAAATAAAAGTGTCCAGTAATGAAATGTCGGAATTTTATGTATTAAATTTAATGGAAGAGCATGCGGTAGTTAGCTCACTTTCTGTATTTTCAAAATCATACACCGGTACTCCAGATCAAATTATAAAAAGAATTGTGACAGGAAAACTTAACAAGCAGCTTCTGATAGGAAACCTTAAACCCATTCAAGATCCTATAACTGTAGTCACACCTTATATTACTGCACTAGATGCAATTGCTTGGATTAATAATAGAGCAACTACACTAGATGGTCATCCATATTTTGTTTATAGTACAATAAAAGATGATTTCATTAGAATGAGATGTATAGATGAAATGGCTGCTGATGAATCATTTAATAAACAGCCTTTTACTTATGGTACTGCTGCATCAGTTGCTGGACAATTAGTAAAATCATTACATGCTATTAAAACGATGGATATTGGTGGCAGTAATGACTTAATGACAAAAGCGGTTAACGGTGGTTTAGCAGTTAAATATGAAGCTATGGATATTGTCACTGGTAACAGAGCAAGAAGAAAAAATATAAAACCTACCAATATGGGAAAAGAATTAACATCGGCAATATTTAAGGATAGACGTGTCTTCGATTCTATGAATCAAATAATCTTTGATTTCCAAAATCCTAGTTATGAAACTTCTTCCAGTTATGGCGGAGGCAATATTGATACTTTATCAACTAAAATGAAACGTGTTCAGACCGCTGCTAGATATAATGAGAATAAAATAGGATTCACTATGAATGGAGCCGTATGGATGGCTAATGATAAAGCAAGAGTTGGAATGCCTATGGATATTCGTACAGTAGAATTGGATGGTGCTTTACTATTAAAAGAGGATAAACAGAAGAGCGGTAAATTTGTTGTAACATATGTTTGCCATAGATTTAGTAATAATAAACACGAAGTTGATGTAATAGGAATTAGACCATGAGTTTTTACGGTGATTCAATGCGTTGGTGGGTAGGTAGAGTTATATCTGTTAAAGATCCTCTCAAAGTCGGCAGAGTGCGTGTTAGAATTTATGGTGTGCACAATGATGATATTGCAGAAGTACCTGAACGTGATCTCCCTTGGGCAAGTGTGTTACTACCTACTACCGAAGCTGGAGTATCTGGCATAGGAAGATCAACTGGTATTAAAGCCGGGGCCCAAGTTATGGGTTTCTTTATGGATGGCGGATTTAGTCAACAGCCCATAGTTTGGGGTTCTATTCCAAGAATGGAAAAAGTTGATAAACATGGACCTCATGCTACAAGTTCAAGTTCAAGTGGTAATGAAATAGATGATCCTACTATTCCTAAAAATGAAAGACGATCTGCTGGCCGCACTCCAGAAGTCCGTATATCAGGAACATTACCAGATATGAGTGCAGCAGTTGGATCTAATAATACAGAAAAAGCATTTAACTTTTTAGTCGGAAATGGTTTTACACAAAAACAATCAGCTGCAATATGTGGTAACTTTATTCAGGAGTCAGGAATGAATCCAGACATTGAATCTTCCTTTCCAGGTGAAGAATCATTTGGAATAGCACAATGGAATCCTGCGGCAAAGCGACGGCAGCAATTAGAAAGTTATGCAGCGCAAAGAGAGTTATCATATAAAAGATTAGAAACACAACTAGAATTTTTTCTGTGGGATTTTTCAGAAAATAGTCCTAAGTTTTTTGCATATAATAGATTTAAACAAACAGTAACAATAAATGCAGCAAGTGATTTATTTTGTGATAAGTATGAAAGACCACATAAAGATTATGCTCATAAAGCTGCTAGAAGAAAAAATGCTCGTCAAGTATTTGAAGCATATGGAAGTGACACATGACCACTATTAATACTTTAAAAGCAAAATTTAGTACAGCATTAAAAAATGCTAATCCAGGACAGATATCGGAAAAACTTAAAGCAGCTACATCACAGGCCGAAGCAAAGTTTACTAGCGGAATGGTTGATGCTGGAAGTATTAAGTCTGGCATTAAAACTCTATCACAAGCAACCGATGATATTAATGATATAACAGCCGACGCTGTAGATTCCATTGCTGAAATTACTGGAGACGTTCCCGGACTAGCAGAAGATTTAATACAAAACATTGATGAAAATTCTAGCACATTGGCTTCAGCAATTGGTGCAGGTGAAGAAGTATTAAATGGCAAACTTGATATGATTATCTCATCAGCCTCTCCAGAAGCAATTGCAAGATCACTTAAAGAAGTGACTGGAAAATCAGCTAGTGAAATACAAGGAGCATTAAAAGATATTGCTCCAGCTGGAGCACTTGAGGGGTTAGATAAAATTGATGATGCTATCGGAAAAGGTATTGCTGGAGCAAGTAAATTTACAGATGCTTTAAATGGCTTTAAAAAGAATTTTACAGATCTAGTACCTGACTTAACTGGAGGCATAATAACTGATGTTATTATGAATTTAAATGGTAGTATCAACTCAGCAATTAGAAATGTTATTCCAGATTTTTCCAAAGTACCTTTTGCTGAAAAAGAACTATTAGGATTTTTAGCATCAGGCAAGAAAATAGATGCTGCAAATTTAATAAGAGAAAGTTTTTCTGGTACAGAAGCAGAACTAGAAAAATTCATAAATGGAATTAAATTATCTCCACCTGATGCAATTGAAGTAGAAAGAAATCCAGCAGTTGGTACAAAAAGTACACAAGCATATATAATTGGTTCTAATAATAAACAATGGAAAGGCTCTGGTACAAATCATAAAGAGGATAAAACACAATTTACAACTATTGATTCTTCTGTAGAATTGGAGTTAGAGTTAAGAACGGCCAAAAGAGAAATTACTGAAGTTGTTGCACACTGGTCAGATACATTTACTAATCAAGATATAGGATCAGTTGAAATTCATAAATGGCACGAGGATGATGATGGTATACCTTATCACTTAATTATTAGGCGTGATGGAACTTTACAAAGAGGACTTCCTCTGGATAGAGTTGGTTCACACGTAGCAAAAATGCAAAAACCAAATGAAATACCAAATTCTGATAAACAAACTTGGACTGATGCTGAAGAAAAAAATGTTGACGCATTTAGAGAATTTAATGAGTCAATCGGCGGTGGTCTTGCTCGTATGAAAATGACTGTTGGCGAAAGAGAATATGCACTATATAAAGGTTATATTAAGAGAGATGATAAAAATGTAGATGCTCAAAAAGCTGCGGCTAGTTTAACAAAAGATTCACCTGAATCAATTAAAAACCAAGTTATATTAGAAACTCATAATAATCACTCAATAGGAATTTGTTTCATTGCAGGATATAATTGTCCAACAGGAACCCAAATGTCGCAACTAGCAAGAGGTTCAGATTCTATAACTCAAGCACAAATGAAAAAGTTTAGATCAGTTATGGAAGTATTCTATAATGTTGTTGGTGCTGGTCAAGCATTCGGTCACGCTGACTTAGATCACTCTATGATGGATCCTGGATTTGATGTACAGGAATATGTATTATCAGAATTTGACAAAACTAATATTAATAAAGATGGTACGACAAAAGCACTATCTTACGAAGAAATAATTAATTACGATGGATGGTACGAATGAGCAATCAAGATTTATACGAAGAAAGAGTGAAGAAAGAAGGTAAAGGTAATGCCGATACGGTTGGTGTATCAGGTGATTCTTTTGAAGATCCTTCTGGAGAATACCCAAAGGATTCTTATAAAGATCAGTCTAGTGTTAATAAAAATAGAGTAACTGGTAAACAATTTGGTATTGTAACTGGATCTGGACTAGAGGAAGATAACTCGTCTGGTTCTTCCTATGAAGAAGCAGATATAAAAGAAACTGGCTGCGGCCATGTTCTAGCATTTGATGATACAGGTGGATCTGAAAGAATTACAATTCTACACGGTACTACAAAGTCTGGTTTGGAATTTAGAGCCAACGGCAATATGATTATTTTTACCAAAGAAAATAAAATTGAAGTCGTTAATGGTACATCAGAAATTATTGTTAGAGGCGATGCTAATATTAGTTATGAAGGTAATTGTACTCTCAATGTATCAGGTGATTATGAAGTCAATTGTAATAACTATATTGTAAATGCTAAAGGTGATAAAAGAGAAACGATTGACGGTTCTTCAAGAAGTAAAGTTTTTGGGAATGTCGGTTATACAGTTTCTGGTAGTTTCTCTCAGACTGTAGGCGGAAGTAGTGTATTCACAAACCTGGGTAACGTGACTACCGCTACTAAAGGAGATGTTAATAACACTACTGAAGGCGATGTGCAAGTAACATCATCTGGAAAATTAACTCAGACAGCTCAGGTTGAGATGAATCTTACTTCTCCGAAAATGCATCAAGCAGCTGATAAAATATTTATTGCAGGTGGTTTGGGAAGTACAATTGGTGGTGAGAACGTCATGATGTACTGTAAAAATATTTACGGCACTTCTGGTAATTTCTCAGACGGATTTACAGCGCCAACTTTCCATGGCGATCTAAAAGGATTAGCTGTTCAGTCCATGAGGTCTGATATCACAAACTCTCAAGACTATCCCGATCCAGATACACACCCAGGTGGTCCAGGTAACCAGGGACAATTGCGAGAATATGCTATAGTAGATACCGCTGTCAATACAGATGCTACAGTTGAAATGACTTCAGCACTTGTTACAGATTGGTTGAAATCAGATAGAGGCGTTAGAAAACCTAAGATTGATGTTGATAACTTCTTACAGGAGACTATGAGAAAAAGAAAATATACAGTCAAAGATGTTAGATCAAAGATGCGTGATAAGGTAAACTCAGACAATCCCGAATGGACTACCGAGCAAGCAGGTAAGGGTGTTCTATCAGAGACTCATAGTGAAAAAACTCCACCAGCTGGAACAGCAAGAGTTAGGGATGCTGGACCAACTGATATTTCTGTTGAGTCATTTGAAGGTACAAGAAACAACGCAAAAAATAAAACTATCAAGCTTGAAAAAATACAAACTGATATTCAGATAATACCTAGTAAAGAAATCCTTATAGGACTTAAAAAACCTATTACATCCAAAACACTTGTAACAAATAAAATACCTTTAGCAAAATTCTTATATGCTAATGATTCAGGTAGATTTGATTCTCTTCCAGAAGATGTTAAGAAACAGTTGGTTAGAAACTATATTGCTCATGGGCAATTATATAAACAACTACTTTCGGTAGAAGGCAAGTGGGCTAAACATAGACTTGAAGTTGTAGAAGGTTTCCATGCTGTTGAGAAATATGGACAAACAGGTGATGGAACAGCAGAGACTTTAACAGCTGATAGCATTTTAGAAAAGAGAACTAAAGGTCAAGCAGTTGTATATGAATTAATTGGGCCAAATGGTAAAACAGACAGAGATGGATCTTTTGAATTAGTAGATCATTGGAAACAATTTGGTATGTTTGATAAAATCACTTTGGACTATGATACTTATGATAAAGATGAAGAACTTAATGTTCAAATTGTAGTGGAAGTACCAGATATACCTGAATCATTTAAAGTGACATACAAAGGTGAAATAGGAACCAACTTTAATAATTCTGTACAATCAACAGGTTCTGTAGTTGAGATATTATCTCCAGCTGATGAACCAGAAGCAGTTGAACTTAAAGATAAAAATGTTCCAACTACTAAAGCACTAGAAAAAAAGTTTACACCACCTGCTACAACTGGTAAAACTTTTGATCACCTGCCAGACTTATATCACGCTGTTGGTGCATATGATTATCCAGTTGGCACAGTATTAACTTTTTATGATAGTTGGCAACATCAGACAGCTATTGATAATCAGAAAATTGCAGGCTTGAAAGGCTTAATAAACCCAAAGGATTATGTACCAGTTAGAATGGTTGTATGGGGAGCACAGGGTCAAAGTGGAACAAAGAAAGATGGATCATATTATGCTCCAGCATATATAGATGATCCTAAAAATAACCCAGCATTCGGCAGACATGGTGAAGATACAAAATCTATTCATAATTTAAATCTAAAACAAAATGGATTTTCAGTAGATTATAAACACCCATCTGGTTCAAAGAAAATATACAGTACTTATCAATGGATTGAAGATAGCTTCTTCTGATAAGTATAAATAAATATAAATTAGGGTAAATAAATGGCAAGAATATTATCAACCGAAGATGGCAATACTAATGTAACATCTATAACTGTTGCTAGACAAAAAGTGTTTAGTGATATAGACTTGTCATTTGAAAATAAATCTGCTGGTGATATTTTTAAAAAGACCGATGCTGCATCGGTTAAACAAAGTGTACTAAATATAGTTAGTACAAATAAACTTGAAAAACCTTTTGAGTCCGATTATGGTGCTAATTTAAGAGCACTATTATTTGAGGGTGCTCATGGTACTTTAGGTTATGAGATTAAAAAAGAAATTCGCAGTGTAATTTATGTGTATGAACCAAGAGCAGAAATTGATGATATACAAGTAAGATTAATGGCGGATAATAATTCACTCCACGTGACACTAACATTTCGGGTAGTTAATCAACCAGAAATACAAACAGTAACCACATATGTTTCGAGGCTCAGATAATGGCAACAACAATATCATCCACCGCACTTGATTTTACAAGTATAAAAAATAATTTAAAAACTTTTCTTGCAGCAAAGAGTGAGTATGCAGATTATAATTTTGAGGGTTCTGGTCTAAGTAATATTCTTGATGTGTTAGCATATAATACACATTATAACGGTCTTGTTACAAACTTTGCTCTAAACGAATCTTATCTCAGTACAGCTCAATTACGTTCCTCAGTTGTATCACTAGCTGAAGGTATTGGTTATGTACCAAGATCCAAACAGGGTGCTATTGCTCAGGTAAATCTTTCTGTCAATACAGGCGATCTTGTTGGAAGACCTGTTCAATTACAAATTTCAAAAGGTACCAAATTTACATCAGATGTTGATGGAATAACTTATACATTTCAAACGAGAGCAGATGCTGTAGCAACTGATAATGGTTTTGGGTTATATTCTTTTAAAGTAAATGAAGTTGAAGATATTATTATACAAGAAGGTGAAAGTCAAACAAAAACTTTTTATATCGGAGCTGATAGTATTGATAATGTTTATATTATCCCTGATGTTGAAATGGATATAACTTCAGCAGAGGTTAGAGTTTATGAAACTGTTTCATCTGAAGTATTCTCAATTTATACAAATATTAAAGATGCTACAACTTTCAGTTCGGCATCGACATTATATATTCTTAAAGAATCACCCAATAAATTCTTTGAGTTAACATTTGGAGATAATGTTACACTTGGTAAATCTCCAGTTGCTGGTAATAAAGTTGAAGTAGTATATTTAAGAACTAAAGGTAGTGTTGCAAATGGAGCAACTGTTTTTAGTCCATCAAGTCAGGTAACAGTAGGTGTTGATAACTTTCCAATTACAGTAACCACTGTGATAAACTCTTATAACGGTTCTGAAAAAGAATCAACCGAGTCAATTAGAAAAAATGCTCCGTTTCAATATGCAACACAAAATAGAATGGTAACTGCAGATGATTATTCTTCTTTAGTACAGAGAAATTTTGGTTCACTCATTACTGATATTAAAGCCTTTGGTGGTGAAGATGCACTCTTACCTCAATACGGCTGTGTATTCCTATCTATTGTTTTTAATGATAATATTACAACTGCTCAAATAAATGCAACAAAGCAGTCTATAGTAGAGTTAGCAGATCAGCTATCTATAGTAGGTTTCGATTTAAAATTTGAAGATCCTATTCAGACGTTCGTTGAAACACAAGTGTATTTCCAATTTAATCCTAAACTTTCACCTAAAGCGCTTAACACAATTAGCGAAGAAGTGCAAACAGCTGTTACTGGTTACTTCACAGGTGCTGTTGGTAAATTTGGCCAATCATTTAGAAGATCAAATATGTTAGCACTTATTGACGATGTAGATCCAGCTGTTCTTTCGTCTCGTGCAGATATTTTGGTGCAGCATAGATTTACACCAACTCTAAATAAAGTTGAAGATCATAAACTTAGGTATCCAGTATCTATTGATTCTCCAGATGATAAATTATTTAAAGTTACATCAACAGTATTTAACTATGCAGGCATAACAAGTAGAATTAAAAATAAACTTTCTTCTAATACTTTACAGGTTGTTGCACTTATAGATGAAACAGTACAAAATGATAACATTGGATCTTATGATCCAACCTCTGGCATTGTTGATATTGTTGCACTAAAAGTTGATGGTTTAATATCAGGTGATGACTTTATTAAAATGTCTATTGTTCCAGCTAATCAGTCGGCTATCTCTCCAGTTAGAAATGATATATTGAGCTATGATTTAGCTACATCATTCTCATCTGGTATCATTGTAACATCAACATAAGAAACTGAAACATGAGTAGTAAAGATAAAACATTAACGGATAATAACCGAAGAGAAATAAATTTACAGGATTATCATCCAGTAAAAGAAATCTTGCCAAGTTATTTTCAAGATCAGTATCCTAAGTTTATTAAATTCCTAGAAAATTACTATGACTTTATGGATAGTGATCAGAGTCCTAGTAAACTGATAGATGATTTATTTTTATCCAGAGATATTACAGCTGTTGATTTAGAACTCTTAAACTTTATTGAAGATGAACTTTTACTTGGTACTCAATACTTTGAAGGGTTTACTAATAAAAGAGCAGCAGCAAAATATTCAAATACTCTTTATAGATCAAAAGGTTCTCTTTATAGTATACAACAATTTTTTAGAACATTCTTTTCAATATCTCCTGATGTGGTATATACAAAGAAGAATATATTTGAAATTGGTGTATCTGAAATTGGACCTGAATCACTAAGATATATTACTGATAATAAACTTTATCAAAAATATGCAATCTTAATTAAAGCTGCTATTCCTATTAATGAGTGGCTAGATGCTTATAAACTATTTGTACATCCATCTGGTATGTATATCGGTGGTGAAGTTCAAATTTTATCTAATAATACTTCACCTAGTACAAGTATGCCAATTGCAGTTATTGATGAAACGGCGCAAGGTCTAGTCATTCAAGGCGAAGCAGCTGTCACCTTTATTACTGTCCCAGAAATTGTAGGCAATAGCTTAAATGATTCTGGCAATAATATAGTGACTGATCTAAATAATATGATTCTACATTATCAGCACATGTCAATTGCAGAGTTACATAATAATTTTGATGATCTTTCATCATTAGTTAAAATGAATTCAATGACTATGGATAATAATAGTAAACCTACAATGGATATGATAGGATATGAACCATTTAACTGGACCAACAGTTCAACCTCATTCGACTACCCGTCCCTCGAAGGCGATCTTTTAGCCCTCGCCAATGGCCTGTCGAGTCCTAGATTGGTACCCCTATATGATAGTATCATACCCGGTACTAACCGAAAATACGGTGATATAAACGGGGATAGTGATATTTCTTCGGTGGATTATCAACTTCTGAGAAGCTATGGTCAACAGTATATAAATAATACATTAAGAGCACCTACTTATAAACCTACTTTTGTACCAGGTGACGATGAGTACCATATTGAGGAAGTATTACTACCCGCAATCGCTAAAGAACTGGGCATTGATCCAGAAAGAAAATCTTTTATCAATTTTGCTGATGATAAATTAGTTTTTAACTCCCCGGATTCAGCATAAAAACTATATAAATATAATTAACTCTAACAACTGGAAACTATACAATGGCTAGACAGAATGTAAATACTGGCACAAGTGCAAACGATGGTACTGGTGATACCCTTCGTAGTGCTGGTAATAAAATAAATTTTAATTTTCAGGAGTTGTATTCAGCACTCGGTGGTGACTCATCTGAACTTTCAAGTGGTATTACTTTAACTGACGATGCTGTTGTTTTTGAAGGCAGCTCAGTAGATAATCACGAAACATTTTTAAAAGCTGGAAATCCAACTGGCGATGTAAATGTAGTTTTACCAAATACAGCAGATACATTAGTTGGAAAAGCAACTACAGATACTCTTACAAATAAAACTCTTACATCACCAGTTTTAACTACTCCACAAATTAATGATACAAGTTCAAACCACCAATATATTATTGCAGTTAGTGAGTTGGCAGCAGATAGGACTATTACTCTTCCGCTACTTGTTGCAGATGATCAGGTTACATTTAATGCTCACACACAAACATTAACAAACAAAACTTTAACAACTCCAGTTTTAACTAACCCTCGTGTTACAGGTGGTTTTAATGATGCAAACGGTAATGAATTTGTTAAATTTGTACACAACACTTCAGCAGTAAATGAATTACAGATTACAAATAACTCAACTGGTAATTCGCCAAACATTGCGGCAACTGGTACAGATGCTAATATATCATTAGAGATTTATGCTAAAGGAACAGGTGCTGTTTCAATTGCTAATAAACTTGTAAATAAAGCTGAAACTCTAACTTCAAATGGGGCTTGCTCTACAACTTTACCATTAACAATTTTTAATAGTGGATCAGCTTTAGCTATGACACTTGCAGCCGGTAGTATAATCGGTGAAACAAAATATTTTATTAACAGAAACTCAGGTACAGCGACTGTAACAGCAAATATGGCTGGTTCAGTTACAACAGTAGCCTTTACCGCAAGCCAAGCTGGATTCATGATATGGTCTGGCGCAGATTGGCACTTGCTCTCCAAGTCAGTCGCAACGTAGGAATTAATTAGATGACAGCTATTATTACAGATTTATTAAGACAACAGATATTGAACTCTGTATTTACCGACATCGATAGTTCGGCAAATAATTATTATATAGGGCTAGGTAAGTCTGAAGTATGGGACTCAGCAGATACTGCTCCAAGTCCTCAGGCAAGCCTACGTGACGAAAGGCAAGCCAGAAATTCTCTACAATCAGTAAAACTTGTTACTAATAAAAGCCTTGTCATTCCAAGAAATAACTGGTCTATTGGTACAGTTTATAATGGCTATAATGATGATACACCTGGGCATCCAAATCCAGGTTACTTTGTTTATACTGATGCAAATAATGTTTATCTTTGTCTACAACAAGGACGCAACGTTGCTGGAGCTGCTGTAACTTCTACTGTTAAACCAGTTTCAACTGCAGATCAAGCTTTTAAACTTTCTGATGGATATGTATGGAAATATATGTATAATGTTGGTGCTTTATCTTCATCTAAATTTGTTGCTTCAAACTTCATACCTGTAACAAAGATTGATTCAGCTGATGCTAATAATAATACAACTTCTGAAGTTGATCAAAAGAGAATTCAAGATGCTGCCTCTCCAGGTGAGATTGTTGGTTATAATATAATTGCTGGTGGATCAGGATATACAAGTACACCAACAGTTACAGTAACGGGTAATGGAACGGCTGCTAGAGCAACTGCTACTGCTTCAGGTGGGGCTATTTCTAAAATTGAAATGAAAGATTCAGGGGGCACTCTGGCTACTGGTTCTAATTATACATTTGCAGATGTGATAATTTCAGGCGGCGGTGGATCTGGAGCAATAGCAAGACCTATATTCGGTCCAGCAGCAGGCTTTGGAGCAGATCCAACAGTTGACTTGAGAGCAAAAGCGCTTATGTTTAATGTTAAGCCAAGTGGAGATGAGAATACAGACTTTATTATCGGAAACGATTTTAGACAAGTTGTAGTAATGAAGAATCCTAAGAAGAACCAAGCAGCTGATTCTGACTTTATAGCAGATACAGGAATCGTTCTTAATAGATTAAAATTTGCTTCAGTCGGGGTTGCATTTACTCCAGACAATGTTATTTTAGGAGCAAGTTCGGGAGCAAAAGCCGTTATTGACAAAAAAGATGCTGATGAAATTTGGTATCACCAAAACGAAGATACAGGATTTGGATTATTTACAGAAGGTGAAGCTGTTTCTGAAACAGGTGGCGGTAACGGAAGTGGCACACTAGATGCTTCAGGTGTTGATGGTGATTCACTAGCATATATTGCAGGTGAAGTTGATCAACATAGCGGCCAGATACTCTATATAGATAATAGAGCTGCAGTAACTAGGTCTGCTGAACAGACGGAAGATATTAAAATTGTTATTCAATTATAAAGACGGTAGGAATCTATGACCACATCATTTACTAAAAATATATTTGCATCTACATATAAAGATGACTGGACTGATAGTGCGAATTATCATAAGATTCTTTTTAATAGTGGTAAAGCACTCCAAGCACGTGAACTTACTCAACTTCAAACTATTACGCAAGCTGAGATTTCACGACTAGGTAGACACATTTTTAAACAAGGGGCTGCAGTTAATCCAGGTGGTGTAACTGTTAATAACGCTTATGAATTTATTAAATTGTCAGGGGCTTTACCTTCTGGAACAGTTGGTATAACATTTACAGCTTCGAGTGGAAATATACAATTTGAAGTATTAGAAGCACTCGATGCTACTGATACTGATCCAGCTACAATATATGTAAAATATGTAAACACTTCGGCTAGTAATCAAGCAAGCACTTCTCCAATTAGAGTAGAAGCCGGTGATACTGCATCAGGCGGAAGTATCTCATTAACTGTTCAAGCTACAAATGATACAACTAACCCAGCTACAGGTGTTGGTACCAAATGTTATATTCACGCTGGAGACTTCTTCGTAGCTGATAGATTTGTATTTGGTAAAGAACAGTCCGTAATTATATCAAAATACACAAACAATCCAAGTGCTATTATCGGATTCACAATGGCTCAGTCCATTGTTTCAGCTTCTGATGATTCTACTCTATATGATAATCAAGGTGCAACCCCGAACACATCTTCACCTGGCGCAGACAGATATAAAATTTCTCTTACCATGGCTTCATTTGCAACTTCAGATTTAGCTGTTGCTTCAGACGATAGTTTTGTATATGTTGCAAAGGTTGTAAACGGTAAGATAGAAACACAAGTAACTGCAATTGATTCTTATGATAAAATTGAAGACAGACTAGCACTTAGAACTAGGGAAGAAAGCGGTAACTATATTACTCGTAGGTTTAGGATCGGTTTTGATACTAATCCCACAGATGAGTCAAAAGTTGATTTAGATATTAGTCCTGGTGTTGCTTATGTAGATGGTTATAGATCAGTTGTAGATGCACCAATTTCTCTTACAGTTAATAAACCAAGAACTACAATATCAAGAAACAATGATGTTATTGCAGCAGACTATGGAAACTACTTTATTGTTGCTAATGGTAAAGGCATTCAGCCAACCGCAACAACGCTGGTAAATCTTTATGTCGGCAATGCGGGAAGCGGCACTGTACTTGGTAGTGCCAGAGTGGGACACATCAGACCAGATGGTATCAACTGGAGACTATATTTATTCGATATTAGAATTGCAGCTGGAAAGAATAAAAGAGATATTCAATCAGTAGGCACAGGCACAGCAGTATATAATCCACTTGTACTTGAAAATGGTAAAGCTATTCTTAAAGAAGAAAAAAATTCAGCATATCTTTTCCCTTTATCAAACATTAGACCTAAAGCACTAAGCGACATATCTCTTACTGTTCAGAGACGAGGACAAGTTTCTATATCTGGTGGTACAGGAACATTCAGTTTAACAGCATCTGGAGAAACATTTGCTAATACTGACGAATGGACTTCATCTCTTGCTAATACTGCAATAGATACTGCCGCAACATATTCAGGTGCGGGTACAACAACTGCTCAAATAGCCAATGCTTCAAACGGAACTCAAGACATTGTTTATTATGTCAATATCGGTTCTGGAGCTGTTAGAACAAAAACTTTAACTGAATTTACCGAAGCAGCAGTCGATTCAGACTCACTTGGTAACCTAGTACTTGATAAACCTGATGTTTATGAAATAGTTGACTTGAAAGAAACAAACTCAGCAGGCGCTTCAATTAAGAATGATTTTGAATTTGATGATGGACAAAGAGATTTTGGCTATGTACAAGCAAGAATGATTAAAAAGCCTGGTGTTACAATTCCATCTACAATTTATGCAAAATACAAATACTTTGCTCACGGAGCAACAGGTAACTTCTTTGCAGCAAACTCTTATATCGGACAAGTAGATTACGGTAAGGTTCCTAATTATACAACAAGTAATGGTGTTAAGCATAGTCTTAATAATGTGTTAGACTTTAGATCAAGTGTAATAAACGGTGCCCTAGGTGCGGGTTCAACCCCGTCCTCAGTCGCTAATTATAGTATTATTAATGCTTTACCAAAACCTACAGCTTTGATAACTTCTGATATTGAATACTACCTTGGTAGAAAAATTCGAGTTGTAATTAATAGAAATAATGAAGTAAGTGCTATTGATGGTGATCCTGCTCTTGATCCAACAATGCCTATGGCTCCAAATAATTCTCTTGATCTTTTTCATATCAATCTAAACCCGTTTATGATTAATGACTCTGATGTAGTTTCTAAAACTATCCGATCAAAAGCATATACTATGGCAGATATTGGTAAAATAGAAGAAAGAATTGATAAGTTAGAAGAAACAACTTCACTCTCACTTCTTGAGGTAGCGACAGAAAACTTTGCAGTTCTCGACTCAGCAGGCAATAATAGAACTAAATCTGGTTTCTTTGTTGATAACTTTGTTGATCATACTAGATCATTTACTGACGGAACAGATTATAGAGCCTCACTTGATCCAGAACAGAAAATTATAAGACCATGGTTTTATGAAAATAATGTAAGACTTATCTATGATTCAGCTTCATCTACAGGTGTGATTAAAAAGGGTGATACCGTTTATCTTAATCACGAAAATATTAACTATATCAATCAGCCTGAAGCTACAGAAACAATGAATATTAACCCATTTGCGGTTGTTATCAACGAAGGTTTTGTAGAGTTATCTCCATCATCTGATGAGTGGACCGAAGTTAATATGGTTCCAGATCACGAAGTTAAAGGTCCAACAGTACTTGAAAATAGAGATGCTTTGCTTTGGAATAGATGGCGTTGGAATTGGGTCGGACGAGAAGATGAACTTCAAGTAGGTCAAGTTCTTTCTGATACTGGAATGGTAGGTAATGTTCAACAGATTGACAGAGTTGTAGCATCGAGATCAGTTAGAGAATTTACAAATAACAGGTTGTTAGATACTGCATTTATTCCGTTTATGAGATCACGTAAAATTAACTTTAGAGCATTTGGTTTAAAACCTAGTACACAAGTTTATGCATTCTTTAATAATAAACCAATTGCAGACTTTGTTAGATCACAAACATTTAGTAGATTTTCTGATAATATAGAACATTATGGAAATCAATATAGAGATGTAACCGAGCATCCCGACACTAAAAGCACATTAACTACAGATACTGAAGGTTATGTTGCAGGAAACTTCTTTATACCTAATGGTGGCCCTGGAGGAACTAGATTTAGTACAGGTACAAAAGAATTTAAGTTACTTGATATTTCGGTAGCAGATGAATCAAATTCCACATCTATTGCTAAAACACCATTTACTTCAACAGGTATTCTGGAAACTAGACAAGACACATTTACAACTACACGTGTTCTTACTATCGGTGGTACAACTAATCGCCGCCGAGGTCGTGGCTTTGATCCACTAGCACAGACATTTAGAGTTGAAGAAGCTGAAGGTATTTATGTTACAAGAATTGGTGTTAAGTTTGCAACAAAATCTACAGATACTCCTGTAGTTTGTCAAATTAGACCTACAGTAAACGGTATACCTTCATCTGATGATATTGTGCCAAACGGAATTAAAGTATTATCTCCCGGGTCTATTACAACATCTAGTGACGCAACTACAATTACATATTTTGAATTTGACGAACCAGTATTACTTAATGGTAACCTTGAGTATTGTTTGGTTCTACTTTCTGACACAATTGATTATACTGTATATGTATCAAAAGCAGGCGACCTAAAGTTTGGTTCAACTGAGAAAAGAGTTATGAAGCAACCTTCACTTGGTTCACTCTTTAAATCTCAGAACTCAACTACTTGGACTGCAGATCAAGATAGAGATTTAACTTTTGTACTTGATAGAGCAAATTTCACTAGCTTGAGCGGGACTGTAGTATTACACGCAGGTGCGCCAACAATAGAATTGCTAGAAGCAGATGCTCTTGGAACAACAAGCGGTTCGGCTACAATGGGCCTATTTTTAGTTGGTCACGGTCTTACTATAAGTGATACTGTTACAATTGCAGGTGCTACTGATACAAACGGAATTGCAGCTGCTAATATTAACGGAACTAGAACAGTCACAAAAGTAGATGGTTTTGGATTCCAGTTTGTTGCGGGTTCAAGTGATACTGCTTCATCTACTGGATCAGGAGGCGGAAGTGCCGTCACCATTACAAGAAATGCCCAGTTTGATACAGCCATACCTTACTTAGAAACTTTAAGTCCTCCACAAACACTTATTAGTAATAAAGCTAAATTTACAACAGGTAAATCAATTGCTGGAACTGAAACAGCTTATGCTAAGGATACAACATACTCAACTGTAACAATGAGAGCAAATAATTATTTTAATGCTCCTAGGTTAGTTAGTTCAGTTGAAAATAAATCTAAAGTTACACCATCTTTGAGTGGTAATGAAACAGCACTTACACACAAAGTTGAAATATCTACAAATTCAGCTTTAGTTACACCAGTAGTTGATCTACAGCGTGCTTCATATACTCTTGTTAGTAATCTTATTGACCAACAGGATACAAGTACCCAACAAAATGCTCTATTGCAATATGCTTCTGAAACTAATTCAATCGGTGGTTCAACACTTGCTAAACATATCACACAACCAGTTGCCCTTGAAAATGACGCAGTTGGAATTAAAGTTTTAATCGCAGCTAATAGACCATCGGTAACAGACTTTGATGTTTATTATAGAACTAATACATCAGATACAAATGCTGTCGGTAGTCTATTGAATACAAGTTGGGTATTAGTTAATCCAGAATCACCTATGCCAGCCGATGATAATCCTAATATCTTCAGAGATTATAGATACCTTATTGGTGGCGATGGTGGCGATCTACCCGGCTTCAGTCAATTCCAGATTAAAGTTGTATTCAAGAGTTTAAATTCTACTTATGTACCAGTCCTTAAAGACCTTAGAGTGATTGCGCTAACAACATGACACAGCGATTAAAAGTTGAAGGACACAGTGATTATGTTAGAGACCCTAATAGTCATGCAATCTTGAATATAAATACTTCTGCTATAGAAAAAGCACGTATAGTAAAAGAGCGTCGGCAACAAACCAAAGATGAGTATCATCTTTTAAAAACTGATGTGTCTGAATTGAAAGATACAATGAAAGATATACAAATGATGCTGAAACAATTAACAAGAGATTCATAAATGGCCAAAACTGTAGTAAACTTAACTGACTCAATACTGTCTTTTAAAGATAAAGTAAATGCTGTATCGGATGATATAGGTGATATTTCTAACCTTAGTACAACAGGTGCTGATAGTGATTTAGTTCAGTCTATAAACACAAATGCAACTAATATTGCAACTAATCTTGCAAGCATTAATGGTAATAATACTGATATTACTGCTATTCAAAATAGAGCAAACGCAGATTCGGATAAATTATCAGTCCTTGATTCAGATGTAGGTCTAAGAGCATCTTTAACAGCATCTATCGGTCCAAATTATTCTATTGTTGGAGCAATTAACTCTTTAAAGACATCTGTTACAGCTGTTGAAATTATTGCCGCTACTCTTGATTCCGATAAAGCAAGAAGTATTTTTACTGCTGTAAATAGCGGAACAGGTTATGGTGGTTTAACATATGATAGTGATAACGGCGAATTTACTTTTGGAAAAGTTACAGATGCTAATATTAGAGGTAGAGTAAGTGTTACAGACGCTGGCGGTGATGGTTCTTTAGCTTACAACACCAGCACAGGTGTTATTACATACACAGGACCGAGTGCAACTGAAGTACGAGCACACATTACAGCAGGCGAAGGTATTGATATATTAAATGGTTCTATTAGTGGCGAAGATGCTACTAAGGATAATAAAGGTATTGCATCCTATGATTCAGATCAATTTCTAATTGTAAGCGGAAAAGTTTTTATTAAAGGAGATGCTGTTGGATCTGCCCAGATTGCAGCAGGTTCAATTGGAACTACCCAACTAGCAGATGATGCTGTTAACGGTGATAAGATTGCAGACAATGCAATCAACTCCGAGCACTATGTAGACGGATCTATTGATAATGAACACATTGCCGATGATGCTATTAATTCTGAGCACTATGCAGATGGATCTATTGACACGGCTCATATAGCAGCGTCTCAAGTTACAAATGCTAAATTAGCCAATATGGCTGCTAATACAGTAAAGGTTAGAAATGCCAACTCAGCAGGTGCTCCCTCAGATATTGCACTGGCTACTACAAAAATTCTAATTGGTAACGGTGCTGGCTTTACTGCAGCTTCGTTATCTGGTGATGCTACCATGACAAATACCGGAGCTGTAACAGTTACAGGCGGCGATGTTGATTTTGCAACTCTTTCAACTAATGCTAATAACATCAACGTTGATGAGGCAAACGGAAATACAAACTATCAAGTATTGTTTAGTGATAATAATGCAGCAGGATATCAACGGCCATACATTGATACAGATAATTCTCACTTCATGTATAATCCTTCAACACATACACTTACTGCGGGTACTTTCTCGGGTAATGCCACAACTGCAAACTTTGCCGACCTTGCGGAGAAATACACTACAAGTGAAGTGCATAAAACTGGAACAGTAATGATGGTATCATCAAATGAAACTGAAGAAACAGTAGCATGTACTGCAAATGGAATTCCTATGGGTGTGGTTTCAGCTGATCCTGCATATTTAATGAACGCAGATATAGATGGACAAGCACTTGCTCTTAAAGGACGTGTTCCAGTTAGAATAGTTGGAGCTGTTAATAAAGGTGATCCCGTATATGCCCACCATAATGGATGCGCAGGCAAAGAGTTTAATGGCTTTGCACCAGATGGTTCTCATGCTGAAATAATAGGCATTGCTTTAGAATCATCCAATGTAACAGAAGAAAAATTGATAGAATGTGTACTTAAATTCTAATTTTTCACAGGATATACTATGAATTGGTTGATGTACTTAAAGACGACAGAAACCTGCCAACTAAATTGTAGCCATTGTTTCACGAGTGGTCGTAATGGGCAGAAAATATATTGGAACACTACTAAAATTGTAGATTGGCTTCAAAGGTTTCGTGAAGAAAAACCCTCAAAAAATGATACAGCTCATATGGAGTTTCATGGCGGCGAACCATTCTTGGTTCCTGTTGGCCAAATGAGAAAAGTTTATGATGCTTGTGATGGTTTATGGGATCACATGACTTGGGGAGCAACTACAAATCTTGTTTTTAAATTAAAAGACGAACATAAAGAATTTATTAAAGGTCCTCTTGGTAATAGACTAGGTACATCTTGGGATCGTAAAATAAGATTTGAAAATAAAGCGCAATACAATCTTTGGCATAAAAATATTAAAACACTTCTATCTGAAGGCGTGACAATACGTCTTTTTATTAGTCTAACAAAGGATACCATTAAAAAAGATCCAATCGTACTATTAAGATGGATAAAAAGACTTGGAGTGCAAGAGGTTTCACTAGAAAGACTAACAAATAACGGTTCTGCTCGGAAACAAAGCTCAATTTTTCCATCAAATAAAGAATTAGACGAATATTTCCTTAAAATGCACATGCAAAGTGAGAAATATGGGGCACGAGAATGGTTTGATAATGATTTTTTAGAGAATATATACGCTAAATTTGAGAAAACTCAGACAAATTGCGGTACTTTTTGTAGAGATTGTGAAGAAAAACTATTTACAATCAATGGGAATGGTACTATAGCAGGTTGTCCGAATTCTGCTCCAGAACAAGCATTTGGACACTTAGACGAACCAATAGATGTTATGTTAAAAAGTCCTAAAAGGATTAGAGGTATTCTTGAAGAAAGAATCCGAAATCCTATTTGTTATACGTGTCCTGTTACAAAATGGTGTGGTGGTGATTGCCATCAATTGGGATGGGATGGAGATACCTGTGGCGCACCAAAAAGTCTGATGAAAGAACTCGCTGGATTTGTATAAATAGAGTAAAAGAACAAGGTATTTACGGAGAACAACATGGTATCACTAACCAATCCAATAACTGCTCAAAATATAGTAAATAGATATGCTGATTATGTAGTTGCAACTTCAAACTCAGGCATTGTTTGGGGTACTAATTCAGTTCCGTTTAGTGATTTTTCTACATCATATTTTGGTGGAACGACTGCTGGTCGGAGCATTGGAATTACTGGAGCCGATATAGACAACAATGTTAATAAAATTGATGCTTCCGAAATTAATGATGCTTTGGCAACAGAGACGGCAGCTTATAGTAACATACGTAAACTTAGGGCAATATTAAATTATACCGGTGTTGGTGACGGAGCAGGTGGCGCAGGTAACACTGGAACTTGGCTCGGGACTCCAGGTGTTAACTTTGATCAGACTCAAGTTGCTTATCTGAATAACCAATATTTACAAACAATAAGTGCAACCACCAATTTAGGTGCAGGAGATATAATTGATGATTCTGTATTAGAAACTAAATTTGGCGCATTATCAACAGTCTATACAGCTGCTAGAAATAATACTCAGACAATTCAAATTGATGTTTGTCACTCATCTTGTCACAGTAGTTGCCACGGATCAAGAGGACGCAGATAAATTATGAACAATGTTGTTGAGACTACAGCACCAATTGATATTAATGAATTAAAAAAGTTTTTTGAAAACAAAGACACATTTTATTTGATCAATTATGAGGAATCAGGACTCCAAGGCGTGAATCTATTAACGTATATGAGTAATCTTGATCTACCAGCTGATGTAGGATTTCAAACTCAAAAGGGTTTTGATGATCTTACTACAGCTTACTTACATGAGGAAGTAATATTAACTGTTCCTATTTTGGAAATGAGAGTTATCGAACTTTTACTCCAAATGAAAGGTATGGTAGAGCCGAGAGAAAAAGATTTTATTGATGCGAATGTGGATATTCTAAAACTTTGGGCTAAAAAGTTGGATTCTCTTACACTCTTTAATATGTATTCTATTGGTCAAGAATCCTTTCACGATTATGTTAAATCTTATCCAATTGATAAAACTATTTCAAATAAAGGTATAAATTTTGTATCTTTATTGAAGCATGAAAGATTTTTTATGTTTTATGGTAATATATATGAAGAACATAAAATATACTATGAATCATACTTTAACGATTATATGTTCAAAGGTAACAATCTATTTCACTATTGGGCAAACGAAAATAATCCAATGTTTCTGTTAACGCAAGGGATTGCTTCAGGATCACTACAGGAGAATCCAAATGTTCCATCTATTTAAAAGAGTATATGTTGCTAGTGATGATATAATTGACTTTTCTATTAATAGAGTTGTTATATCTGATATAAACGGTTTTCATGATGCAGGTTCTTCCGTTAATCAAATAGCATTTGCAAAAGACTGTTCAGATTTAATAGGTAGTGGTAAAGATAAACAGTTTAAAAGTTGGATTGATTTTTTTAGAACTATGTCTGATTTTACAGATACATTTAATAACGATAAAAAAGTGGTTATTTACTGTGATGATGATAATTTTATTAAAGTCATGTGTGCTTGGTATAAAATTATTTTTAAAGATCCTAGTGAAAAAACTTGTTTAAATTTATTAGAATCCAATGTGTTTAGATATAGAGTATTTGGTCAAGGCAGATGGGCTAAATCTTTTGCGGGAGATGCTAATAAATCATTCGACTTAAAGAACTTTAAAACTCATTGGGCAGCTAATAAAAAGCCGACCATTGCATTGAGAAATAAATTTATTGAAGACTTCAAAGGCAGTCTTAATGTAGAACTATTGCTAGCAACATATCTTGCCAATGGAGAGATGAAAGTTGAACTGAAAAAAGCAGTAAAAACTATGCTATCTCTTGATTTGGAAAAATACCTATATGAACTAAAAGAATTATTCTTTACGCATATTATGACCAAAAAATATCACGCACGTTTACCAAAACCACTCAAAATGCAATTTGTATATCATTTCGGTAACTATGATACATCGCTTAATGATGACTCACCTATTGCAGAACTATTCTTATCTGAACGTATATGGAACTCCAAGACCATGCGCAAACCCACTGCTGGTAAGAATATAAAATTCAATAATATCACTAGTGCTGATATCAAATTATTTAAACACTTTGATAGTACATTCTTTAATACAGATACAGATAATCCAAAAATGATGAAGTCGGAATCATATAAACTAAACTGGATAGATGCTGTTAATGAAAATGAATTTTCAGACAAGCTGTTAAATAAGATTATTGAAAACGAATCATCATTTAATAATCTTCTAACCCCTGTGTTTTCCATGGAACAATCTACAGTAAATAATTATTTGGTAACAGCTTTATTTGAAGCACGAAATGATAATGATAAAGGTTTCTTAAAGAATTTTGCGATCATGTAAATGTCTATATATGATCTATTAGAAAACAAAATAACAACTTATGGTGAGATTGTTTGCTGCTTATTTGAGCACTGCAATCTAAAATGTGTTTTCTGCCCTCAAGATCATAATGATATACAAGGTGCTGACCGTGATGCTATTATGGCTAAAGTGCCACAGATTGTAGATTGGATTAATAATAATAGAAGAACTCAGGCTTATAAATTACATTTAATGGGCGGAGAACTCTTTCAAGATGAATGGATAGATAAAGGTTTCCTAGAAATATATCAGGACTTTATTGATTCTATTATAGCACAAACGGAAGCTGATGTCTACATAAATTTTATAACTAATTTATGTTTTACTAAGTCAGATGTTGTAATGGAATTTTTAGAAGCAAATGATTTAACTATCTCTGTAAGTTATGATCCAGCTGGTAGATTTACTCCTAAAGCACATGAGATTTTTGTTTCTAATATTGAAACATATAAAGATAAGATTGAAATGATCTCGCTAGTTGCCACAAAACAGAATATAGCAAAAATTCAACGTGGTGATAATTTATTTACATATCTTTACAATACATATCCTTGTGACTTTGACTCATTCTTACCTTCTGTAGATAACTCAAGAAAACTAATGCCTAGTGAAAGAACTCTTTTTGAGTTTAACAAATTGCTTGTATCTAAATATCCGAAATGTTTAAATGTTGATCATTTCGTTAATCAAAAAACACAGAATAAAATGATTTGTACAAGAGGCAATTCTCTTACTGTAATGCCAGACGGATCTATTCCAACTGGTTGTTCTGGAGCAGTATTCTTAAAAGAAGCATCAACACCTGACCTGGCTGGTCCGGTGATCGTTGAAAAGTTTATGGCTAAATATAATTGCTTCGAGTGTAAATACTTTGCCCGATGCCCATTTAGCTGTTTCATTAAACAAGATTATAAACACATTGAGCAAGATATGGACGAATGTGTATTTAAGGCGACATTCAAATATGCAGATAGCATTCATCAACCCACCGCATGCTGATTGGTCATTAGCTAATAACTTCACATTTCTACTCATGCAAAGTTATTATAATCGCTTTGGTAAATATGCTGGGCAGATAGAATGGCTTGAATCTCCATATAAATGGAATACCTATGAATCCTATGACGAAGTAACATCAGAGGTTATTAGTGCTGATGTAATTATGTTTTCATCTTATACATGGAACTATGTTATCTGTGATGAAATTTCGGCTAAAATTAAAAAAGAATATCCAAACAAAATATTAGTTTTAGGCGGTCCTCATATAGGTACAAATGAACCAGAACTATTAGCATCACGTCCGCAGTATGATTTAATTTGTAGACCTACCAAACCAGGTGAGCCTTTTATGGCCGAGTTGATTGACCAGTTTATTGAAAAGAGAATTGATCCAACATATATCCCATGGGAGTTAAGGTCTGATATAGAAGTCATACACGATATAAGCAAAGAGGATTATTCAGTTTATGAAGATCACTTAGAATATATTACAAAGCTATTAGATTATTCAAGAGAACATAAGATGGAGCCTTTCATTGTTTTAGAGACAACAAGAGGTTGTCCTTACAAGTGTGTATTCTGTGAATGGGGTGGCGGTATCAATACAAAGATTTATAAAAAGTCTGTAGATATTGTAAAGCGTGATATTAATGCTATGATAAAAGCTGGATATAGAGATGCTTATTTAACTGATGCAAATTTCGGAGCATTTCTAAAACGTGACTTTGAAATATTTGAATATGCTTGGGATAACAGTTTTAATTTAACAGATATATCCACTATGAAGTCAAAAGATTTACCAAGAAGAAAAGAGCTGATTGATAAGTGGTTTGAAATAGTAGATAAGCACGTTAAGGCGCCAGGTTCTACCGATGGTGAGGATATGTGGACTGAAACAGCTTTTGTTTCATTAGTCCCAACTGTATCCATTCAAAGCAGTTCTGATACAGCCATGAAGTTAGCCGATCGTGTTGATTTAAATACTTATGATAAATTAAAATTAAGTGAATATATTAATGAAAGATGTACTGAACACGGATATCCAATTCCAGCATTAGAGTTAATTCTTGCTATGCCCGGTTCTACAATAGATGACTTTTATTTTGAAATGGAATATATTTGGAACTTTAAAGCATTCGGTTCTTATCGGCACGACTATATGTTTTTGCCTGACTCAAGACTGAACTCTCCAGAATATAAGAAAAAACATAATATTGAAACAGTAGAAGTATATTCAGATATTGTAGATGAACACGGCTCTGATAATTGGAACAGTTTATATAAAGACAAGAAATCATATTTTAGAACTATCCTATCTTGTTTCTCTTTTACAAAAGAGGAGATGTATGAGATGTGGTTTATGAATAATGCGTGCAACTATATTCTACAGAAATTTTATCCACCTTTTGAGAAAAAAATGTCACCATCGGTATTTACAAAAGCAGTATATAATATTATAATAGAGTTAGACGAATGGATAGATATATATAATGAGATTAAAGATATTTACGACCCAAATACTGCGCCTAAAAGTATTAGACAATTAGGTGGAAAATTTAGAACAGATTTTATAAATGATGTTCTGGAAAAAAATAGAATTATTATTATGTCGGAGGTTCATGGGGCATGTCAGGGAAGCAACTCACATTACAACTCACATTAAAAAAATGTTTAGATCAATTCGGATTTGCACAGCTATCTGAACCTGAAGGTCTTGGCGTGATAGATATTGATCAGTTTCAGTTAAGAAATACTGAAGAGCGAGCAAGAGATAATGGAGTTAATGATATACCACCATTTTTACAACTTCGCTTACACACATTCGGACACTTTTTATATGAAAAATATATTTTAAAAGATTGGCCGGATGCAGTTTTTAATAAGTATCTAATTTGGGACGGAGTGGATAAAGATAATCAAGGATGGCACACTGATATGTTTGAATCATATGACGTGTTTCTTTTATATTACTTAGATGACACATTTCCAGAAACTGGAGGCAGTATAAACTTTAAATGGAAAAATGAAGAAGGTATATCTGAAGAATTGTCTTTTCAACCAACAGCTGGAGACTTGTTTATGATTTCTAATAAAAGAGGTTTCTGGCACAAAGCTGGTCAGTCATCAATACAACGGAGGGTTTGTTCTTTTGACTTTAATACAAACGATAGTTGACGAAAAAAATATTCTTTGTAAGGAAAGAGACTTGACTGCAGAATTATATAATCTTTGGATTACTAAACTGCATGACTTTGAAGATATTCCAGAAAAATACGAACAGTATATGAAAATGATTGATAATCTTGAACCTTATGCAAATATGCTTAAAGAAGCCATAAGAGAAAAGAATAGTGAAATATGTAAACACTATGGAGTTAATTCTATTTCAGATACACCTCATTCAGTAGAATGTATAAACAAATATGGTTATGATAGACCTAATGGAGCCGTACTGGAAAGAGGATGATTGCTTTTGACACAGATCTGCTTGTAAATGGATATAAAGTTTTTGAGGATAAAAAAATACTCTTTACTTTAGGTAAAATACCTGATATAAAAGAATGGGAAGGAGATCAAGTAAAGTCTCCAAAAGGCTTTGATCTCCGACTAGCTCAAAATTATATTAACAATAAGTATGTTGCGCCAGTATTTGGTGGAGCAGTATTTGGTTATAGTAATATATGGAGTGGAACAGATAGCAATAGTAAAGAATGGCACAATGATTTAATTGAAGGTTTTAATCTATTTTTTATGTATTACCTAAGTGATATAACAGAAGGCGGAGAGTTATGTTTCAGAGTTAATGGTAAAGAAACTGGTTCAATTCAGCCTAAGAAAGATATGCTGGTAATGGGATCTCAAGAAAGATACGTTGAGCATAAAGTGAACGACTGCAATCAGGAAAGAATAGTGTGTAACTTTGGATACAATATATAAAATAGAAGAATATCTGCCTAAAATAGGTCCCTTTAGCATATACGCTCTATCTCATTTAATAACTCAAAGTGAAAAGTTTAATAATCACTTAGCTATGACTCAGCCAGATAATAAGTTTGAGTTAATGTATGCCAACTGGATAGCCACTGGTAATGAAAGTTTCATAGATTATTATAAAGATATAGTTGCTCAAGCGTGCTTTGCTGAATTTCTTGAATGGTATGAGTACATAGCAAAGAACATACTACGAGATGATGTTCAAAGTGAACTTGGTATTAAGTTTGACTATGATGCAATTAATTGGGAAAATGAAGTAAAAAAGTCCGAACTATTTGGATGGGCTTGGAGAACAACAGACTACAAACACTTTATGAATAATTTGGATAAAGTCAGCAAAATCGGTGCTATGATGAACAACTTTTTTAATGATAGAAAACCGTTAAGCACTTTAGATGCAGATTACTTTGAATCAGATCATGCTCAACTTGTACTCGACTCAATAGATAAAATTTTAATAAATAATGATAGACAAGAAATAATAGATCATTTAAATACAGAGAAAATTCTGTGTATGATAGAAGTGTACGGTTGGGACAATCGGTTTAATAATATTCTATTGAAATGGATTTCAGACAATAGGAATAAAGTAAAACACTGGGCATGATAATATCAATAAACCCAACCTACTTTTGTAACTTTAGATGTGATTTCTGCTATCTATCTCCTAAACAATTGGGTGACCAGAAACAGATTTACCTTGAAAAACTAGATGAATTATTAGCCCAAGTCCCAGATATAGAACACATTGACTTGTACGGCGGCGAAGTCGGCGCAATGAAAAAGTCCTATTTTTATGGCCTTAAAGAAGTCATTAGAAAATATTACTCTGGTACAATTAATATAAACACAAATTATTCTATGATGCATCCAGGCTTCTTTGACCCAGATGTTTATCTTTCTGTATCGTATGATTTTGAAGCAAGAGAAAAGTCTGAACTTGTCTTTAATAATATGATGATGGCTACAGCTCCAATGGCTGTTCTAGTCTTGGCTTCACCAACAGTATTAAAAAAAGATGTACTGGAGATGATAAGTTTACTAAATATGTGTAGTTCAGTCAGGTCTGTTGAAATTAAACCATATTCTACCAATCAAGCAAATGCTCATCCAGTAACACATAAAGATTTTGAAGATCACGTTATTAAGTGGTTAGAGTATGAAGATGAAATGAAGTTCCAGTTTGTAAATGCAGATAGAATCATAGACTCATTGGAAGGCAACTATAATGCATTCTCTGACGATCATATTTATATTACACCAAATGGAAAATTCGGAGTATTAGAATTTGACAAAGAGGATAAAGAATACTTCCTAGAACTGGACAGTTGGGACGACTATATACTATGGACTCAAAAAGAAAAAACTGAAATGTCTCCTATCTGTACTTCTTGTAAGTATTTTGGTAAGTGCTTAACAGAACATTATAGATATGTGAAAGACCTTACAAATAGTTGTAATGGATATAAAGGATTACTAGATTGGGCTGATTTAAATCTAAATTAGTGTTATCTGAAGATTAGAACCATTATAAATAAACTAAACCACTATAACATTGGATTTAGTTGAATGGCACAATTCGAGCAATTAGAAATTGATCAGGGCACAGATGTCGCTGTTGAAATGCACCTGACAGATAAGGACGGTTCGGCAAAGAACCTTACTAATCATACAATAACAGCTAAACTTAAAAAGAATTACAGTTCTGATAGCGCAGATACGACAAACTTTAATTGTATTGTTGTTTCTCCTGCTACATCAGGTATTGCTACAATCTCTTTAACAAACTCACAAACAAGTGCGCTTAGATCAGGCAAATACGTGTATGACGTAGAAATGGCCTTTGTAGATAGCGACTCTAATACAATTATTGAAAGAGTGTTAGAAGGTCAAGCTATTGTAACACCGAGTGTGACAAGATGAGTTTTTCAATAAAACTTAGTGGCGGAACAACGCAAGTAAAAAAAGTTGTTGTCGGAACTCCAGTCAGAAAAGTAACATCAGGTTCTTTTTCTGTTAACAATATTGCTGGGATTAATCTCTCAGTAGGAGAGAAAATTGAAGGTTCTCTATTAGTATTTGATTCAGCGAGTGGGAATTTTATTCCTGCACAGACCCTCACAAACACTAATATAACAGGAGAGTCCTACTAATGGCTTCGATAGTACGAATAAAAAGATCAGCAACGGGAGGCGATCCGGCCAGTCTTGCTACAGGCGAATTAGCATACTCAAATTTACAGTCAAATGTATCTGGCTCTAATGGTGGTGATAAACTCTATATCGGACACGGTGCCGAAAATGCTGGGAATGCAGCAGTTCATGAAGTCATCGGTGGTAAGTATTTTACCAGTAAGTTAGACCATGCGATTGGTGTTCTTACAGGATCATCTGCTATTCTTGTTGACTCTGATAAGAAAATTGACGTGTTAAATGTTGATAATTTAACCTTAAATTTAAACACTATATCATCAACAAATACTAATGGTAATATTAATCTTATTCCAAATGGCTCTGGAGAAGTAGTTGCTGCAAATCTTAAAGTTAGTGACCTAACAGATAACAGAATTGTTATATCGGGTGCTGCTGGTAATATTGAAGATGACGCAACCTTTACTTTTGATGGCCAAACTTTAACAGTCGGTTCTACTACTATTGAAAAAGGTAGTACAGGAATTAATACTACAGGTCTTGAAGCTGACTCGGCTACTATAGGCAACTTCACTCTTACATCTGGTACTTTTGGTACTGCTAAAGTTACTGATCTAACAAATAATAGAATTGTTATTGCTGGTGCATCAGGAGAACTTGAAGATGATGCAAATCTAACATTTGACGGTAGTACATTTACAGTTAATACTACTACAATAAATCAAACAGGTTCTACAATAAATCAAACAGGTTCTGTTAATATTACTGGAGACTTGGACGTTGATAATCTTAATATCAACGGAAATAAAATTATTTCTACAAACACTAATGGAAATATTGAACTTGAACCTAACGGTTTAGGCTCTATTGAAGTATTTGGTGCAGAAATTAAACAGGTTGGTAATGCTACTGATTCCGCCGATGCAGTTAATCTAAACACTTTAAATCAATATAATAACGCACAGACATTTAATTTTAGAGATGACGCAAACGATTCTGATGCTCTTATTATTAATAGTGAGATGTTTAATTTTATTGGTGGTACTGGTCTTACAACCTCTAAGGGTAATAATACAATTACCCACACACTCGACAATACTGCAGTATCAGCTGGCTCATATGGTAATGCTACAAACATTCCATCTTTTACTGTTGACGCACAAGGTAGATTAACAGCTGCTTCACAGACTTCAGTTGCTACAACATTAAATCTTACAGCTGATTCTGCCAGTACCGGTGCAGTTTCTATTCTTACCCAAGGACTAAAAATTATAGGTGGAGAAGGGCTAGATGTTAATGTAGCCAATCAACAATTTGTAATATCAGGTGAAAATGCAGCTTATGCTAATAAAGGTATTGCATCATTTGATAATACTGACTTTACAGTAACCAATGGTGCGGTTGCAGTAAATGCTACTACTCTCGGTTCTACAGCAATTAATCCGGGTCAAACAACTACAGCTATTGCAGGAATGACCCAACTAGATGTTGATAATGTAAGATTAGACGGAAATATAATCTCTACAACTGACTCAGCAGCATCTGTCATGTTCCTAGACCCAGGTAATAATAATGCGGTTGCAGGTAAAGTTGTTATCAGAGGTGACTTGCAGATTGACGGTGTGACTACAACTGTTAATTCTACAACACTAGCTGTAGCCGATAAGAATATTGTACTAGCAGATGGCGCTGCTGATTCAGCCGCTTCTGATGGGGCAGGACTTACAGTTGAAGGTTCGGGTGCTAGCATTATATATAATTCTGGTACTAATGCATGGGATATGAATCGCCATGTAAATATTACATCAGGTCACGATTTCAAGATCGGTGGAGTTGGGTTTGATGAGCGTGTAGATGATCGACTAAATAGTTTACTGCTAGCAGGTGAAGCTATAGACTTGGTATATAATGATGGATCAAACTCTTTAACTATTTCATCAGAAACGGCGACAGCTTCAAATCTTGGTGTTTCTAAATTCAATACAGCAAACTTTGCAATTGCTTCTGGAGATGTTACAGTGACTGAGATTAATGGCGGAACATACTAAACTAGATTTATTAATCTGGTTAATACTTTTTTAAGGACGAATTATGGCAACTAACATTATCCATAAGAAAAGTTCGGTTGCAGGAAAACAACCGAACGATAGTAGCGACCTAGTTTATGGCGAACTAGCTATTAACTATCAGGATGGTTACTTATACTATAAAGATACCTCTAATACAATTAGGAAATTTATGGATTCTGCTAAAACGCAGGGTCTTATTGATAATGAATTAAATTCATTTGTAACTCCTACAGCCAGAGCGGCTATCTCTGTAGTATCTAATGGAACTGACGGATCCCTAGCTTATAACAATTCTACTGGTGTAATTACTTACACTGGAATTATTGACTCAGATGTTCGTTCAAGATTAAGTGCCACCGGAGATATTGCATACAATCAATCGACTGGTGTTTTCTCGGCCACAACTTACAAAACTGCTAATCATGATTCTGACTTTAATATAAGCCTTGCCACCAAAACAACAGCAAATCTAGCTGAAAACACAAATCTTTATTTTACTAATACAAGAGCAGATGCCAGAGTACAAGCAGTACACCCAAATACTGGTAGTTTATCAGAAGGTTCAAATTTATATTATACTGATGCTAGAGCAGATGCCAGAGTACAAACAAGACTTGGTTCAAATCTAAAACTTGGTGATTCTGCTGGAAACTTTAATTATGTTTACCCTCAAACATTCGAAGGTTTATCGTGGAATCAAAATGCGCAACATGGGGATTCTAATCATACAGTTTATCATTTTGGTGGAGATTCATCTAGGGATACTATAGTATCTGTTGGTAAAAATGATCAATTTAATCACGCAATCGGCGTTAAGGGAACAGCCGCAGCCAATGATTTTATTATCGGCTTTGATGGGCACGCAACTAATTTTAGAATCCAGAAAACAGTAGGATCAACATATGATCTATCAGCTGGAACCGATGTTTTCTCAATCGACTCAGAAGGTCGTGCTAATATTCCATCAGCTCAAGCAGCTACTAATAAAACTACAGGTGCGCTAGTAATTGCAGGTGGTCTCGGTGTAAGCGGAGATATTAAAGCATCAGATATTGAAACTTCTGGGAATGTTCAAGCACAAGGTAGTTTTATTGGTAACGTAACCGGCCAAATTTCTACTTTATCAAATCATAATACAGGCGCTTTAGCTGAAGGAACTAATCTTTATTATCTAAAGTCAAGAGCAGACTCAGATATTGATTCCGCTTTTGATAGTAGAAATACTGGAGGTCTATCTGAAGGATCCAATCTTTATTATACAACAGCACGAGCCGACTCAGATGCTAAAAACGCAATATCTGTAGTAGATGGTGGTGGCGATGGAGCACTAAGTTATAATGCAGCAACTGGGGTTATATCTTACACAGGTCCAACCCCTGCGCAAACTAGAGCACATTTATCTGGTGGAACAGGTGTAAGTCTTGCTAGCAATGGTGCTATTAGTATCGGACAAGCAGTTGGAGTTACTGACTCAGCTACACTAGGTGGTTTAGGTGTGAACGGCGATGTTCAAATCTTTGGCGACTTATTTGTTAGCGGATCCCAAGTTCAAACAGCTTCATCTACTTTATCCATTAACAGTTCAATGATTAGACTAGCTGATTCCAATACAGCAGATACTGTTGATATTGGTATTATCGGTAGATATTCAGAGGACGGCGGAACAACTATTAAAAGAACTGGTTTTATTCGTGATGCATCAAACGGTGAATTTTATGTATTTGATGGATTAGTTCAAGACGGTATTGATAGTGGTGCAGAGTTTGACCAAACTGTTAATGTTGGTGGTACAGGTTGGAATTTACCAATTTGGAACTTTGGTGGACTTAGAGGGCAATACTTAGGATTTGATTCAGACTTTAGAGTATTTCAATCTGACTATAAAGTAAAAACTGCAAATTATACAGCAGTAGCTGGAGACAGATTAGCAATCAATACATCAGGGGGAGCATTTACCGTAACTCTTCCAGCTAGCCCTGTAACAGGAAACACAGTTCGCTTTATAGATATAGGCAACTGGAATAATACAAATTATTTAGACGTTGCTAGAAATGGTAATACTATTGAAGGAGCGGCAGATAATTTTAGACTCGACATCGGACAGAATACAGTCGATTTTATCTTTATAAATAGTACATGGAACGTGTATGCGGCAATAGGACAAGTTGGACCAACAGGGCCACAAGGTGCAGCAGGCATAAACGCAGACAGCGATACACTTAACCAAAATGCAATAGCATATGCAATAGCCTTAGGATAGAAAATGGGAAAAAAACTAATACGTGATTATGTGTACGCACCAGGTAATGCGGGAGCAGGAACAGTTCAGATACCTGGAACTTACAGTATGGACCAGATACTAATCATTACCAACGTAACAGATAATGTTGTAATCTACAATTTTGCTTCAACTGAACATGCAGGTACAACTGTTACAGTAACAAATGCAAATACAGCCGCAGATGGGCATTGGGCCCATATAATGGAAATAGCAAATGGTTTTACTACTATCACTCTTGCTAAAAGTACAGCAGGGCAATCCGCTTCTGATGCTCTTCAAATATTTGTAGAGGACTCAGAAGGTGATATGGTTGTCAGACCGTATAACTTTGGTACAGATGCTATTGAACGAATGCGTGTATCTCTTCCAGAGTCAATGATTGACGCAGACTTTGAGTACGGATTGCAGCCTACTAAATGGGCTGGTTATGGTACTATTAAAGGTTACCCTTCTGTTTATTCTACCGAAGGCGTTGATCTTGATACTACAGCAGTTACAACTGATTATAATACAGGATCATCCACAAACTCATTAATCACAGTTACATTTGGATCAGCTCATGGTTTATCTGTTAATGATGTTGTTAATGTAACTGGCTTAGATTCTGGGGTCCCAGGTTTCTCAAGAGCAGATGGTTCATTTCTAGTCGAGACAGTTGTTAGCAGTACAGTAATTAAATACTTTGCACGTGGTATTGTTGGCAGCAGTAATAATCAATCATTATATACAGAAGAAACTTTAACAAAACTCGGAGGCATTTATGCAGGCGCATCTATCCCAGTTCAAAGTGCATCTTCAAACGGTGCTAACCCTAGTGTAATTACACTAACTTTTGCTAATCCACACGGACTTATCCCTGGTACAAATATTCATACATCAGTTGCGTCTGGTACTAACAAAGAGGAAGCCTCAGGGCCTTTCTTTATTAAATCGGTACCAACAGAGACAACATTTACATATACTGCACGAGGGGGTGCAGTAGTCGGCAGTCCAGCAACTGTTACACTCTTTGCTCTTTCTAATGCTACAATTCTTCACAGACCTGCTGATGGCGGAGTTATTCTACAAACAAAAACACCAACATATGCAGCTTCGGTTGTTCGTGTTAGTAAACGATATTTCAGGTATCAGTCTGGTAAGGGATTCCTATTCTCAACTGGTACATTAATGAAACCTAACTATGATATTAGAAGCATTTCAGCTGCTGGTACAGGCGTAGGACAATTAATTACTATCGGTACAGATGAGATTGATCACGGTCTACAACCCGGTGCTAAAGTTAGATTAGAAGGAATTGAAACTTCTGGATATGAAAATACTTATACGGTAAATTCTATTATAGATGATTACACATATACAGTTGCTGCTCTTGGAACTTTAGGATCTACAAACCCGGTACTCAAAAGAGTATGTACAATGTATGTTACTGAGTGGCGTGGAGCAGCTGTTCGTGCAGGTATGTTTGATGATGTTAACGGAATTTTCTATGAGTTTGACGGAAAACAATTCTATGTTTGTAAAAGAAATTCAACTCAACAGATTTCTGGTACATTAGGAGTTACTGCTAACGGAAGTGCAGTTACAGGAGCCAATACTAGACTTACTGAACAATGTAAAGCTGGAGATAGAATTTCAATTCGTGGTATGATTCACTTCATTACTAAAGTTGCTTCAGATACTTCAATGTTTGTTACACCAGATTATCGTGGTATCACAGCCAGCGGTATCAAGGGAAGTATTGTTATTGACCACAAAGTTCCTCAATCACGCTGGAACATTGATAGAATGGATGGAACAGGTATTCACAATCCATCATTGCACACCCTTGATCTTAATAAAATGCAAATGGTTGGATTCCAATATTCATGGTATGGTGCTGGTTTCATTGACTTTATGATCCGTGGTCACGATGGCAATTGGTGTTACATTCATAGAATGAAAAATAACAACATTAATAATGAAGCATTTATGAGGTCTGGTAACCTTCCAGTGAGATACTCTATTGAGAATGACTCACCTGTTTCAAACCTAACTGCTTCGATTAACTCATCAGTCACGACTATTCCAATTGCAGAAATTAATGAGTTTGATGATACTGGTATTATTATGGTAGACAACGAGATTATCTCATACACTGGAAGATCTGCTACAACTGGTCCAGCTAACTTTACAGGTTGTACAAGATCAGCTACTCTGACTCAATATCAACAAGGTAGTACAAATAATCTTACTGCCGGAGCTGCAGCAAGTCACACAAATAAAACAGGTGTTATTGAGATTTCAAATACTTGTTCTCCAACACTATCACACTGGGGATCTGCCCTAGTTATTGATGGAGACTTTGACTTTGATCGTGGTTATATCTTTAATTACTCAAACTCACATAACACTAATTCAGACCAGATTGTTACAACTCCAATTACATCGTTTGTAATTAGACTTGCGCCTTCGGTATCTAACTCATCAGTGGGTAGACTTGGAGCCAAGGACCTTCTCAATAGATCGCAGTTACTTCTTAAAGAATGTGCTGTTGTGTGTGGGCGTGGTTCATCATCATCCGGTGAGGTTCATATTCAAGGTATTATTAATCCTAAGAACTTCTCAGATGCTACATGGAAAGGTCTATCAGGATCTGCAGAAGGTGGTCAACCTAGTTTTGCTGAAGTTGCTAATAAAAATGATATTACATGGAGTAGTGGTTCATATGCGCAACCAGGAGAAAGAGTTTTCTCATTCGTTGCTGGTACAAGTAGACAAGACTCAGTTGTTACTACTGCTGATATTGATCAGCTTAAAGAATTATCAGGTGCTCCTCTAGGAGGAGATTATCAGTTCCCAGATGGGCCAGATGTTCTAGCAGTTAATGCATTCTGTTTATCAGGTGATGTTAAAGCGTCTATCCAGCTTCGCTGGTCTGAAGCACAAGCATAAGAAAGAAAAGAAATGGTAACTAAACTCAGTACACATCTAAATACAAGCCTAGGTAATGTTGTACAAGGTGTAGACTCAGAAGATGTAATTACACTAATCGGCACCACAAAAGTAGCTGTTGACTCAGGTACTATTGGTAACTTTATTGCAACCATTTCACCAACTTCACCAAACCCTGGCATTGTTATTACAGGATCTGGTTCAAACAGTGCAGCGGCTTTTCTAAGGTTAGATTCAGCCGTTGCAGTAACGAAAACTGGTACACAAACATTAACAAATAAAACAATTAACCTTACTGCTAATACTTTGACTGGAACTGCAGCTCAATTTAATGCAGCTATGAGTAATGGTTCATTTGCTACTATCGGTGGAACAGAAACTTTAACAGATAAAACTTTAACAAGTCCAGTAATTAACTCTGCAACAATTAATAATGGTACAGCAAATAATCTAGCAACACTTAGTTTAAGAGATGCTACAACTAATACTAAAAAACTTATAGTAACATCCAATGCCGCAAGCCCAGTTTTATCGGCTGATAGAACACTAACACTTGATGTTAACAATGCAGATAGAACATTATCACTAATGGGTAATGTTACATTAGGCGGAGCATTAACTACATCAGGCGCTCACGCAACAACATTTACTACAGGCGGAACAACCGCACTTACTTTGCCAACATCTGGTACAGTTGTTACAAAAGATTCAGCTGGTGGAACAATCTCAGCTAACTATTTTATTGGTAATGGTGCACAGTTAACAGGTGTTGCTTCAGGCGATATCGTAGCTGATACTACTCCACAATTAGGAGGAGATTTAGATGCAAACGGAAACAATATTCTATTAGACAATGCTACAAAAATTAGTTTTGGTTCAGACACACTTCAAGTAAAAACTGATGGAAGTAGTAATAGTATTATTCAAGGTTCCAGTACAACATACCTCAGAGGCAGTAGTGTTAATATCGGATCAAATGGCGGCAGTGGAGGATATCCAAATACAATACTTGTAACTGGAAACACAAGTACAAGTCACGTTGAAATGCTTTATGGCACAAGTAAAAAGTTTGAAACAACCAGTACAGGTGTTACAGTAACAGGTAATATAACTGTATCTGGTACAGTTGATGGTGTAGATGTTCTAACAATTGGTAATAAAGTAAATGGTATTGAAGCATCAGCTGATGTTACAGATGCTACTAATGTTGGAACATCTCTTACAGCATTTAGCACATCAACAGATGATGCGCCAGGAGATTTAATTCCAGTCTATGATGTTTCAGCTAGTGCTTGGAAAAAGATGACTATTGCTAATGCGGCTCTTGGTGGAGCCCAAGGTAACAAAGGTCAAAAAGGTGAAGTAGGTGGAGACGGTGGAGCGGGTAGTAAAGGACAAAAAGGTGAAGTCGGCGGAGACGGTGGAGCGGGTAGTAAAGGCCAAAAAGGCGAAGTAGGTGGCACAGGTGGAGCAGGTGGAGCGGGTAGTAAAGGACAAAAAGGTGAAGTAGGAACATTTGGTGGCGGAAACATCACAATAACCAACCAAGCAATTTTATCTAATGCGTCATCTAACTGGACAGGTGATCCAGGCACCCAAGGTAAAATTCAGTACCACTCAAATAGATGGTATATTGTTTCAGACCAATCTTCAGACAGAATTGTTCAGTTTAGAAGAAATGGAACAGATGTGTCATATGTAGATAACTCAGGTGTGTATCAGGGTACAGCAACGTCAGCAAATTGGTCTGACTTAGCGGAGAAATATAAAGCAGATGCAGTTTATGAAGCAGGTGATTTAGTAGGTATCGGCGGAGCTGAAGAGATTACTAAATACACTAAAGATATGCCATTTGCTGGAGTTATATCGGAAAAACCTGGCGTGAGAATGAATTGCAATGAAGAAAATATGGATGATCCACTATGGCCATATGTTTGTTTAAAAGGTCGTGTTCCAGTTAAGATTAATGGAACAGCAATTAAAGGCGATTATATTATTACAGACGATAATGGAAAAGCAAAGTCTAGCAAAGTTAAGCCAGATGATTTAAGTCTGCTTATCGGCATTGCTCTTGAAGATGGGACAGACGAGGTAGAGGTTAAAATTTAAATGCCCGATTATAATACACTAGATGCTTCACTACAAGCAAAAGCGGGTGGGGCACTGAGAACTTTTGATAAAACTATGACTTTTACTGTAACTGCATATGTATTACAATCAGTTACTACTACTCAAGCAGGCCCTACAAGCACACTTGGCGTTACTCAAAGATTTGAATTTACAGGTGCTGCCGATTCACTTTACGACGATTATCTTGACTCTGGTATTTACACTGGGGCACGTATATATTCTCAAGATGTTATTGACTCAATTTCTAATACAATACAAAGAACTGTAGATCAGATAGAAAGTCGAATCACTGATAGATCAATCTCAGCTTTAATTTGCCACAATAGTTGTCATACTAGCTGCCATACTTCAAGAGGGCGCAGATAATGGGAAATATGACGAGAGACAGTGTCGACTCTTATATCCAAACTTATTCTGGAGCGAAGTTAAGAACATTTGACAAAACTATTACTATAACAACTACAGCATATCAGAATAACAATCCCACTGCTATGGGTGGAACAGGTACTAATACTACGACACATAGGTTTGAATATACAGGTGCTGCCGATTCACTATTCGATAACTATATTGATGGAGGTATCGCAGTGGGCCAAAGAGTTTATGCGCAAGATATTGTAGACACTTTAGAGGATGCAGTACAAAGAACAGTTGATTTGATTGAAAGTCGAATTGATAACAGATCTATCAGCGCAGCGTTATGTCACAGTAGTTGTCATACAAGCTGTCACACATCGAGAGGAAGACGCTAATGGCGATGCAAGAATCATATTGTAAGCAAATGAGATATTCTGGACCAGAAAGTCTAGCACCATCAGATGCTACAAAGTTTGATGTTTTAATTCAAATGGAAGTATTAGCTGGATGTGAGCAAGGATGTTTAGGTTGTTTTGTAGATAAGGCTATTGATCCAAAAAGTAATCAGCAAATTATTGATCGTGCTAAAGAACTGGCAGATGGTGTAAAAAGAACTGGTCTTAATTTAAGAGAATTTGTTATAGGACCAACGGATCTGTTTTCTGCTAAAAACACTAAAGAAGTATTGGAGAATAAAGTTGTCCAAGAAATTATGCGAGAACATACAGGCGCTAGAATTGCATCCCCTGCAAAATTTGATAAAGCGCCTATGGAAAAAGTTAGAGAAATATTTGATATCCTAGATGATGAGAATAAATTCCGTCGTGATATGATTATTGAGTTTATTATGCCTATTGGCCGTATTAACGAGATGTTAGATGACGAGGACTATTATAAGTCTGTTATGGAAAAAGTTGACTTTTTTAAGAACGATACTCCTAAGATGATGGATTGGTCTTGGACTTTACAGGCTTCAAATGTAGTCGGTAAACAAATAGACAAAGAAAAATACAACAGACTTATTAAAAGATCAGTTGAAGATTTTGGTACTATCATGGAAATGAACCCAGCGTTCTCCCGTGCACCAAATCAGATAATTCAAAGAAAAAATCTATTCGGTTGGAATAAATTCCTTAGTTCTGTTATTGATGAAGATAATGCTAAAGAGACAGTAATGTCCATGGCTAATTTATATTGTAATTCAATAAACTTTATTGGTATTACTATTGTACCCGGAGAAAATGGACCGACTACACATCTTAATGTTATGCTTCACGAGCAAGCATTTTTCTTATCAAATAAAAATCTTGATGTTACTGGACTTACATTTGAAGAAATTCTACAACGTAAACACGAGTTGGTTACAAAAGGTATAAATAAATCAAGTAAGGTAAAAGATTGTCAAGACTGCCAGTTCGCTATGGCTTGTGCAAATAGATTAGTATTTGAGGCTCAAGAGTCAATGAATATTAATGGTTGTGTTTTACCAAAAGAAACATTAGAGCATTATAATCCATTCGACTTTACATGGAATGACGATGCAGAAAAATATAATATGAAAAACGGAGCAAGAGCATGATTGGTCAAAATCTATACTATCTTAACAGTTCAAAATATGTGAGTAATACGAGCAATCTTGGAACAGTAATCGGTGAATTAAACTCATACTACCACACCAAAACTCCTAGAAATATAGTTATTGTTCATATGCAAAATGGTGCACAACATATAGCCGGAGCGCATGAACACATTGCCAATGAAATTAGAGCAGGTGCTGCAGATTTAATTAGCTATAAGACTTGGGACGAAGTTGACAATATTGATTATATTCAGAATAGTGAAAAAGCAATTATTCTGTTTGCTACAGTTGAAGATATGATAACAGTCTTGGTAAGATATACAGCTGGGCTTATAAAAGCGTCAGGTTTCTATCCAGCAGATTCAGACTTCCAAGCCATAACCAGTGCATTTGTAAATAAGATATTTGATGTTGACTTAATGTTTACATATATTAATAATCACGAAATTGTTGCTGATATTCCTGGTCACTTAACTTCTTTTTGGGCAGGCGATACTAGACCAGCAGGTAGAAACACTCCTTATGAAGTAATTTTCCAGAATGGTAAAAACTTCAGCTATGATCTTTTGTTTTTCTTAAATGATTATTATAGATGTAGCGGAGTCCAAGGTTTAATTAAAGAGAAATTTACAGTTCATCAATCTACTATGGCACAAGATGTTATGGAACACTTTACATCACGTCGGCACTATATGGCTTATATTTTATCAGTCATTGATTGGATGAATGCAAATGTGTCACGTAACTCTCAATATGCTACAGATAAGAAACCATGGATTGTTGATGCTTATATCACTAAAGCCAATTCTGGCAACTATACAGCTGCTTTTTATAAGCTGGAAGAGTTATGGAACCTAGTCAAAGATGATACGGCATTTATTGCAGCACACCAAGACAAAGCTGATTCGGATGCTACTGGTTGGGAATATATGGATTTATATACAGAATTTAAAAATGTATTTCCCATTGTCAGAAAAGTTTTACAGAATGATTTTGATATGAATAATCTTACTATGGAATTAAGGCTTATTAATACAGACGTTCAGTTTTTCTCAAAAAGACAAAACAGGATCCCATACTTAATTCACAAATACCCTTTATAGGATTATAATATATCATGAATGAAAAAACAGACATTGAAGCTAAGTGCTATGTGCTACCATTAGCACCTCAAGACTTAGTGGGAATTTACAAGCATAAAGAAACTGTTGAAGATTTTACTTTATGGGTAGATTATTTAATATCTAAAGAAAAGCTATCAGCAAAACACATAATTATATATTTGGCTAATACTAATTTTAGAGCATCATTTGCGCAAATTGATGATGATCTTATTCGTGAGTATATTAAATCAGATTTCATGGTAGATTGCCCTTTACTTGCAAGGATAGTTGTTCTAATAGTTAAACATTATTATAGACATGAACCAAATGAACAAGAGCGTGAATTGTATAGTATATTCTCACCTTCAAATATTAATATTTTTATCAGAGATAATAACGATCTAGTCAAAGAGTTAGTTCGTACTATAGCAAGTGCTATACCATTTGTATTAAATAAATTTTATGATGGTCTTGACGAAGAGGGTAAAGAAAAAGAAATTAATATAAGAGAATTTGTAAACGATATTACTATAGCAGATAAACCATCTAATTGCGGTCCGAATATTGCTAGATTGCTCACAGTAGGTTTTGATGCATTCTTACTTATTATTCAAAAAGAAGGCTTGTCTATGGAATACAATAAGCAAGTTTATAACGATGCTCCTAAATTTCTGGGAAAAGATTTATATTTTATTTTCTGTAACACTAAAATTACAGATCATATTATGGATTTCTTTCCTGACGACTGGATAAAATCATATGATAGTACATCTGAATGATACATATGCTGGATACTGGAATTTCAAAAAAGATAAATCTCCAGTAAATCAGGCATTTTTAAGAACAGAGATCAACCTTGACATTCTTCACGGCTGTAGCCAGATGTGTCCAGGCTGTTTTATTCCCAGAAAAAACTTAACTGATCCAAATGGAATGATAGAACTTCATAAGTTGCTTATCAATGGGCAATTTTATCCAGATGAAATCACTATTGGTCCAACTGATATATTTGATGCAGAAAATTTTGATGAAGTTATGAGACATCCTGGGCTCAAACTTCTTTATGAAATATCAGGTGTCGGATATACAACTACTTTACTACAACATGAAGAAGTTGTAAAGAGAAAACTTGCTATGATCTGGGATATTTATCAGCACATACATAGAATGCCAGATATGGATTTCAAAATTGTATTTGATATTGACAAATATCTTGATGGAGAACTAGATGATTGGTATAAAAAATTAGAGTTATTCAATCTAGGTTCCGTTCAATTTAGGGTAAACTACCATAAAGGTGTGTTTGATAGAATTGGATATAATGAGTTATGTAAAAGAGTTAAAGAGGATTTTAATACTCCGATTATTATTACTCCAAGTTTCTTAACTGATAGAAATGTAAGAGGAAAGGTTGATCAACATCTTGCTTCATTTAGACAAGAGTTATTAGATCAGAAAATAGATAGAGAATGGCTTCAGTATTATACATTCTTTGACGCCGAGTTTAATGGACTTGGTTGCCAGAACTATTCTTTTTATAATGGAAAGCTATATACAAATCCATTTTTATATGATAATATAATCCAGAGAACACCTAAGTTTGAAACAACTATGGATGAAAATACCCTGTTTGATAATATAGATTATGCTCAACAGGTAGATGACTGTAATGGGTGTGAATATATGATGAGTTGTGCAGAGCGCAATATTCACTTATATATGGAGTCACGTAATTTGGAATCATGCGTTGCTCTTAAAGAGTATATGTATGCCCCTCATTAAAAATAATCTATTCTATGAATTAACTACAGAGACACAAACCAAACCAGTATCAGCCGTAAAACTTCAGCTTGATGTATTAGACGGATGCCATCATAAGTGTCCGGGTTGTTTTGTTCACAGACGTGGTAATTCTAGTAATAAACATCAGTTAAGTGATGCTAAAAAATTCATAAGAAGTATAACAGACCAGGGTATTCTAGTTGATGAAATGCTTATTGGTCCTACAGATTTTCTTGCTTCAGAAAATTTCTATGAAGTTATGCCAGATCTGTTAGATATAATTAATGAAAATTCTCCTATTCTTGCATTTGTTTCAACTCTTATTGATGGAGACTTGAAGCGATGGACTCAATATATTACAGATAATATTAATATCAATACTGAAATAGAAATTGGTATTGCTACAAATCCTGCAAAGTTTTATGAAGAAGGCTATAGACAACTGATTCAAGATAAGTTAGATTATATAGATAAGAATTTGGAACACGAGGTAACTTATACTTTTGTTGTAAATATTAGAGATTATGGTATTGACTATGAAAAATTACATAACCATTCTGTCGTTTGTTTTAAAACGGTTTTAGACTTTGTTCCGTCTGTTAGTAGGTCACATAAGAATTACCTCATATTAAAGATTTTAGATAAATTTAACGTGTTTTTTAATGAGCTAAGTGCTTATAAAGAAAGCAAAATAAATAACATTATGGTAGACCATTCACACGGTGGTCTGAATTATACTGTTTTAAACTACAAGACAGGCAAGTGGTATTTAAGTCCTTTTATGTATGAGAACATGGCTATCTATGATGATATGTTTCATATAGATAATTTCAATGATGTTACTGCTATTGTGGAGAAACAGATACAAAGAGCAAAAGGAACTGAGTGCGAAGATTGCCCTCTATTCTTTAGTTGCTATAATAGAAAAATTATATTACTCAGAGATTATCTTGGCGTTGATAGATGTATTGCACCTAAAGAAAACATGATGGCACATATACATAACTACAACGGTCCTGCTCAGACTATGTATGACTGGGATGGTTATTCAGTTGAGAACGATAAAAACGGATATAGAAAAAAGTTTTTAGTGACTCAAGAGAATGACCCAGAATTAGAACGACTCAGAGAAATATCCTATGTTAAATAACGATTGGGCAGACATTGTAAATAACGGCAAAATGTTAGAAGAATATTCTGCAATTAGCCAAATGAAACAATACAAGATTCAAGTAACTCTTGAGCTGCTTGAAGGCTGTTCTTATCTTTGCCCGGGTTGTTTTGTAAAACGTAGGGGTAATTGGCATCCAAAATCAATAGCATTATTTCATAGTTTAGCATATGAACTTAAAGATAGAACTGATATTGTTCTTGATGATATTGTTATCGGACCTACAGATTTCTATGGCGCAGAAAACTTAGAAGAAATACTTGATGATCCTAGATTGGCTGATGCTATTCTTATGATGCCTGAGGATAATAGAAACATACAACATAACTGTTCTATTTTAGGTTCTCTATCTGAAAAAGATATTGAGAGTAAAATTAAGAAAGTTGAAAATTCTAGGCTGGGAGCTGTAGTTAAATGTTGGGATGTGCAAATTGCACTAGATTTAAATAGGTTACTTAACGATGATGATTATAGACAAGCACTTGAAAATAGAGTAAAGATGTTTGAAGATAGTTCACTAGAATTTGAAATATCAATGGCAACTAACATTGTAAATAATATTGAAAGTATATTATTTGAAGCCATAAATTACACTAGAGAAAAATATTCTACAGTTATAGAAATACTTCCATCTGTAGTTAGGTCATTAAGTGCTAATAGCAAACATGCCGTGAAACTATTTAAGTGGAACTCCATGCTTGATACTTTTGCCAAAGAGCCGGATTTTAAAAATAAGTTTCATTTCCTACAAGGAGATATATCTCATAAGACTTTTCAATATGCAGTTGTTAATATACATTTTGGAAAGTTTTATGCTTCACCATTTATTTATGAAAATGCTCAGATTTATAAAGAATCATTTGAAATTAAAATTAATGATTCTATCCATGAATCTATACTAGCACATAAAGATGCAATTGTAAACAAACAAATAGAAAGTAGTGCAAATAAAGAGTGTGGTTCTTGTAAATATTTAACCATATGTTCTCATAGAATGATTCCACAAGTAATGGACACATTTTTTAAAGACCGATATGAGTGCATATTAAATAAAGATGTAATAAGTATCTGGGATTATGAGGTGTATCGTGGGAATAGTTATTAACAATAAAAGAGCTGCCCAAGCAGATGCAGACTTTGATGTAAGTTTAGGTCAAGGACATGAAATAAAAGTCCAGTTCAATTGTGAGATATTATCTGGCTGTGAGTTTAAATGTAAAGGATGTTTTGTTAATAAATTAGGCAACAATGTTGGGTCATTTGATAGGTTAAACAATGCCATTGATCTGTTTAGCGCAAATGGATATAGAGTATCAACAATTAATATCGGACCCACAGATTTATTCGGTAATAATAATGTTATTGAGTTATTGAAAGATGAAACCTTTCGTGAATGTTTAAGCAAAGTTTCTACTATACAATTCGTCACGACCCTAATAAACATTTCGTCAGAAGTAATTGATTTACTTAACAGCATACCTAAAATAGATGGGTTTATGTATGATGCAAACATAGCTTTACAACCACCAGTAAATTGGGATATGATAGAGGAACGGCTAAAACTACTCAACGGTTTTACCGATGATCTAAATTATTATATGGTTTATAATATGGGTAATGATGACGAGTACAATAATAAAGTATTAGAAATGTCTGATATTGTAGATGATAGATTTGATTCTATTCTTACATTAAATCCATCATTCTTTAGAGCGCCAAAAAGTAAAGTACAAACACATCTAATTGAGAAGTGGAAAAATTATGACTTTTCACCTGACTTATATCCAAAGACAATTATTGATAAATCGCAAGGTGGAAGTCTTGAACTAAATTACACATACTGTAATGGTAGGTTTTTCTGGACTCCATTTGTATATGATATTGCTATGATCGGAACTAAGGAGTTTGAAGTCAAAGATGAGAACGATATTGAATCTTGGACTGAAGCTAAATCATTTCAATTTATGAAACAATTAACGTATTCTAGTGAAACGGAAAACTGTGGTTCTTGCGGTAACATGATGACTTGTATAGACAAAGGGGTTCTAAGTTATATGGAACATCATTCAATTAAATCTTGTGTCTTTCCTGGAGTCTTTTCATAATCAAATCCTGTTATAAGATTTTGACCAGTTTTATCCATGTAATTAAACCACATTCTCATAATACAATCTGGTAAATCTCTCTCACGATTTTTCCAGTCCCATTGTGTATAGCATCTAAATCCACACTTGTTGTACCACTTACATGATAAGCAACCATTTTCATCCATATAAGCCTGCATCATGCCAGTATTATCTTTACGCTCAAACTTTGTATTAAAGTCCCTTTGATCGTATCTATCCCATCTACAATTAGATGTAGAATTATCTGGAAATATGGTAACTTTATTCAGAGCCAAACAGTGCATGTGATTAGACTCATTATAGATTAGATCCTTAATAGGGTTAATATCAGGATAGTTGTGATATACAAACTTTAGAAACTCCAGATATTTACTATCGGACGGAATCATATAATCATATCCACGGTCTGGAATATAATCGTCAAAATAGAAGTTGTCAAATTTATCATACAGATAATGAAAATACTCATCATCATCTGCCATGAACTTTTCTATACTGAGAGTAGTTGCTACCATATTAATTGAAGTAATATAATCAGCAAAATATTCAATGTTCTTTGCGTAGGGACCTTTTGTTGGTCTCCCGTCAAAGTCATAAGAGCAAATAATAAAGCTAGGTATATCAATAGCATTTAAATCATCTAATAACTTTTTTAGTCTTTCTCTTTTACTAAATTGAAAAGAAGTAACCCACACAATTTTTATTGTTTGATCATGCTCGTCATAAATCTTTTTAACAGCTACTAGGAAATCATAATAATATGGATAAAACTCTTCCGATATTCTATCTTGAAATAATTCTCCTCCAAGCATATTGATCTGAATAATATCAGCACGACCTTTCATCTTTATAACGTGTTCTTCAACCAATTCAAGCTTTGAAAATATACCCTCACGAGATAGTCCAACTTCAGACTTTTTATCATGGTGGCAGAACGAGCAGTTGAGATGACAATTCTCAAATAGAGTCATCTCAATCTCTGCTATATCAGGCCGTTTAGCCTCAAGCAAAGTTCTTGTAAAATCATATTCTGGGTTCGACTGAACCTTAGAGTTGATCAAACATCATTTCCTCTTCATAGTATTTCCTTATATCTGGAACCATTCCTCTGCTTTCATCCCAATCTTCAAGTACAATATCTAGGATAGCATGATAAACATCTGGATCGGTAGTATATCTTTTAAAGTATGGATCGTTATTAAAAAGTAAATCTACATCATCTAGTGCGGCAAAGAAGTCTTCGTTAAAATCTTCGGAGATCCATTTAGCATAACAGATAGCCACGGCATATGATTTTGCTGGATAAAGCCAAATATCCACTTTCTCATAAAAGTGCATGATTGCATTATTAATAATTTCTTCATCAATAACAATATCAACTTTGTTTAGATCATCTTCATGTTCTGTTACCATATGGTGAAATGCTTTTTGTCTTACTTTCCATTCCTGCATCACGCAACTCCTTCTAAATACATTTGCGATTCATCAACATAAGGTGTAATAGCATTTTCACTCATACCATTCATCTTTAATATTTGAGGTGCTAGTCCTTTCATCTGTTTACAATGTGCTTCAACAGTCTTTTCTCTTTTCATGTCACGTACTGTCTTTTTACAACCATTACATATTTCAAACATAGGACAACTAAAGCAAGACATTTTCATAGACTGAATATTTGGATCATGCTGTAACGGAGTTTGCATTTTTCCATTCATCTCTTCCTCAAAGTTGATTGGATAATCCATATCATCTGCAAAAGAGCCACATGAATAATAATCTCCACCTGGATTAAATGCTCTAATTCCTTCATCACATTTTCTATTTTGCGGACAAGTTGTAGCACTTCCACCCAGCCGTCTTACCAACTGCTTTGTATTATATTCCCATTCGGTAAGACCTTGGTTATACACGTCAACGTAAATGGCATACATCTTACTTAATCTGTAAGTACTGCCTTGAACTCCAGAAGCCATAGCATAATTTAATTTACATTCGACATTCATTTCTTTAGCCAGCTTCACATTATCAATAGCACGATAATCACTCATATCAGTCATAACGGAAATAAAGTCTGCTCTTTCACCGCAATACTTCAACATAGCATCTTGGCATCTCCAAAAGTCCTCTACAGTAAATTCGGTAAAATCACCTTTTAATCTACCACCACCAAATTGGAAAGATGTAGCAATACCCATTCGTTCGTGATTAAATAGATCAACCCACTTTTGTGGCTTCATTAAGAATGGCCATAAGTTTGTAGTGAAACTGATACTGGCTTTATAGTCATGTTCATCTAAGTGATCAATTAGATCCCAATAATATTTGGGCTTGACCATAAGTGGATCGCCACCATTAATAATTAAAGTATTGGTTTCTGGGTATCTTTTAAGGAATCTGTAGATATAATCTAAATCTAGTAACCCGGCTTTATCTGGGTCAATAGCGGTAGATGAACAGAATGAGCATTTAAAGTTACACGCTTCTGTAGGTTTAATAATTAGATCCATTGCTTTTCTTCCGCTAGAGTCATCATCAAGGTTTTAGGTGCAGGACAGACATCATCCATCCAATAGAGTTGGTGACAATCAGATTTACAATATAAGAAAACTGGGCACTTATAACATCTCTCATCTCTATCGTTTATTTCTTCACTTATTGTGCACATTCGTGCAGGATTTAATTTTACTACCTCTGCTGGAGTATTTATAGTATCGTAATGTTTTGTTGGTGCAGTATTTGGACAACCCGCTACTGTTCCATCAGCATTAATAGTAAAAATTTTCTGCTCACAGTCACGACAAAAAGTACCAATACTAAATTGCCCATGTGAAAATTTCTTATAAACTGAGTCTAAAAATCCATTAAAGACATTATGATCTTTAGTTGTTTTGTGCATCTTCATCCACCAAGCATCTAATTCTCTATTATGTGGAAAAATATCAGTATTAATTTTAGCATTACCATCGTGGGTTAATCTCTCATAACTAATTTCATCAATGCCTATTGATTCCATATAGTCCGCTATCCATAGAGGTTCTAGTTTTAGAATGTCCTTAGATACCGAAATAAAACATTTCATTCTGTGACCACGAGAAGCTAAAAACTTTACATTGTTTTCCCATAGTTCTCTTTGTTTTTCATTAGAAAATCTAATATTTGGATCCCAGCTGGTTCCAATACTTCCGCCATCAATACATTCTTCAAGGAATGATAATCTTGCTTCATTTAATTTAAAAACTAGATTGCTAGTTATTCCATGGGTACAACGGTCTCCCCATTGATCTTTAGTTATCCGATGAAATTCACGTAAATGATCCATTGGTGCAAGAAGAGGTTCTCCACCGTGATATTCTAAATGAATTTGATTTGTTCCGTTATCTAATTGATTGACCCAGTTAGCAGTCTTTATATGGTCAAAATAAATCTTTCTACCATTCTTACCGCTAGTGAAGCAATGGAAACAATTAAGATTGCAGGTTTCCGTTGTCTTCACATACACGCAAGTAAATTTTTGTGTCACTAATGCCATAACTGAATATCAATGCTTCCTGAGTGTTTAATGCACGATGTTTTGTGCCTTTTGGTATTTCTACTTGTTCACCTGGATTTAGTAACTTTGTAGAACCTTCAATTTCTAATATTTTATTACCATCGCAGCAATATATTACTACATCTACTGGATCTGTATGTTCTTCAAAAGATGGACCATCAATAGGATTATAAAATATATGCATCGTGCCTTCATTATAATCAACAATCTTTTCATACATCTCAATTTTTAATGTATTCTTTTCTGCGATTAAAGCCGAAATTTTACCATAATATACCCAATAGTTATCTTGTTCAACATACTGTATTCTGTGTTCACTATCTATAACCGAAACATTACAAACATTGAAGCACTGTTCGGAGAGAATAAACTCAAAGAACTGTTCAAAATTCATTTTTAAATCCCTACTAAATAATCATATATTATATTTATAACTGCAGTGAGGACTTCATGATAAAGCAAGCATTTGCAACACCCATATCCATAGAAAAAATTACTGTGGATGATATTGTCGAAACCATCTTTTTAGAATATGATTTATCTAAGCCCCCTGATGATAAGTATAACATATTCGAAGGTGATTGTAAACCCGCCGTTAAAGAATTAGAAAAAATAGCCTATGATAGATTTCGTAATTATGTTGACAAAGCATTTGATATTGATATAGACAAATATGAGTCGGCGATGAAAGCATGGATAACAGGTCATGGGGAACAATATTCTATGGCTATACATAATCATTCTGGTTCTTGGTTCTCTGCTGTATACTATGCACTTGCAGAAGAACAAGGTCGTGGAGGAGCAATTTCTTTTCATGATCCAAGAACTAATGCAAATCGTGGATATGATGCTAATTTTGCACCACATTTTGCAGCAGAAAAGTTACAACCAGAAACTGGAGACCTTGTGATATTTCCATCATTTTTATATCATCATGTAGATCCATATTTCTCAAAATTTAGAATAGCAATTCCAATTGATTTGTATCTGGCAGATTGGCCAGATGGAAAAGATAATGAAAGAATTTTTGAATGAAAAAATTTATTATACACTTAGATGAAGATATTGACCGTAAAAATATATGGGAATTTAATAATAGTTGGTTAGAGGATGCTCAATTCGTTAAAGCTATCAATGGTAAAGATATTGACCATCAGTTAATGGAAATAAAAAAGTTTGGAATTAACCATACTTGGAGAGATCCATTTAAAAATAGAAGAATTACACGTGGTGAAGTAGGTTGCTTTATATCTCACTATGAAACGTGGAAGCACGTTATTCAAGAAAATAAGCCTTGTCTTATTCTTGAAGATGATGCTGTTCTGGATAAAGATTTATGGGATGAAGAAACTTGGCTCTTTCATATGCAAGAACACAAGCTTGATATATTATATCTAGGATACAATGAAAATGAACCAAAAGAAGTTGAAGACCTTGGAGATGTTGTTAAAGTAGGTTATCCATATAATGCTCACGCATATATCCTTAGTCCAGAAATGGCTAATGAATTAGTGTATTCTGGTTATCATCGCAAAATTATTCCAGTAGATGAAATTCTTTCTCAAAAAACTTTAACACATAACCTTGGCGCATTAAAAGTAGAAGTCGCTGGACAAACTCCAAGAAGTATCTCACCATCTAAAATAGAACCGATGGATGATGACGATTGGTTTTTAAACTTTAAAACCCATGCTATTACTGTTGGTACCGATAGATCATTGTGCTCTGCTCTTAATGATACTGCAACAGAACAAGGATTTGTTAGTAAGAATTTAGGTTCTAATGTAACATGGCGTGGAACGGATATGAGTGGACCGGGTGGTGGCCACAAAATTAACCTAGTCAGAGATCATTTAGATACATTAAATCCGAATGATGTAGTATTATTCACTGATGCATATGACGTATTCTTTATTAGGTCATTAGAAGAAATTACAAAGCGATATTTATCTATGAGTACTGAAATTGTATTTAGTGCAGAAAGCACATGTTGGCCAGATGAAAGTATGACTACTTTACATCCTAAAGCATTATATGATAGTAAATATAAATTTTTAAATGCTGGCGCATATATTGGAAGAGTTGCTAGTTTAAAAGAATTTTTTGCAGAAAGAGTAGATGACGAAGACGATGATCAGTTGTATATGCAAAGAGTTTGGACGAATAACTTAAAAAGCAAAAAACCACTTTCTATTACATTAGATTATGAGCAATATATTTTTCAGACTCACGAGCCAGAATGCGTTACTATAGAAAAAGATATTCTAAATCCTATTACAAACACACACCCTTGCTTATATCACGGAAACGGCGGACCAGAAGCAAAAGCTAAATTTGCCGAAATGTATAAAGCTATTACTACTCCGAATCGCTTCAAAGCAACAAAGAGTTTAAAAAGTGAAACAAATAGTGGCGGTCCTATGTTTATTAAACACAGAGGAGCGATAGAAATAATTAGTGATGATATGATGATTATGGACTTTATGAATCAGTCTCAGTGTGAAAGAATGATAGAGATTGCAGATAAGAAAAATACTTGGGCACCAATGCCAGAAGATAAGTTTCCAGCATATGAAATTAGATTAACTGAACTAGGTTTATGGGATGAAATTAGTAGGCATTGGCAAGAGCATGTATTTCCTATTGTAGAAAGATATTGGGCTCCCATGCAGATGTACGGAATGAGAGACGGTTTCGTAATGAGGTATTCAGCCGAAACTCAAAAGAGTTTATCAATGCACTGTGATGCATCTATGGTTACTGGTTCAGTTAAATTAAATGAAGAATATCAAGGAGCATCATTAAGATTTCCTAGACAAAGAGTGAATAACGATGATGTACCAGTTGGTAAAATGATTCTATTCCCTGGACAAGTTACCCACGGTCATGAATGTACCGAACTCACTTCTGGAGTGAAGTATAGCTTGACGATGTGGACTAGCAGGTATCCAGGTGATGTAAATGTATAAATAGAAGAAACAAAAACTTTAGTTTAGGATTAAGCAATGGCGATTAACTCAAAGCAAACTCTAATTGATTATTGTAAACGGCGTCTGGGTGATCCCGTAATTGAGATTAATGTTGATGAAGATCAAGTAGATGATAGAATAGACGAAGCACTAGATTTATTTAAAGAGTTTCATTCCGATGGTGTTTTAAAAATGTATTTGAAACATCAAATTACAGCGGATGATGTCACGAATGGATATATTAGTGTTGCTTCTGACGTTGCTCATGTAACTAGAATGATGGCGGGTAGTTCAAGTAACTCTACAATGGGTGGAAGCTGGAGTGTTAAATATCAGCTAATGCTTAATGACGTTATGAACTATTCTACTTGGATGGCAGACCTTGCATACTATACTATGATTCAAACTAACCTAGCTATGCTTGATATGCAACTTAATGGTTTACCGATTGTAAATTTCAGTCAACACGCAAATAAAGTTTATATTCACGGCGAGTTTGAAACTAAGTCCATTAAAGCGGGCGACTATGTAGTTTTTGAAATATATCAGGTTCTTGACCCAGATACACATACATCAATATATAATGATAAATTCATTAAGGCTATGTCTACAGCTCTTATCAAACAGCAGTGGGGAACTAATCTTTCCAAGTTTGAGGGGATGCAACTTCCAGGTGGTGTTACGATGAATGGTGCAACTATTTACGAACAAGCTACAGCTGAAGTTGAAAAGCTGAAAGAAGATTTAAGAATGGAACACGAATTACCAGCAGACTTTTTTGTAGGATAATATTAAATGGCACGTAACTTATATTTTTCGGCTGGACATAAACAAGAGCAAAATCTATATGAAGATTTAATCATTGAATCTTTAAAGATTTATGGTCAAGACCTATATTACTTGCCAAGAGATTTAGTGAAAATAGATGATGTATTCAGAGAGGATCCAGCATCTAAATTTAACTCATCTTATATGATGGAAATGTATGTTGATAATCAAGAAGGATATGACGGAGAAGGAGATTTATTCTCAAAGTTCGGAATAGAAATCAGAGATGCTATTAATATCACTTTATCACGTAAAAGATGGGAAAATGCAGTAAAGAGATATGATAATGAAATAAAAGGCGCTAGACCATTTGAGGGTGATTTAATCTTTGTTCCATTTTCTAAAAAGATATTTCAGATTATGCACGTTGAACATGAGCAACCTTTTTATCAACTTGGTAATTTACCTATCTATAAACTACGTTGCGAAATGTTTGAATATTCTGATCAAGACTTTGATACAGGTCTTGACGTTATTCAAGATATTGAAACACAAAGATCATACACATTTAATCTTAAACTAGACAGCTCGGGTGGTGGTTGGAGTGTAGGTGAACAAGTAACACAAACCTTAGCAACTGGAGTTATTATGTCGGGGGAAGTTTCCGCTTATAACGATTCAGATAAAATTGTTAGTATTATCCATGCTGGCGCTAACGACGGTAAATATCACCAGTTTGTCACAGGGCTTAATCTAATCGGAGGCACTGATCTAAGACCAGATCAGCCAGGCACTGATGTACGCAATACAATTAATGTTAATCAAGTAACTGAAAGCCATGGTGATTCTGATATGAATACATCTGGTGTTTTTCAGAATACTATATTTAAAAATGAAACAACAGGGTTCCTAGACTTTTCGGAGTCTAATCCATTCGGCGAGGTTGATCAATAATGTTTGGAACTTATTTCTACCACCAAAAAATGAGAAAGTGTGTTTCAACATTCGGTTCTCTTTTTAACAATTTATATGTTATTCGTCAAGATGCTAGTGGACAAGTTATTAATACACAAAAAGTACCTCTTGCTTATGCTTCAAGAGAAAAGTTTTTGGAGAGGATTAGAACACATGCAAATTTAGATGATGAGAATATAGCAATTAAACTTCCACGTATGTCTTTTGAGATGACGTCAATTATGTATGACTCAACTAGACAACTTAATAAGATGCATAGACAATTAAAAACAGGTGATGGTCCGACAAAACGTGGTAAAATAAACTCACCAGTTCCATATATTATGATGTTTACATTGAATATATACACCAATACACAAGATGATGCTTTACAGATTGTAGAACAAATTGTACCATTTTTTAGTCCGCAATATACAGTTACCATGAAACCTTTTGCAGAATATAGTGATGTAAAGGAAGATATTCCTGTAACTCTTATGGGAGTCAATTTTACAGACGATGTAGAAGGTTCTATGGAATCAAGAAGAACCATTATGTATACACTAGACTTTGAACTCAAGATGCAGTTTAACGGACCGATAAGTACCGATAATAGTATTATTACAAAAACCATTACTGAATTTGAAATTGAGAAAATAGGAACAACTACATTTAGACAAATAATAACTCCAAATCCAGCTGCTATTCTATATGATTCAGATTATGGATTTGTACGAAATGATTATGACTTTACAGTAAAGATTACAGATGACATCAGTTAATAAAAATATACAAAGCGATTATGATGAGTCCAAAGAAACTTATAAAGAGTTGATTGAAAAGGGACGAGACGGTATTGAGATGATGATGGAAGTTGCTCGGGAGTCAGAACACCCTAGAGCATTTGAAGTATTATCAGGCATGATAAAAAATGTTTCAGATGTTAATGATAGATTAATGGATCTGAATAAAAAGATGAAAGACATTACTGGAGAAGAAAAAGCCGCTCGGATTGAAACAACTAATAATAATGTTTTTATTGGTACATCTACCGATCTACAAAGATTGTTGAAAGATGTTAAAGATAAAGAAACCATTGATATAACTCCAGAGGAAAATAATGGAAGCAGTAAATGATGGTTATCTAGGTAATAGCCAAGTAAAAAAAGATGGTGTAATTACTGATTGGACACCTGACGCAATTATAGAATATAAAAAATGTATGGGAGATCCCATTTATTTTGCCAAGACTTATTGTAAAGTTATATCTCTTGATAAAGGTCTTGTTAATTTTGATCTATATCCATATCAAGAAGATATGTTCAATCACTTCCATAATAACAGATTCTCAATAGTTCTTGCTTGTAGACAGTCTGGTAAATCTATCTCATCTGTTGCTTATTTACTTTGGTATGCTATATTTAATTCAGAAAAAGTTGTCGCTGTTTTAGCCAACAAAGGCGCTACTGCAAGAGAGATGTTAGCTAGGGTTACACTTATGCTAGAAAATCTACCTTACTTTCTGCAGCCTGGTACAAAAGTATTAAACAAAGGTTCAATCGAGTTTAGTAATAATTCAAAGATTGTTGCTTCGGCAACTTCTGGTTCTTCTATTCGTGGTCTATCTATCTCATTATTGTTTTTGGATGAGTTTGCTTTTATTGAGAATGATGCCACTTTTTACACATCTACATATCCAGTTATTTCATCAGGTAAAGATACCAGAATTATTATAACATCTACAGCTAACGGTATCGGTAATGTCTTTGAGAAAATTTGGTCTGGTGCGGTTCAAGGTGTTAATGATTATAAACCCTACAGAGTAGATTGGTGGGACGTTCCTGGTCGAGATGATAAGTGGAAACAGGAGACTATTAACAACACGTCTCAACTTCAGTTTGATCAAGAGTTTGGAAATACATTCTTTGGTACCGGAGATACACTTATTAATGCTGAGACATTAATGAATTTAAGAGCAGCTGCACCAATACACGTAATTGGCGATGTTAAAGTATATCACGATGTTAAACCAGGCCATGATTATGTCATGGTAGTTGATGTTGCGAAGGGAAGAGGCCAGGACTATTCTACGTTTAACGTGATCGATATTACCACCAGGCCATTTAGGCAAGTGGCCGTTTATCGCAATAATCTTATCTCTCCAATCCTCTTCCCTGATATTATATATAAGTATGCAAATGTGTACAACGAAGCATATGTTATAGTTGAATCGAATGACCAAGGATCAGTTGTTTGTAATGGACTATATCACGAAATGGAATATGAAAACTTACACGTTGAGTCTGCTATTAAAGCAAATGCTCTTGGCGTTGAAATGTCCAGAAAGATAAAAAGGATTGGTTGTTCAGCATTTAAAGATGTTCTGGAAACAGGCAGACTAGAGATTGTAGATGAGCAAACTATTTTGGAAATTTCTACATTTGAGGCTAGTGGTTCTTCATATTCAGCATCTAATGGTAACCATGACGACTTAGTTATGAACTTTGTTTTATTTGGTCACTTTATCGGTTCAATGGTTTTCACCGATATGACTGATATTAATCTTAAAGATATGCTATTTAATCAACAAATGAAAGCCATATATGATGATATTTTACCATTAGGTATTATTGATAACGGTTTAGAACATGAAGTTGCAGCAATAGATCCGGGTAAGGGTAATTGGTCTATAGAAAAAGACTGGCGGAATGATGGGTTTTAAAATCTTATAAATAAAGATAATAATTGAAAATTCGTATTATGAATCCGCATATTAACTAAAGGAACACAAATATGGCTATTGGAACACCCTCCCAATCACCAGCTATTATCGTCAAAGAGATTGACTTATCGGGTGTAGTACCCAATGTTCAATCTACTACAGGCGCAATAGTTGGTAATTTCCGTTGGGGTCCTATCGGAGAAAGAGTTAGAATTGGTTCAGAAACCTCTCTTGCTGCTGCATTCGGTAACCCTGATTTAGACAACACAATCGACTTTCACTCTGCCGCTTATTATCTAAGATATTCAAGCGACTTGTTTGTTACACGTGAAGCAACCACCGCTGCGATTAATGCGCACTCATCTTTTGCTACCGGAACAAACCCACTAATTAAAAACAGAGCTGACTTTGATGCCAAGATGGCATCTCTGGAATCAGACGGTCACACATTTATTGCTAAATGGGCCGGAACAGCAGGTAACGGACTTAGAGTTTCCGTATGCCCATCAGATACAACACAGTTTAACAGCTGGGCTTATAACTCATCTTTTGATAGAGCACCAGGTTCATCGGCCTTTGCAACAGATCGTGGCGCTTCGGACGACGAAGTACACATTGCAGTCATTGATGAAAATGCACAATTTGGTCCAAAAGATGCTGTTCTTGAAATATTCCCTCACGTATCTATTACAAAAGATGCAAAGAATGCAGATGGTTCATCTAACTTCCTCAGAGACGTTGTAAACAACGGATCTAACTATGTTTGGTGTGCAGGCTTTGATGCAGCTTATACTACAGCTGGAGCAAACACTACTACTGATTCTGGAGACGATTTCAGTCTAGCATCCCCTGCAGTTATAAACTATGACATGGTTACAGGCGAAAACTCTGCTACCTTAACACCTAGTGAATATGCAACTGGATTTGATATTTACGAAGATGCAGATACAGTACAAGTTGACTTCTTAATTGCACCTGGTATGAATGCTTCCGGTGATCAGGCTACAGTTACAAATGATCTAGTTGCGATTGCATCAGCACGTAAAGATTGTTTAGTTGTTTCTTCTCCTAACAGAGCAGCTGTTGTTGGAGTTAATAATCCAGCTACTATTACAAATAATGTAACAACTACTGCGAACACATTTACATTCAAGAACAACCTGGTAGTTGATAATAACTATCTAAAAGTTTACGATAAGTATAATGATCAATATATTAAAATTGCTGCTTCATCATCCACTGCCGGTATTATGGCGGCTGCAGATGCTAATGCTGCTCCATGGGTTTCACCAGCTGGTGCAAGGCGTGGTAATTATTTGGGTATTACTTCAATTGAATATAGCCCAAACAAAACTCAGCGTGATACATTGTATAAAGCAGGCATAAACCCAATTTCAAATATCCCAGGTCAAGGTGTTTTACTCTTCGGAGATAAGACTCACGAATCAAGACCATCAGCTTTCGATAGGATTAACGTCCGAAGACTGTTCTTTGTACTAGAAAGAGCAATTGCAGAAGCCGCTAAAAATGTTATGTTTGAGTTGAACGATGAGTTTACCAGAGCAGAATTTACTAATATCGTCGAACCATTCCTAAGGGAAGTTAAGGGCCGACGTGGTATTACAGATTTCAGAGTTGTTTGTGACGAAACAAATAACACTGCTAATATCATCGACACTAACCAATTTGTTGCGACAATCTTCATTAAGCCCGCACGTTCTATTAACTTTATCACATTGAACTTTGTGGCAGTTAGAAGTGGCGTTGAGTTTGAAGAAGTTGTTGGAACTGTATAATAGCGCGGAAAGGGAAATAAAATGGCTATTTTAGGCGTAGACGATTTCAAAGCCAAGCTAGCTGGCGGAGGCGCAAGACCGAATCTTTTTAAAGTAACGGTCAACTTTCCAGCTTATGCAGGCGGAGATGTCGAGAACACATCTTTTATGTGTAAAGGAGCCCAGTTACCGGGCTCAACGATTGCACCAATCGCGGTACCATTCCGCGGTCGGTTCTTAAATATTGCAGGTGATAGAACATTCGAACCATGGACTGTATCAATTATTAATGATACAGATTTCAAAACTAGAGATGCTATGGAAAGATGGATGAACGGGATGAACGGACACAGTACAAATACTGGTCTAGTAAACCCCAGCGATTACCAAGCCGATATGATTGTAGATCAATTGGATCGTGATGAGAGTGTTCTCAAGCGATATAACTTTAGAGGCGCTTTCCCTACGAATGTTGCTCCTATTGATCTTAACTATGAGACTACAGGTGCTATTGAGGAATTCACTGTTGAATTCCAAATCCAGTACTGGGAATCAAATACCACTTCCTAAAGTGAGTATAAATAAAATGGTAGAGGGATTAATTTTCCTCTACCTAACTTTAAAATTTGGATGTTTAAAATGGCAGAAGAAAAAGGCGTGAAACTATTTGGATTTGAAATCCGAAAAGCCAATAAAGAAAAAAAAGTAAAGCTCGACTCGATAGTTCCGCCCACAGATGATGATGGAGCGGGTTATGTAACTGCATCAGGTTCACACTTTGGTCAATATATAAACCTAGACGGTGACAATGCTAAAGATAATGCTCAGCTAATTAGACAATATCGTGGTGTATCAATGCACCCTGAAGTAGATGCTGCAGTAGAAGATATTACAAATGAAGCAATTGTGACACAAGATGACCGTGCTTCATTAGAATTAAACTTAGATAATGTAGATGTTTCTGATAAAATTAAAAAGACTATGAACGATGAATTTAAAAATATTCTTGGTATGCTTAGATTCAACGATAATGGCCATGATATATTTAGGCGTTGGTATGTTGACGGAAGAATTTTTCACCACTTGGTTGTAGATGAAAGTAATCCTAAGCTAGGTATCAGAGAGATTAGACACATTGATGCTGCTAAAATCAGAAAAGTAAAAGAGATTAAATCCAAAAAAGATGCAGACACTGGTACTACAATTATTGAGAATGTAAAAGAACATTACATCTATCAAGAGAAACCTGGGTCTCACACAGGTGGTGTGAAGATGACCGAGGATTCCATCAGTTATGTAACATCTGGTCTATTGGATGAAACACGTAAGAAAGTTGTTTCATATTTACATAAAGCATTAAAGCCGATTAACCAATTGCGAATGATGGAAGACTCATTAGTCATCTATAGACTTGCAAGGGCTCCAGAGCGTAGAATTTTTTATATTGATGTTGGTAACTTACCACGTGGTAAAGCCGAAGAATACATGAAAAACATTATGACTAAGTATCGTAACAAATTAGTTTATGATGCATCTACTGGACAGCTTAAAGATGATCGTAAGCATATGTCGATGCTGGAAGATTTCTGGTTACCAAGACGTGAAGGCGGTAGAGGAACAGAAATTTCTACTCTCCCTGGTGGTGAAAATCTTGGACAGATAGATGATATTGTTTACTTCCAGAAACGTCTATATAGGTCATTAAATGTTCCTGTTCAAAGATTAGAGCAAGAACAACCAATGATGGGTATTGGTAGATCACAGGAAGTAAATAGAGACGAGTTAAAATTTCAGAAATTTATTGACCGTTTACGGCGTAGATTTGCTCAGCTATTTTTAGAAGTTCTGAGAAAGCAGTTAATACTTAAAGGTATTATTACAGACGAAGATTGGAAAAGTTGGACGACAGATATTATTGTTGATTTCATCAGCGATAATAACTTTTCTGAATTAAGAGATGCTGAAATGTTGAGGGAAAGATTACAAACCCTTGATATGACACAGCAGTATATAGGCGAATTTTATTCTAAGGAATGGGTTTGGAAGCATGTTCTTAACTTAACAGATGAAGATATTAAGAATATGAAGAAAGAGATTGCTCAAGAAAGCGCCAATGGAGAAATTGATAATGAAGATGATGATAATGATAAACAACCGGTTGCTAAAAAACCAAAAGGAGTAAATGATGGAAATGAATAGAACTATTGAAGACTTTATTAATGCCATTGGCCAAGATGACTATGCTAAAGCAGAACCTGTTTTTAATGATTTAATGTCAGGGAAGATTGAGACAGCTTTAGATGCACAGAAAATTGACGTAGCAGACAAGATATATAATGGTGTTGAAGACGAAGAGCCAGAAGCCATTGAAGCTGAAGAAGCTGAAGATGAAGAAACCTCTTAAAATATTAACACTTATAAATATATCTAAAGTCAAAGGATCAACATGAAAACTTTTAAACATATACGAGAAGCAAGAATATCTGGCATGCCGCCAGGTGATCACGTTTTCGATACAAAGGTTAAAGGTGTTGAGATAATGGTACACAAGGGTAATGATAAAAAGAATCCTTATATCACTTATGTCGATAAAGAAATGTTAGATAAATTTGCAGATTTAAAAAGTGCGAAGGCAGCTGGTTTAGAGTTTGTCAAGCAGTCGAAAGGATAATATACAATGAAGTTTATGGTGGAATCAATTGATAACGAACTAGAAGTTATCACTGAAGCTAAAGAGAATGGAGAAAAGTCCTATTCTATTAGCGGTATCTTCGCCATGGCCGAAGGTGTAAATAAGAATAAGCGTTCATATCCGAAGCCTATTATGGAAAAGGCAGTTCAGAGATATGTAGACGAACAGATAAAAACCAAAAGAAGTGTTGGAGAGTTAAATCACCCTGCGGGGCCAACAGTTAATTTGGATAAAGTATCCCATCTAATTACCGAACTCAAATGGTCTGGTAATAATGTGATGGGTAAGGCACAAATATTGGATACTCCGATGGGTAAAATCGTAAAAGGTTTGCTTGACGGTGGTGTACAACTTGGAGTGTCAACTCGTGGTATGGGTAGCCTCGAGCAGAGAAACGGCGTAAGTTATGTAAAAGATGACTTTCTTCTTAACACGGTTGATATCGTGCAAGATCCATCAGCACCAAATGCTTTTGTAAATGGAATTATGGAAGGTGTGGATTGGGTTTGGAATAACGGCGTTATCGAAGCAAGAGAAATTGAAAGAATGGAGACTGAAATAAAGAAGGCTCCGCGTGCTGACCTCTATGAGGCTCAAACACGTGAGTTTAAGAATTTCCTCTCGTTGCTCAAAAACAAGAAAATGTAAAGGAGTCACAATGACTGACGAAAATCAGATCGCTGATACAGAACTCCATGACGAGGACGTTATGGAAGGTTCAGTAGATCCAAAAAATGCAGAACAAGCTTCGGTTGCTTCGGTGGATAAAGCCGCAGACGCAACTAAAAAAGCTACGCCTCCAAAGACTAAAGCAGCTATGATTAATGCTATGTACGGTAAATTGCACAGCATGAATAAAACTCAGTTGTCTGCCGCTTACAATGGTATGCATTCTGAAGATGTAGATGTTGATGAAGATATGGCAGAAATTGCAGAAGCACCTGAAGTAGATTATAACTACAACGGTGAATTGCAATCTGTTATGGAATCAGAAGCAACTCTATCAGAAGAGTTTAAAGAAAAAACTGCAGTAATCTTTGAAATGGCGCTAAAAAGCACACTTGCAGAGAAAATCACTTCACTGGAAGAAAATTATGCAACCGAACTAGCAGAAGAGATTGAACAACATCAATCTGCCATGGTAGAGAAAGTTGACGGCTACCTCAATTATGTCGTAGAAAATTGGATGGAAGAAAATAAAGTTGCCATCCAGCAAGGACTACGCACAGAAATCGCAGAAGGTTTTATGGACAAACTTAAAGATGTATTCACAGAATCATACATCGCAGTTCCAGAAGGCAAAGTTGATCTACTTGACGAACTCTCCGAGCAAGTCACAGACCTAGAAACAGCTTTGAATGAAAGAACAACTGAAGTCTTGCAAAGCCATGAGTTGCTAGAAAACTATGCACGAAACGAAGTAATTCGTGAAGCATCAGTTGATCTAGTTGAAACCCAAGTTGAAAAACTGGCAGCTCTTGTAGAGAATATTGACTTTGATGATATCGAATCTTTCACCAAGAAAGTCGCTATTGTTAAGGAAACTCACTTCTCCCCAGAAGCAGTCGAATCACCAATTACTGAAGATGTAGATGTTGATCAGCCTGAAGAAATCGCAGAAAAAGTTAGCGATCAAATGGCCCAGTATCTTACAGCTATCAGAAGTCAAACAAAATAAAGAAGGATCCTATTAAATGGAAATGCAATCTTACGATACACTCGTAGAAAAGTGGGCACCGGTTCTGAATGAAGAATCAGCCGGAAATATCGGTGACCGTCATAAAGTAGCTGTAACAGCTGCTCTCTTGGAGAATACTGAAAAAGCACTGCGCGAAGAGCGTTCTTTGACAGAAGCTGCTCCAACTAACTCTAACGCAGGCGTAAACAACTGGGATCCAATCTTGATCTCCCTAGTCCGTCGTGCAGCACCAAACTTGGTAGCATATGAACTAGCAGGCGTTCAGCCTATGTCTGGTCCAACTGGTCTTATCTTTGCGATGAAATCACGTTACACTAGCATGAGTGGAACAGAAGCATTGTTCAACGAAGCAGACACTAAGTTCTCTGGAACTCAGAACGATGCAGGAAACGGCGCAGCAGGTCCATCGGGCTTGAGTGTTACTAATGCTAACTCTGCTCACACAATCGACTCTGACCGTGCAGTAGACATCTTCGGTAATGCAATGGCTACCGACTCGGCAGAAGCACTTGGATCATCTGGTTCAACTGACTTTGCAGAGATGGGTTTCAGCATTGAAAAGCAGACTGTTACTGCTAAGTCACGTGCTCTGAAAGCAGAATATTCGCTTGAACTCGCACAAGACTTGAAAGCAATCCACGGTTTGGATGCAGAAACAGAACTTGCGAATATCCTTTCAACTGAAATTCTTGCAGAGATTAACCGCGAAGTAATTCGTACAATTAACTCACAAGCTAAAACAGGTTGTTTACAAGCTAACGTAACTACTGATGGTATCTTCGATCTTTCAACAGACGCAGACGGCCGTTGGAGCGTAGAGAAATTCAAAGGTCTCGTTGTACAACTTGAGCGTGAAGCTAACGTAATTGCTAAAGAAACACGTCGCGGCAAAGGTAACATCATGGTATGTTCATCTGACGTTGCGTCTGCTCTTTCTGCAGCTTCTATGTTGGATTACTCTCCAAGCCTGAGCACAGGTCTGAACGTAGACGATACAGGCAACTTGTTTGCAGGTACTTTGAACGGTCGCATGAAAGTCTATATTGACCCATATGCAACTGTAGACTATGTAACAGTCGGCTACAAGGGTTCTAACCCATATGATGCTGGTGTGTTCTATTGCCCATACGTGCCGCTTACAATGATGCGTGCCGTAAGTGAAAATACTTTCCAGCCTAAGATTGGCTTTAAGACCCGTTACGGAATGGTAGCCAACCCATTCGTGCCAGGTGCTATCGCAGCTAACGGTCTTGGTACTGCTAAGTCTAACCAGTATTACAGAATCTTCCGTGTTGATAACATTCTCGACTAAACGGAAATAAACATAACTACTACCTTGGGGGGGCTTCGGCCCTCCCTTTTTTTTGTCTTTTTTTTAAATTAGGGGTTTACATACTATATTGGATAAGTTATAACTATCATATCAGAAACATAACTTAGATAAGGAAGAGTACAAATGCAACAGTTATTTAATGTAGAAGTAGACGGCGTTGACCTTCAGGACTATCCGAAATTTTGTGATGCATATATTAGTTTTGCGGAAGACAACTGGGGAGTACCACTTACAGAACTAGAACTAGATGCTGTAAATGAAGACCCGCAGCTTGTCTGGGAATATGTGTTTGCAGATTTATATTAAAAAAAATGGCTGTAAGCAATTTTAGTTGTTTACAGCCTAACAAAAGTCTGCTATAACCATTATATCGAAACCAAACTGGAGATAATATTATGATTAATCACGTCACTCGCCACGAATACCAAGGACAAAATGCAGCTAATCTGATGGCTCTTGGATTTGATGAGACAGATGAATTTGTAACATTTAAGCAGGCTATCAAGCTGCCAGGACTCAATGGTAAACTTCTAAAAGGTATCAAGTCTAAAGCAACTCTCGTGCGTTATAGCCGAGTTGAGAAAGTGCAAGACGAAACGGGGAAGCAAACTCCTAAGCCTATCTACTTTGCAGTGTTTCACATCCTCGATGTTCTAGCACGTCGGCCAAAAGAAATATAAAAAAAGATTGCTGGAGGGGTTTACATCTCTTCCAGTATCTGTTATAACTAATTAACAGAAGCAAACTAGAAAGTGAATACAATGATTATAGTTCAAGATATCCAAGATGCAATGATGATGCAAAAGAAACTAGGAAGCATTATCCGCCGCTCAGTAAATAGCAATAAAACATTGAAAGATGTACAAGTTGAGTTACTGATGCTTGTTGAAGACCTCGGTAAGAATATCGAACGGTTAGATGCAGAGATAGATAAAGAGATTGAAGCACAATGGACACTCATTGAAAAGCACAACAAAGTAGAAGCATAATGAAAAACTGGCTCTTTGCAACACTAAGCACTACAATGTCTTTTATAGTTGTAGTTGCTTTAATAACATACTACATGAATTAATCTAAGGACTCTTCGGAGTCCTTTTTATTTGCGTTATAAATACTTCTGTAATAAGGAAGTATGAATAATGGCTGATCTAACAAAAAACATGAATTTCTTACAACCCACTGGATTCAAGGTTGTAATTGATCGAAAAAATTACCCTAACTTAGAATACTTTGTACAGAGTACAAACCTTCCTGGCGTGTCTAGTCCAGCAGTTGAAATCGGTTACCCGAGAGCAAATATTCATATGACTGGTGGTCAATTAGATTATGATGAAATTACCATGGACATTATTTTAGATGAAAATATGGATGCATATACCGAAATGTATTCATGGATGGAAAGAAATGCTGAAACAAAGCAAACAACTTTAATATCTGATATTGGAAAATACAACACTCAAGCAGATGCTCCAACAACATCAGATATAACACTTTTGGTTCTATCAAGTCATAATAATAAAACCAAAAAAATTACATATAGAGATTGTATTCCTGTGCAGCTTGGCGCAGTACAACTTATGTCTAATGTTGCCGATGTTCAGTATATTATATTGCCAGTAACATTCTCTTTTACTTACTTTGAAATTTTATAAATCATGAGGACTTTTTATGACACTAGAACAGTTATTGGAAATGTGGAAAACTGACTCCGAGATTGATCGGTATAAGTTAGATGAAACTTCACTAAACACTCCCAAGTTACATTCTAAATATTTAGAAATTCTGAGTATCGCTAAACTTCAGAAGAAGAAAGCTGAGCACTCACAGAAAAAATTGCTAAAGAAAAAATGGCTTTACTATAACGGGAAGCTAACTAAAGATGATATAGAAGAATTGGGTTGGGAATATGATCCATTTCAAGGACTTAAAGTTCTAAAAGGTGAAATGGAATACTACTATAATTCAGATATAGATATTCAGAAGTCAGAAGAAAAATGCGAGTATCATAAAGTTTTTGTTGAAACAGCAACTGAAATAGTAACAAATTTAAATTGGAGACACCAGACAGTTGGTAATATTATTAAATGGAGGCAGTTCGAAGCGGGCGGCTAAACCAAGTGGATAAAATTGTAATACAAAAACGTAATCAGTCAGTAATGAATGTTATATCAGATTATGGAGTTATGAATGAGTTATCCGATCATTTCTCATTTTTCGTGCCAGGTTATAAATTCATGCCAGCTTTCCGAAATAAAGTTTGGGATGGTAAGATTAGATTGTTTAATGCTCAGTCAGGCGAGTTGCCTGTAGGGCTATACCCATACGTTCAAGAGTTTGCTAAGCCTCGGGGCTATCATGTTGAAGTTGAGCATGATGCTATGTATGGTCGACCAGATTCAACCAATGATGTAGATCCTAAAGAATTGAATGCATTCATTGAGTCACTTAATCTCAGATCAAGAGGGACTAGAATTGGACCAAGAGATTATCAGGTTGAAGCAATCGCAGAGGGCATTCACAGAAAAAGAGCAATTCTATTAAGCCCGACTGGTTCTGGTAAATCACTTATCATCTATGTACTTCTCAGATGGTTGCTAGAAAAGACAAATAAAAAATTATTAATTATTGTACCAACTACAAGTTTGGTTCAGCAGATGTATACAGATTTTGAAGATTACTCAAGCGCTGACGAAGACTGGTTTGTAGAAGATGAGTGCCACAGGATTTACTCTGGTAGACCTAAAAAGATGGATGAGCGGGTAGTTATCTCAACTTGGCAATCTGTCTATAAGTTACCAGGGGTTTGGTTTGAACAATTCTGTGGTGTATTTGGTGACGAGTGCCATGGATTTAAATCTAAGTCACTTACATCAATTATGAATAAATCTAGGGAAGCTGAATATAGATTTGGTACGACTGGTACATTAGACGGGACTCAAACTCATAAGCTAGTATTAGAAGGTCACTTTGGTAAAATTTATAATGTAACAACTACTCGGAAACTCCAAGACAAAGGAACACTAGCAGCACTCGATATTAAAATTCTTTTGCTAAAATATCCAGAAGAAATTTGTCGTGCTTTAAAGGGAGCAGAATATCAAGCTGAGATTGATTTCATTGTAAAGAATGAAGCACGAAACAAACTCATTACTAATTTAACAGTTGACCAAGATGGTAACACATTGGTGCTATATCAATTTGTAGAAAAGCACGGCAAACCACTCTATGATATGATCAAAGCAAAAGCGCACGAGAAAAGAAAAGTGTTCTTTGTATCTGGTTCAGTAGAAGCATCAGATAGGGAGCAAATCAGAAAGATTGTAGAGAAACAAAAAAATGCTATTATCGTTGCCAGCCTAGGTACATTTTCTACTGGTATAAATATAAGAAATCTACACAATATAGTTTTTGCTTCCCCATCTAAATCTCAAATAAAAATACTTCAGTCAATAGGTAGAGGTTTAAGAAAGTCAGACAATGATGTAACGACTAAACTATTTGATGTGGCAGACGATCTACATTGGAAAAGCAAGAAGAATTATACGCTAGTACATTCCGCCGAACGAATTAAGATATATGCTAAAGAAAACTTTAAATATAAAATTTATGAGATAGAGTTAAAAATATGAGTGAAATTAAACAGTTTAGATTAACAGACGGATCCGAGATCATATGCGAAGTTCTCGAATGGAATGATGACGCCACTGACCAAATAGTAATTAGAAATGCTTTAGAGATTATTTGGATGCAAAGAGGAGATAACAGGATGTGTACTTATCGTCCATGGTTATTTCAACAGATTAGAGAAAATAGCATTTCTTGTATTACCTCTGGTCACATTATGGCCGAGAGTACACCAACAGATGAAGCTGTAGATCAGTGGAAAGAAACCATTGACTACTTTCAAGAAAAGCCAGAGGATGAATCTACAAGTAGTTTAATGGATTCCGATACAATACCAGATGAAAACAATCTAATATATTTGAAGCCTAAACCGGGGATTCACTGATTTGGACATACTATCTCTCCATCCCCAAAATGCTTAATTTATTATACTAACATTTCTCTGTCCTGTAAACACCTAATATCGCCAAAACAGAAAATAATTTACTTTACTTTCCCAGCCAAATGATTTATAATTAACCAATAAGGAGTGAATAATGGCTAAAACTAAAAAGCGTAGTATTCACTATGTAAACAACAAAGACTTCTCATATGCTGTAGTTGACTATTGTACAGAACTAAAACAAGCAAAAGAAAATGAGTCTGCACTACCCATTGTTCCAGATTACATAGCTGAATGTTTCTTAAAAATTTCTGAAGGTCTTTCTCATAAGTCCAATTTTATCAGATACACATATCGTGAAGAAATGGTTATGGATGCAGTTGAAAACTGTCTCAAAGCCATTGAGAATTATAATATCGAAGCTGCTACACGTACGGGTAAACCAAATGCTTTTGCATACTTTACTCAAATTAGTTGGTATGCATTCCTCAGGAGAATTGCTAAAGAAAAACGGCAACAAGAAATTAAATTTAAATATATGGTTTCCTCTGGTATTGATGCTTTCTTGGATACAAAAAATGGAGATGTTATATCAAATAGTGTCGCAACAAACTTTATTGATGGTCTTAAAGACAGAATTGAAAAGATTAAAGAAAAAGATGTTGTTGTAAAAGAACTTGTAAAAGCAGAGAAAAAGAAAAGAAGAACCAAGTCAGCAGACTCGGATTTGACAGATTTTATAAAATGAGAAATATATATGAAAATAGCTATATTAAATGATACGCATGCAGGTATAAGAAATGCGAGTGAAATATTTTTAAACAATGCAGACAAATTCTACTCTGAACTATTCTTTCCATATTTATTAAAAAATGATATCAAACATATTGTCCATCTAGGAGATATATTTGATCAGAGAAAATTTGTTAACTTTAAAGTGATTAATAAATTCCGTAAATGCTTTCTCAGTAAGTTAAGAGAATACAAAATCACTATGGATGTTATCCCTGGTAATCACGATGTGTTTTTTAAGAACACAAATGATCTAAACAGCTTGAAAGAGTTACTAGGTCATTACATGAATGAAGTCAACATTGTTATGGAGCCTAAAGTATTAGAATATGGCTCATTAAAAATGGGCTTAATTCCGTGGATGAATCAAGAGAATACTGATACAACTATGGAGTTTATCAGGACTTGTAAAGCAGATATTCTGGGCGGCCATTTTGAGTTTAATGGCTTTGATATGATGCGAGGGATTAAAAATAATCACGGAATGGATCATAAACTCTTCAAGAGATTTGAAGCAGTTTATTCTGGACACTTCCATACAAAATCACAAATAGATAATGTAATGTATCTTGGTACTCAGATGGAATTTTTCTGGTCTGATGCTCATGATAGAAAACACTTTCATGTTCTTGATTCTGAGAGCAGAGAACTAACAGCTATTGAAAACCCGCATACTTTATATGAAAAAATTATTTATGATGACAAAGATAGGTCTTACTCTGATTATCCAGTAGATCATTTAGATGAAAAGTTTGTAAAAATAGTTGTAATTAATAAGCAAGACCTCTTTACATTTGATCGTTTTGTTGATAGAATACAGAATAGGAATATACATGAACTAAAGATTGCAGAAAACTTTGAAGAGTTTGTTGGTAATAAAGTTGAAGATTCATCAATCTCGGTCGAAGATACTAGTGAATTATTAGATAGTTATATTGAAAGTGTAGATACCACATTGGATAAAGAATTATTGAAAGGTGAAATGAGAGCACTTCTTACTGAAGCGCAGTCTCTTGAAATTGCATGATTGTATTTAAATTATTACGATATAAAAACTTTCTCTCGACGGGTAACAGTTGGACGGAAGTTGATCTGAACCAGCATAGAACCACCTTAGTTATTGGTGATAATGGTTCTGGTAAATCAACTATGTTAGATGCTTTATCATTTACATTGTTTGGAAAACCACATAGAAATATTAACAAACATCAACTGGTCAATTCTATTAACAATAAAGATTGTGAAGTGGAAGTTACGTTTTCTGTTGGAATGAATGAGTTTAAAGTTTCTCGTGGAATTAAACCTGCCAAGTTTGAGATATTGAAAAACGGTGTTCTGATTAATCAAAACTCCCATGCTAAAGAGTACCAGAAAATTCTTGAGCAGAATATAATCAAATTAAATCATAAATCATTCCACCAGATTGTGGTACTTGGTTCATCTTCCTTTATTCCTTTCATGCAACTACCTGGCGGTCACAGACGTGATGTGATTGAAGACCTATTAGACATTAACGTGTTCTCCAAGATGAATCATTTACTCAAAGAGAAAACAGCTATTGTAAAAAATAAACTACAAGACATTAAATACAATATTGAAATCTTGGATAACAAGATTAAAACTCAATCTAAATATATTAAAGATGTTAAAATATTAACGGAGTCAAACGTTGCCTCAAAACAATCGACGATTACGACCAATCAATCTGAGATCATTGCCTTACAGGAAGTCAACACATCCCTATCGGGCGAGGTTGATGGTAAAAATGATGAGGTGCAAAAAAGTCTTAAAAAGTACCACGACAAAAAACAAGCGCTCTTACAATACGGTGGGCAGTTCAAAACTCAAACCAACCAAATTACAAAAGAGGCTAAATTTTACGAAAACAATGAAGATTGCCCAACGTGTTCCCAAAATATTAGTTCAGAACTTAGAGAAACAAAGTTGGCAGCCTCTCGGTCTAAAGCCAAAGAATTGCAAACTGCAATGGGTAAGCTCGCTATCCAGCAAGCTGATATTGAAAAGAATATCGAACATGCAGGGATTGCACTTGAGGAACTTAGAGAAAAACAATCAACTCTACATAGTAACAATACAGAAATTGATAGGCTACAAAAGCAGATACGAAGTATTGAAAAAGAGTTATCATCAACTGTTGTAGCAGATCTTGATGAAGCAAGACTTGAACTAGATGCTATGGAGGCAGATAAAAATACTTATCGTGAGGAAAGATTAAAGCAAAATGAGAAGTATAGCATCAATTCAGCAATGTCTGAAATGCTTAAAGATACTGGTATTAAAACAAAAATTATTAAAGAGTATCTGCCAGTAATTAATAATCTGGTCAATCAATACTTACAAGTGCTTGACTTCTTTGTTCACTTTAATCTTGATGAAAGTTTCCAAGAAACTATTAGATCAAGACATAGAGATGCTTTCTCATATGATTCTTTCTCAGAAGGCGAGAAGCAAAGAATTGATCTATCCTTATTGTTTACCTGGAGAATGATTGCAAAGATGAAAAACTCAGTAGCAACTAATCTGCTACTATTAGATGAAACCTTTGACTCATCATTGGATCACGAAGGTGTAGAAAATTTAATGAAAATTCTAAATACACTTGAAGAGGATACTAATGTGTTTGTTATCTCGCATAAAGGAGAGATACTAGACGGCAAGTTTGAGAACAAGATTGAATTTGTCAAAGAAAAGAATTTTAGCAAACTTGCTAAATAATGGTTTACAATCTCTTCGGATTGTACTATAATTATTATATTATCAAAAATTGGAGTATATTATGCAACTAACAGAAACCACTTTATCTGTTCTAAAAAATTATGCCACAATCAATTCAAATATTGTTATTGATCAAGGCTCTAAACTTAATACAATCTCAGAAGCTAAAAATGTTATGGCTTCTGTTAATGTCAAAGAAGAATTTCCTAAGAAATTCGGTATCTATGATCTAAATGAATTTCTCGGTGTTCTTGGCTTGGTAGATGAACCAAACCTAGATTTTACTGATGAATATGTAACAGTCAGCGACTCATCTGGTAGATCAAAAGTTAAGTATTTTTTCTCAAGTCCTGAAATCTTAACTCAACCTACAAAGACTGTTACTATGCCAGCAGCTGATGTTACCTTTGATCTGGACACAGATACTTTAATGCGTGTTAAACGTGCTGCTACAGCACTCGGACATAATGAAGTATCTATTTCTGGAAAAGAAGGTGTAATCACTATTAATGTTGTAGATAATAAAAACTCAACATCAAATGTTTATTCCATTGATATTGCCGGTGAGTTTGAAATGGAAGAATTTAAGTTTGTCCTTAACATTTCTAATCTAAAAATTATGCCTGGAGACTATGAAGTCAAGATTTCATCCAAGCTGATTTCAGAATTTACAAATAAAGAAACAGATGCGCAATACTGGATTGCTCTCGAAAAGACATCATCAACAGGAGTATAAATGATGAATAAGAAGAATACAAATACACCACCTATGAGTCAGCCACAACTAAATGAAATGGCTCAAGCTAACAGTGATATGGATGCAGCTTATGCTTTGATGGCTCAGATGGGCCGAAGCACAATTGCAGTCATTGATGCTATTGTACAACGAGGTGGTTTCAGAGGAGAAGAACTTTCAACAATCGGAGGGCTACGTGATCAATGTATTCAGGCTATTTCAATGTCTGAAGCATACGAACAAAAAGACTAAACTGAAACTAAGGAATATTATATAATGGATTTGAGTACACGTGAGAATGAATTCCTATGGTGTGAAAAGTATCGGCCCCAAAAGGTATCAGATTGTATCTTGCCTGAGGGGCTGAAAAATACCTTTGAAACACTTGTTAAAAAAGGTGAAATTCCAAACATGCTATTCACCGGCACAGCAGGTCTTGGTAAAACTACAGTAGCAAAAGCTATTTGTAATGAACTGGACCTAGACTATATACTGATTAACGGATCCGAAGAGGGTAACATTGATACGCTCCGTGGAAAGATTAAGCAGTTTGCATCTTCAATCAGCCTTCAAGGTGGTTATAAAGTTGTTATCCTAGATGAAGCGGACTATCTAAATCCGCAGAGTACACAACCAGCACTACGTGGTTTCATTGAAGAATTTTCTAATAATTGTAGATTTATTTTAACCTGCAATTTTAAAAATCGTATTATTGAACCTTTACATTCCAGATGTGGTGTGTATGAGTTTAATACTACCAAGAAAGAAATGGCCAAGTTATGCGAGAATTTCTTTTTCCGTTTCCGGCAGATATTGGAAAACGAGTATGTCGGATTTGAACAAAAAGATGCCGCCGATCTTATTGTCAAATATGCACCGGATTGGCGACGGGTACTTAACGAAGCCCAGCGTTCTGGAGTTAATGGCCAATTGGTCCTTAGCAGTCGGGTGGTGGGCAATAGTGATCAGTATAATCTTCTGTTTCAATTGTTAAAAGCAAAAGATTTTAAAAAGATGCGCACATGGGTAGTTAATAATATGGATGTAGATGCAGCCGCTATCTTCCGTGGTATATATGATAATATGCAGACAAGTGTTTCACAGGGTTCTATACCTCAGCTTGTTCTTATTCTAGCAGACTACCAATATAAGAATGCCTTTGTAGCAGATCACGAATTAAATATTGTGGCATGTTGTACAGAAATCATGGCTAACGTGGAGTTCACATGAGAATTGATCCAGATACAAAACTAGACTATAAAGATGTGTTATTAAGTCCTAAGAGGTCTACACTAACAAGTCGCAATGAAGTAGACCTACGGCGTGAATTTTCATTTAGGTCAACTTCAGCCCAATATTTTGGCGTACCAATTATAGCAGCTAATATGGACGGCGTTGGTACTTTTGAAATGTCTGATAAACTTGGATCAAGAGGTTTATTCACTTGTCTTAATAAAAATTATAATGTAATGGAATACGTTGCTTATTTTGATGATCCAGATATGCCATTAGATCGTAAAGAATTTTCAGCATATACAATGGGTATTAGCGATAAAGATATGGCTGACTTCCTTAGTGTATATGAAATGTGCGATGGCAATATTAAATATGTTTGCGTGGATGTAGCTAACGGCTACACACAAAGATTTATTACATTTGTTAAAGAATTAAAGAGATATTTTCCAACCCTAATTATTATTGCTGGTAATGTTGTTACAGCAAATCAAACAGAGGAGTTAATTTTAAATGGAGCCGATATCGTTAAAATTGGGATTGGTCCTGGTTCTGTTTGTACTACTCGCTTACAGACTGGCGTTGGTTACCCTCAGCTTTCTGCAGTTATCGAGTGCGCTGATGCTGCTCATGGTTTGGGTGGGCATATCATTGCTGATGGTGGTTGCAACACTCCAGCTGATGTAGTAAAAGCATTTGCAGGTGGAGCTGATTTTGTTATGCTTGGAGGTATGCTATCTGGTCACGATGAAGGCGGCGGAGAAGTTATTACCAAAGTCTATGAAACAAATGAAGTTACTCTCATGGCTGACGGTTTTTATGATTCAGTATATGAAGAAAAGAACTTTGTAAAATTTTATGGAATGAGTTCAGATACTGCTAATGTTAAACACAACGGTGGGCTTAAAGATTATCGTAGTTCAGAAGGCCGTGAAGTTTTAGTTCCTTATCGAGGTCTTGTAGATGATACACTTCAAGATATTCTTGGTGGACTTAGAAGTGCGTGTACTTATGTTGGAGCAGAACAAATAAAAAATCTAAGTAAATGTACTACATTTATTCGTTGTAATGATACTCATAATAGGGTTTACGAATGATAAAAAATCTGTTATTATATACAAAAGACAACTGCATCTATTGCCACTTTCTAAAAGAAAAGTTAGATGACTGGGAATTTAAATATGATGTAGTACATAATGTTGGCTTACCTGCCGATCATAAAACTTATCCACAATTGTATTATGAAGGTATAGATGTTCAAAGAGGTTCTTCTACTGATCTAACAAGAGATGATCTAATGAATAGAATTGAAAGAATAGAATGGCCAAATATGGATAGCGGAGTAGAAGGTAAATTATGAGTATAAGTCCTTTTGATTTTTTAAATACAATCAATTCTAGTAAAAAAGATATTATGGTAGATGACTTAGCAGAAAAAGCATATGCTCCTTTTGTTATCAATCGCACTCTATCATACTTTCCAGATACTGTTGGAATTGCAAATGAGATGAACCGATATCATCATATAGATAAAAAGCTACAATATCACTTTCTTATAAATATAGTTAGAAAAAGAAAGCGTTTTTCTAAATGGGCCAAGGCTCAAAAAGATAGTGATATTGATGCAGTTAAGACATATTATGGGTATAGTAATGAAAAAGCCCGTCAAGCCTTAACTCTATTATCACCTGAACAAATACAGATAATAATAGAGAAGGTGAGTAAAGGTGGAAAAAGAAGAAAATAAAATTATACAGTGGTCTCCGCAAACTATGCTTGAGATTACATTAAATGAACCCGATGACTTTCTCAAAGTAAGAGAAACTTTAACACGTATCGGTGTTGCATCCCGAAAAGATAATAAATTATACCAATCGTGCCATATCTTGCATAAACAAGGAAGATATTTTATAGTGCACTTTAAAGAATTGTTCCTTTTAGATGGAAAGAAGTCCAACCTAGATGAGAATGATATATCAAGACGAAACACAATTGCAACTCTTATGTCTGATTGGGGTTTGGTTACAATGGAAACTAGAGGACAAACTCTCAGTTTAGCACCATTGAGACAAATTAAAATTATACCATTTAAAGAGAAATCAAATTGGCAACTGTGTCCAAAATATAATATAGGAAATAAATAACAGCTATTCCATAACCGACTAGCTAAAAATTAATAACTTGTATAAATAGACTTGTAGAGCGGATAATCCGGCTACAATTTAATCTTGCTTGCTCAAAAGGAGATAACAATGACAGGCTTACACACACTCTTCCCTCGCTCATCTTTTGTAGGATTTGATCATCTATTCAACGAACTAGAATGGACGGCAAAACATGCTCAGGATCATTACCCACCCCACAATATTATTAAGACAGATGAATCAGAATATTTGATTGAACTTGCTATTGCTGGGTTTTCCAAAGATGAAATTAACGTTGAAGTTAAAGATAGAACTTTGACTGTTAAAGGGGAACATATTTCTAAAGGTCGTGACTTTATTCATCGTGGTATTTCTACGAAGAAATTTAAGCGCACTTTTCGGCTGTCTGAACATGTAAATGTAAACGGAGCAGATATTCAAGACGGTATTCTGGCAATTCAGTTGCAGTATATTATCCCAGAAGAAATGCGTCCTCGTAAAATCAATATTGGTCAAACGAGGAATTCAAATGACACAGACAAAGAACTACTTAACGAAGGCCGTTAAGTTACCACTCAACATACTAAAATCAATTTGGAACGGCATTAAATTAAGTGCTGATATCCGTCAAACACGAGGTGAACTTTCAAAACTAAATGATGCTGAGTTAAGAGACATCGGTATAACTAGAGGTGATATTGAAGCGATAGCAAGAGGCGATGCTGATTTACTACGTTCCGCAGTAAGGAATAAATTTTATTTACCAGATGGTCCTATAAGTTATGTTAATCCTAATTTAAAAGGATGGAGCTAATGACAGCTATCAATACAAACATATCTTTCTCTTCGCCATTATCGGACTTGTGGTTAGCATTCGAACGTTGGTTCCAGATAGTGGGATACAGCCGAGCGGCAGCGGAGTTGGCAAGACATGGTCAATTAGAAGCAGCCAAAATGTGCATGATGGAAGTGAAAAGAGTACGTAATGGAAGGTGATATCGCAACAATGGGCGCTCTAATTGGCGCTGGACTAGCAACGTTCGGAATGGGTGGCGCCGCCATCGCAGTAGGAATGATTGTTGGTAGTGTACTTAAAGTTATGCCCAAGAAGCCTGACTCTGGTACTATGTTTGTTGGTATTGCTTTTGCAGAAGCATTAGGCATCTTTGCCTTTCTAACAGCATTGTTACTTATGTTCGCAGTCTAATGGCTGAGAATCATTTTAGTGCAGAAGTGGTACAACGCATAGGCTTTTACTCTTTTGCAACAATGTCTTCATTAATAGTAATATGTATTGCCTTTGGGTTTTATGCAGTATTACAAAAATTTAATGAACCAAGTTGGAAAGAGGCATGTATTACCAATGGCGGAGTTCCCGTCCAGATTGCAAAGTCAACATTCGACTGTAAAGTCATATAAAATAAAAAGAGGGCTTCGGCCCTCTTTTGCTATTTACAACACCGTCATAATAGTTTATAATGATTATATCATAACGGAGTAATAATATTGTCTTTTTACACATCAGTTAATCGTTACGGCAACTCTATCTTATATCGTGGATATAATGACTCTGGAGTTGCTACAGAAACAAAATATAAATTTACCCCTAAACTTTATATTCGATCTCAAGATACAAATACAGAATACAAAGCCCTAGATGGTACACCTGTAAAAGAAGTCAACTTTCCTAAAATGGCAGAAGCAAAAGAGTTTTGTGAACAGTACAAAGATATTAAAGATTTCAGCGTGTATGGTCAGACCAATTATATTCAACAGTTTATTACAGATAAGTTTCCCGGCAATATTATATTTAATCCTAAACAAGTTAATGTTGTAAACTTTGACATAGAAGTCGCTTCCGATGAGGGTTTTCCTAGACCAGAAGAAGCATTGTTTCCAGTTATATCTATTGCTCTCAAGTCTAGCAAATCTTCCATATATGAAGTGTGGGGCCTTGGTGATTACGATCACGAGAAAACAGAATTGAATATGAATGGCGATCTTATTCGTTATAGAAAGTTTGATAGTGAGCAAGCACTTCTTGCCAGCTTCCATAAATATTGGTGTGAGAATAGACCAGATATTGTAACTGGCTGGAACTGTAGATTTTTTGATATACCATATATTATTAATAGATTGTATCGTATTGGTTCTCCAGAAGCAGTCAAAAGATTGTCTCCCTGGAACTTAGTAAATGAACGCAATACCAAAATCATGGGTAAAGAACAGCAAGGATATGAAATTGTTGGTATTCAACAAGCAGACTATCTTGAGCTGTTTAAAAAGTTTGGTTACTCTTATGGAACCCAAGAGTCATATGCATTAAATCATGTTGCATTTACTGTTCTTGGCGAGAAGAAATTATCATATGAAGAACATGGTAGTTTGCATACACTCTATGAAAAAGATCACCAAAAGTTTATTGATTATAACATTAAAGATGTTCAACTTGTTCAACGCATTGACGATAAGATGGGTCTTATTGAACTGGTACAAACTATGGCTTATCGTGCTGGTGTTAATATATCAGATACATTTGGTACTACGGCGATATGGGATTCAATCATATATCGTTCACTAAATAGTCAAAAGATTGTTATCATGCCTATCACAGAAAAACAGAAACTACCTTACCCTGGTGGTTATGTAAAAGATCCAAAAGTTGGCATGCACGAGTGGGTTGTATCCTTTGACCTTAACTCACTATATCCAAATCTTATTGTACAATATAATATGTCTCCAGAAACAATCGTTGGTGGTTATCCCCTTGAGAATGGCGTAGAACATTATATGAACTGTGACAAAGTTGTTAGCGAATATGCTGTAGCAGCTAACGGTTCTCAATATAGAAAAGATAAGCAAGGCATTATCCCTAAAATTATTATTCAGTATTATTCAGAACGTAAAGAAGTCAAGAAGCGCATGTTAAAAGCGCAGAGTGATTATGAGAAGAATAAAACCACAGAACTTGAAAGAGAAATCAATACACTTCATAACCAACAGATGGCTATTAAGATTTTGTTAAACAGTCTTTATGGCGCACTCGGTAATCGGTTCTTTAGATATTTTGATATGAGAATGGCCGAAGGTATTACTCTATCTGGTCAACTTTCTATCCTGTGGGCTGAACGTGCTATCAATGCAGAAATGAATAAAATTCTAAATACAACGGAGAAAGATTATGTTATTGCTATTGACACTGACTCAGTCTATATTAATTTTGGTCCTCTTATTGCTAAACTGGCGCCAGCGGACCCTGTTAAAGCACTGGACAAAATATGTAAGGAGCACTTCACTAAAATACTAGCTGACTCTTATGCTAAACTGTTTGATAATATGAATGGTTATGATAATAGAATGGTTATGGAGCGTGAAGCAATTGCTGATAAAGCTATCTGGACTGCAAAGAAAAGATATATTTTAAACGTGCATAATAACGAAGGAGTCCAGTACAAAGAACCTAAACTCAAGATCATGGGTATTGAAGCTGTTAAATCTTCGACACCTCAGGTTGTTAGAGACAAGTTCAAAGAAATTTTTGATGTTCTAATTAACGGTACTGAAGTTACCACTCAGAAATACATAGCAGACTTCAGACGTGAATTCAATTCTCTACCTCCCGAAGCCGTATCATTTCCAAGAGGTGTGACTAATGTTACAGATTGGATAGATAGAAAGACCATTTTCAAGAAAGGCTGTCCAATTCATGTTCGTGGTTCTATTCTATACAATAATACGGTCAAAAGTAAAGCAGTGGACAAAAGATATGGTTTAATTCAGAATGGTGAGAAGATTAAGTTTGTTTATCTCAAGATGCCAAATCCAATAAAGCAAAATGTTATAGCATTTCCGCAATATCTGCCTACTGAATTAGCCCTGCATAAATACATTGACTACGATAAAATGTTTGAGAAAACTTTTATTGAACCTATTAAACCTATTCTGGACGCAATCGGATGGACTGTTGAAGATCAGATGACGCTGGAAGACTTTTTTGGATAAGGAAATAAATGAAACATTATATTTTTGATATTGACGGAACTTTAACTCCAAGCCGTGGCAGAATTGATCCAGAGTTTGAAACATTTTTTAAAAGTTTTATCAATAAGAATAAAGTGTCTTTAGTTACTGGGTCAGATAGACCAAAAACTTTAGAACAAATTGGTATTGAAATCTCTGATAGTGTTGATACAATGTATCAATGCTCTGGTAATCACATTTGGAAAAAAGGTAAAGAGGTATCAAGAATAGATTGGCGCTTACCACATAAAGTGGTTCAATGGCTTTTAATAACTCTTGAGAATAGCAGCTATTCAAAAAGAACCGGTGATCATCTTGAAGAAAGAGTTGGTCTTGCCAATTTCTCCATAGTGGGAAGAAAAGCAGATGCACGTCAAAGAAAAGCATATGTAAAATATGATACTAACGTGGGGGAACGTAAGCTAATTGCTTACAGATTTAATGAAAAATTTGGTAAAAAACTTAAAGCACAGGTTGCTGGAGAAACTGGTATAGATATTATCCCACTTGGTTGTGATAAGTCTCAAATATTAAAACAGATACCACTTGATGATACAATAATCTTTTTTGGGGATAAGACTGAACTAGGTGGCAATGACTATGAAATTGCACAAGCTGTGGATAAAAGATTAAACGGACACTTCCATACAGTCACTGAATGGAAACATACATATAGTATATTGAAAGAGGAAATATAATGAACGAAGTAGCACATTACGAAGAACTTATTGCACAGTGGCACCATGACCGCAATCTAATTAACGGAAGTACCGATAAAGATCAATATATGAAGTTGATTCAAGAAGCAGGTGAGTTGTCTGATAACATCTGCAAGGGCAGAGATATTCGTGACGACATTGGTGATATGATGGTAGTATTAATTAATATTGCAGAGCGTAATAAATTAACTCTTGCAGAATGTCTTAAAGTAGCATATGATGATATTAAAGACCGAAAGGGTAAAATGATTGACGGAGTATTTGTCAAAGAAAGTGATTTACAATAGTGTTGGATTATGTTATAATAAGACAATAAGGAGAATACATGACTGATTACACTCAACCAAAATATCCAATTTATATTATTTCTAAAGGACGTGCAGACTCTAGGTTCACATCTAAAACTTTAGATGAACTTAATGTACCATATCGTATTGTTATTGAGCAATCTGAATACAAAGATTATAATAAGAATATTCCAGCAGAGAAAATTTTGGTATTACCTGAAGGGTTTCGTGAAAATCCAAATTATGCTTTTCCAGATGCAGCTGGTCGGATGGGTGGTTCTATTCCAGCCAGAAACTTTGTATGGGAACACTCCATATCTGAAGGTCACAAGCGGCATTGGATTATGGATGATAACATTAGGCACTTTTATAGAGTGCATCAAAATCTAAAAACAATTGTTACATCTGGTAATACTATTAGAGCATGTGAAGATTTCACAGATCGTTTTAAAGATGTAGCAATGTCTGGTATGAACTATCAGTATTTTGTTCCAGCTTCCCAAGCTAAAAAAGCATACACATTAAACACTAGAGTGTATTCTTGTATTCTACTCCGCAATGATATTAAACATCGTTGGCGTGGTAGATATAATGAAGATACTGATTTGAGCATAAATATTTTAAAAGACAATCATAATACAATTTTATTTAATGCATTTGTTTGTGGAAAAATGACTACTCTTACAATGGGTGGCGGTAATACCGATAATGTTTATATTGATCAAGACAATAGACGGACCTTTGCTGAAGCACTAAAAGAACAGCATCCCGATATTGTAGAAATAGTTTATAGGTACCGACGTTGGCACCATCACGTTGATTACTCTGGTTTTAAAAAGAATAAACTTGAGTTACGTGATGACTATGTTAAGAAAACTGGTATAAATGAATATGGAATGAAGATGGTTAAATTAACCGAAGCACAGCACGAGTTGCATAAAGCGACCTTCGGCAATACGGAGAATAGATATTATGACTAAAAAGAGTAAAGCATCAAGCTTGTTTGTACTTGATGGAACCGAGGAAGATTACGCACAAAACTACTGGGAAGATATGCCAGAGTTTGAGCAGAATGATTTAGATATTTATGGATCAATGAATATTGCTTTTCGTACAGAAGAGGACTTCAGAGCATTTGTTCAACTTATTGAACAGCCGAGTGTATCTATTAAATCACGTGGAGTTTACTACCCAGTTAGAGCAAAGAGTGAGAACACATTGCTCCGTTGGATGCCTGATGAAGAATAAACTTTACAGAAACCTTTAAATGTGATATAATTATATTATGATAGACATTACAATATTTAAAAATCAATTCGACAATAAGACTCATCGTAAGATGAGCTTTGCCGATAAAGATCAGTTTCTTGGATTTCTATCACAGTTATCAAAGAAACCCTTGGAGGGTAAAAGAAATGCGCAACTTATTAGTCCGGCTGTATATGTCGATGGTTCTACTAGAGCCAACAAAAATGTTTCTCATTGGGCAGGTTGGTGTGCTGTTGATGTTGACGATTATGTCTTTGAAGGAAAACTGAAGGAAGTTTTAGATGAAAAACTCTCATGGGGGTATATTTGCTACAGTACTGCTAGCAGCACGATTGAACAACCAAAATTTAGATTGGTTTTCCAAATCAAAGGAAACGTCCCCGCTGAAAGAATTAGACACTTCTGGTTTGCGCTCAACCAAGAACTTGAAGGAATGGGAGATAAACAGACTAAGGATCTCAGCCGAATGTACTTCATACCGGCCGAGTACAAAGATGCGAATAATTTCTTTTTCAGTAATCCTGGCGTGTCTATTGATCCCTATGAGTTAATGTCTCGGCATGAGTATAATGAAAAGAAAAACTCAAATAACTTTTTGGATAGACTACCAGAAAGTTTACAAGAACAAGTAATTGCTTATAGACAAACTCAATTAACTAATACCGATATCACTTGGACTTCTTATCTTGATTGCCCATTCTGGCCAAAACACTTAGCAACAGAATATATGATGATTGCTGGAGAAGGTTGGTATCGTAAGATGTATGCAATTATGGTTAGAGTAGCAGCTACTGCTATCTATAGAGAGTATCCAATTACTGCTGATGAAATTGCTACACTATGTAAACAATTTGATATGGCTAACGGTAACTGGTATGAAAACCGACCAATGAGAACTGAAGCAGATCGTGCTTTAGAATATGTACACAGAAATTAATGATTTACAATAACCGAAAAATGTGATATACTTACAGAATATTATTCACTAAATTTATATTATGGAGATTACAGAATATGGAGACTATTGCTCAACGTATGCGCAAAGTTGGTACTTACCTCGGATACTTTGATATCCAACCCTATGAGAATGTGAATGAAGATAGTCCTAATTTTGGTGTATCTTACGACAGACTTATTTTCCACGCAGTACTTAAACGGCGAGAGTTTATCGCCTTTGGTGATCTAGTGTATTTTATGTACATTAACAATGATCTAGTCAAAGTCGGTAAAGCCGAAGGTGCTATTGGCTGGGCTGGTAGAATGAACACTTACAGAAAAGATCCTGCTGACGATGCTACCAATAAAAAAATTATGGATATTATGAAAGAGGACTATAGTGTTGTAGAACCCATTTATGTGTATGCTATTTCAGTTCCAAGAGTTTCTTCAGATTACTATTGCAACTTAACAGATTCTGCAGTATGTGTATCAATACCACGTGCAGGTAAAGTTGAGACATATCTCACTGAATGTGTAGAGGCTCAAGGTGAACAATTAATCTTTTGCAATCAAAAAACCTAATCATATATATAATGTATAAACAAAATTTGAAGGATATAACATGAAGAACAAAGTTGCCATTCTCGGTCACGGGTATGTAGGTAAAGCAGTAGAGTACGGCTTTTCAAATAAAAAGAATAAAATCCAATTAATTGATCCACATCTTTATGATAACTGTGTTGAAGATATTGAAGATCCAACTGTATCATTTGTATGTGTACCTACACCGATGAGTAGTGATGGCAATATTGATTCTAGTATCGTCGAAGAAGTAACCGAACAATTGATGATTCGTACTTCTGGTTTAATTGTTATCAAGTCTACAGTAATACCATCAGTAGTGAAAAGATTAAGCGATAAAAATCATAGAGTAATTTATAACCCAGAATTTTTAACTGAAAGAAATGCTCTTATTGATTTTGTTAATCCTCCAATGCACGTATTTGGCGGACACGAAAATGAGACAGAGCAGCTACATAAATTCTATACAACTAATAGCCGTTGTAAACCTGCTCCAATTTTTAAGATGAGTGCTGCAGAAGCAGCTTTTGTAAAATACGGAATTAATAGTTTCCTTGCAACAAAGGTACTATGGTTCAATCAATATAAGGATATGATAGATGACTTTGGAGCTGATTTTGATAACATTTCTAGCGCTATCGGTTCTGATCCCAGAATTGGCCAATCTCACACTCAAGTTCCTGGCCCTGACGGTCGTGCTGGGTTTGGCGGCGCTTGTTTCCCCAAGGATACATCAGCTCTTATCGGATTTGATCACGGTAATATCCTCAGCGTTCTAAAATTAGTCGTGCAGGAAAACAGTGTTTATCGTAACCAGTATGAGTTAGATAGCCGAGAAAAAGAACAGAATGTTGTTTACATTGAGTCAAATGTATAGTATAATAGACAGATTATAAGGAAGTTAAAATGAAAAAACATATAATGGTAACAGGTGGTGCAGGCTTTATTGCTTACCATCTAATACAAAAACTTATTAAAGATGGCTATGAAGTATCTGCATTCGACAACTACAATGATTATTATGATCCAAAGTTGAAACATAAACGTGCAGAGGAATTAATGTCTCTTGTTAATGTAGATGTACTTAATTGTGATCTAAAACAAGAAGAGGATCTGACTGATCTAGTTAGTGCTTACAAACCAGATGCTATTATCCATTTAGCTGCTTATGCTGGCGTAAGACATTCTTTGAGTGAACCACAAACATACATTGATAATAATATTACTGGAACACAAAATCTTATTAATGCTTGTGAAAAAGCAGATGTTCAGCATGTAGTGTATGCTTCAACTTCTTGTACTATGGCGGGTAATGAATTACCGTGGAATGAAGATGAGAAAACTGGTTATCAATTGAACCCATATGGCTATTCTAAATCAGCTAATGAAAACCAGATGATGTCCAGTAAAATTAAATTTACAACTGGTCTTCGGTTCTTTACTGTTTACGGACCATGGGGTCGCCCAGATATGGCTCTATTTGACTTTACTAAAGATATTATTGCAGGTACACCAATCAAGCTATTTAACTATGGCGACATGGTTCGTGATTTTACTTATGTAGATGATATTGTACAAGGCGTTGGCTTAGTTCTAAAAGATAGTTTTGATCGTGATAGTGAAGATACATTCGGCGAGATATATAATATTGGTTACGGAGACCAAGTTAAGTTATTTGATTTTGTAACTGAGATTGAAGCTAATCTTGGTCGTGTAGCACAACGCGAGTTAGTTAAAATGCATCCAGCCGATACACGTGAAACTTGGTCCGATACAACTAAAATTCGGAAGCTAGGTTACAATCCTACTACATCTATTGAAGATGGAGTGGCTAATTTTATAACATGGTATAAAGGATATTATAATGTCAACTGATGCAGCAACACAACTTATGACTGAAGCCGCTAAATTTCATGGAATTACATATGCACAACTTCGGCATAGAATTACATCTGGTGGCGAAAGCCTTATGCAACCATATTATGAAAGCAAAAGCTGGAAAGATTTATATAAAGTAGCAGAACAATGCGAGTAGGTATTACAGCCTCAACCTTTGATTTGCTTCATGCTGGTCACGTTGCTATGCTTCGAGAAGCTAAAGAGCAATGTGATCACCTAATCTGTGCACTACAGATTGATCCTACAATTGATAGAATAGAAAAGAACAAACCTATTCAAACTGTAGTTGAAAGATATACTCAGCTGGCAGCAGTAAGATATGTAGATGAAGTTATTGTATATTCTACAGAACAAGACTTACTAGATATTTTACAAATGTATCCAATTAATGTACGGATCTTAGGAGACGAATACAAGCTAAAAGAATTTACAGGAAAAAATGAATGCCGTAAACTCGGCATTGAATTACATTTTAATAGCAGAAATCACAGGTTCTCAACATCAGATTTAAGAGAACGTGTCTGCAATGAGAGGAAAAAAACCAAATGAGTTCCATTATGGATAAACTCCAGAAGAATACTAAGTTGAAAAATACTGAAATTTTATCTGAGTCAAAATTTTTTAATGAAAAAGATATGACTACAACTTCTGTTCCGATGGTCAATGTGGCACTATCAGGATCAATGGACGGTGGATTATCCCCAGGACTAACAGTACTTGCTGGTCCATCTAAACACTTTAAAACTTCCTTTGCTTTACTTATGGCAGGTGCTTATCTGGATAAACATCCGAATGCAGTAATGTTGTTTTACGACTCAGAGTTTGGTTCACCACAATCTTACTTTAAACAATTTGGTATTGATACAAAACGGGTACTTCATACACCAATTACTAATGTAGAAGAACTAAAATTTGACGTAGTAAATCAACTTGAAGGTCTTGACCGAAAAGATGAAGTAATTATTGTTATTGACTCAATCGGTAATCTTGCTTCAAAGAAAGAACTTGAAGATGCTCAGAATGAAAAGTCTGTAGCAGATATGTCTCGTGCTAAACAGCTGAAGTCTTTGTTTAGAATGTGTACTCCATATCTTGCTATGAAAAATATTTCTATGCTAGCAGTCAATCACACTTATCAAGAAATCGGTTTATTCCCTAAAGCAATTGTTTCTGGTGGAACTGGTATATATTATTCAGCTGATAATATTTGGATTATCGGTCGCCGCCAGAATAAAAAGGGTATGGAAGTTACTGGTTATGATTTTGTTATTAATGTTGAGAAGTCTCGGTTTGTTAAAGAGAAATCAAAGATTCCGATTACAGTATCATGGGAAGGCGGAGTACAAACTTATTCAGGTTTGTTAGAAGTTGCAATGCAAGGTGAGTATGTAAGGAAACCAGCAAACGGTTGGTATGAACCAATTAACCCAGAAACAGGTGAAGTGTTGGCTGGCAAGGCTCGTGAAGCACAGACCCTAGAAAAAGAGTTTTGGGATCCAGTATTTGAGCAAACCAACTTTAAAGAATTTATCAAAAAACAGTTTACAATTGGCCATAAAGCTGATATAGTATTAGAGGTAGAATAATGACAGTAGAACATATATTTTATACGGAAGGAGAGGACTATGAATTAGTCCCTCCCGCCGATCTCAAAGATGATGAAGCGGGTTGGCACCTAAGAATTTTAACGGGAGAATATGTAGAAACAGTATTAACTTTTGGAAATGTATCACTAGATGGTACAGATCCAGATGAAGATGATCCAAAAATGTCTTTTAACTTTGAAATTGTTACAACACCAGATCCCGACCTAAGTACCGAAGATGAAGATTTTCAACACTATGCAGGTGATCTGCTGTTGTCTCTTATAGAACGATCAATAAAAGAGCAAACTATGCAAGTTGAAGAGAAAGCAAAACCAGTCTCAAGGCGCTCATGAATATAGAACAAGTAATTTTAAGAAACATCTTGGTAAATGAACCTTTCATGCGTAAGGTCTTACCATTTATTAAATCTGAATATTTTGAAGGAGTTTATAATGGCTTATTTAAACAAGTTGTAAATTATGTAAATACATATAATAGATTACCTAGCCTTGAATCGTTTAAAGTAGAAATTGATGATGGTAAGTTTTCTGATGAACAATACAGACACGCAGTAGAAATTCTACCAGAAATTTTCAAAGATGATAAGATTGATTATGAATGGTTAGTTGATAAGACCGAAAAGTGGTGTCAAGATCGTGCTGTGTATAATGCTATTATGGAAAGTATATCCATAATTGATGGCAAGCATAAAGAATTGACAAAGCAGGCATTACCAGAATTGCTTAGTGAAGCCTTATCAGTTACATTTGATGCAAATATCGGTCACGATTACTTTGATGATATGGTTAATCGTTACGAATCATATCATACCACTGAGTCACGTATGCCGTTTGACCTAGAGATGTTTAATAAGATTACCGATGGTGGTTTACCAAACAAGACTTTAAATATCTGTCTTGCTGGTACTGGAGTTGGTAAATCTTTGTTTATGTGTCACATGGGTGCGGCTGCTCTAACTCAAGGTAAAAATGTTCTTTATATTACTATGGAGATGTCCGAGGAGAAAATCTCGGAAAGAATAGATGCCAACTTGCTAAATATCCCTATAGATCAACTTGATACATTAAGTAAAGATCAGTTTACAGAAAGGGTTAGAAAAGTACAAACATCTACAAATGGTAATCTTATTGTTAAAGAGTATCCAACAGGACAAGCCCATTCTTCACACTTCCGTGGCCTTTTAAATGAATTAAAACTAAAAAAGAAATTTAAACCAGATATCATTTTCATTGATTATCTAAATATCTGTGCTTCATCAAGAATGAAAGGCATGGGAGGATCAATTAATTCGTACACATACATTAAAGCAATTGCTGAAGAATTACGTGGACTTGCAGTCGAGTTCAACGTACCGATCATCTCTGCAACGCAAACGACTCGTACTGGTTTTGGTAACTCGGATGTTGGGCTTGAAGATACGGCCGAGTCTTTTGGACTACCCGCTACGGCAGATTTAATGTTTGCTTTAATTTCAACAGAAGAATTGGAAGCAGCAGGCCAGTTAATGGTTAAACAATTAAAGAATAGATATAATGATCCTACTCAGAATAAAAGATTTATCATTGGAGTTGATAGATCAAAGATGAGATTGATGGATATAGATAATCCAACCGAGGGCGTTATGAATGATACGCCAGCATTTGATAATAGTAAACAGGGTCAGGATCAGAAGAAGTTTAAAGATTTTAAATTTTAGGAGATTAAATGTTACCTGATGAAATGGAAGCAGAAAAAAATAGAAAGATTATATTAGCTCAAGCACAACGAATAGAGATACTAGAAAAAAATGTAGCTGATTTGCAACAACAACTATATGAAGAATATATCCATAATATAAAAAGGTATAAAAGGGTGAAAGATTATGAGAGCAGGGAAGGTCTGGGGTAGTACAGAACTTATAGAAGCAAATAATGCTTTGGAGTTTCATAGAATTGAATTTGAAACTGGTACGTGTTCTAAACATAAACACGAATTTAAATGGAATGGCTTTTATGTTGAATCTGGTATTATGATGATCAGAGTTTGGCAGAATGATTATGATTTAGTTGATGAAACTGTTTTACAAGCAGGGGAATATACTAAAGTCAAACCAGGTGTTTATCACCAATTTGTAGGAATTGAGCCAGGTGTAGCCTTTGAGTTATATTGGGCAGAATTTAACCATAACGATATTATTAGAGAGACAGTAGGTCACGAATGATTAAAGCAAAGCTAATGGGTTACACTCAAGTACATGAGTCACCCGCATTAGGTAATATTCAAGAACTTGTAGCATTTTGTGCAAGAGTATCTAATCCCTCAAATCAAATTAATAGTGAGACAAGTGAAAAACTCATTAAGTATTTGATAAAACATAAACATTGGTCTCCACTTGAAATGGTTTCGGCAACCATGGAAGTTAAGTGTACACGAGATATTGCACGACAGCTTTTACGGCATCGGTCATTCTCTTTTCAGGAATTCAGTCAACGCTATGCTGATCCAGCAGATCAAGAGTCGCTATATGTATTGTCAGAAGCTAGGCTTCAAGATACAAAAAATAGACAAAACAGCATTGATTCAGATGATGAAGACTTGCAAGCCGCATGGAATTTACAACAACAAAATGTAATTGATCAAGCTAAAAAAGCATATGACTTTGCAATCTTTAATGGAATTGCCAAGGAGCAAGCACGTAAAGTGTTACCCGAAGGACTTACTATGTCTACATTATATGTAAACGGAACACTTCGTTCTTGGATACACTATATAGAACTAAGGAGTGCAAACGGTACTCAGAAAGAACATATGGAATTAGCTAGGGCTTGCGGAGAAGCAATAGCAATTATATTTCCACTAGCAAAAAATTTAACATCAGGAGACTAAAAATGGGAAAAAAACTCTCAACTTATTATTCAGATTCCAGTGAAGATTATTGTGAAGTACATTTTAATTATAAAGAAGAATTTGCTTATATAAAATATTTCACGGCTGACGGTACAAGATATTTTGAAGAGTTTTTTCCTAATAAGGCTTTGTGTTATGTTGAAGATGCTGCAGAGAACTGGGCTTTAGGCTATAAAGATTTATCACCTGAGCATCATACACAATATACATTAAAGTTTCCAAATATGTAAAATAATGCTTTACATATCTTTCCTAATGTTTTATAATGAGTATACAACAGCAAAAAAGAAAAGATAGAGGCACTATTATGAAACTGAAGTATGTAGCAATAGTATTTACAAACATATGCGTAGCATCAGGTTTTGGTTACGTTGCGTATGAAGTACATAAGAGAATGAATATTGAAGCAGTTATGGCTACAGAAGCCGTACAAATGAGGGCAGAAGAAATAGCTGCAGAGATACAATTTGAGCAAGAGCAATTAGCTGATAAAGCAATCCAACTAGAGTGTCTTGCTACAAATATATATTATGAAACAATGGCCAAATCATTAGCAGGTGCTATGGCTGTTACAGACGTTGTATTAAATAGAGTAGAACACGAAAAATATCCAAGTACACCTTGCGATGTTGTTCACCAATCATATCTAAATGATAAAGGAGAACCTCTATTAAATAAGTGCCAATTCAGTTGGTACTGTGATGGAAAAGCTGATGAACCACAGAATGCAGATTCTTGGTTACTATCTCAAAACTATGCAAAAATTATAATGGATGGTAAGTGGAGAGGAATTACAGAAGGCGCAACTCACTACCACGCACCTTACGTTAGTCCAAAGTGGGCCAAGTCCTTTACTGCAATCGGACATATTGGCGAACACTTATTTTTTAGAATGGAAAGTAAATAATGGCAAACTTAAACAACAATCGCAGCATGAATAAACAATACTGGGATCCTCAAACTCCACCAACTGAGCGTCTTATTACGCAAGAAGAGATTGATAATAATCTCGGAAGTTTGTTTAATGAACTACATGCAGCAGTGATGCCCAACAGCGGTCTCACCGATGCAGGTGATGAAATAGAATATAAATTCAATGAAAGAAATTATATTGATGAATTCCAGCAGTATATAGATAAGACATATGAAGGACATTACTCTACAAATAAATTTCAGTCTACTGAAGTCATTATTGACCGAGGTAACGGTACTGGGTTTTGTATGGGTAATGTAGATAAGTATTCTAATCGCTATGGAAACAAAGGTACTCGTGAAGATGCACGCAAAGACCTGATGAAAATACTACACTATGCATTAATTCAGTTGCACGTTCATGATAATGATCTGTAACTATATAAATATTAAGTTATAACCAAACAAAGGAAAAACAAATGAAAACTCTTACTCTCGCCACCGTTGCCATGCTATCGGCAACATCACTTTCAGCAGCCGATCTTGGAGGTGGATTTAGTTTAGGCGGAGAATTGGACGTCAATGCAAATTTGACAGATAATGTTGAGTCATATACACTAAAGCCAATTGCTGGATATACAATCGGCGGTATTAATTTTGAAGCCAACACTATTGTTAATCTTGACAAAATTAGTGACTATAAAATCAACCTTGCATATGAAGCTACATATGACGTACATTCTTCTTTAGAACTTTATGGCAGGATGAAAACAAATGATAGTTGGAATACAGATGATGTTACTTTCGGGGCTACATTCTCTTTCTAATAACAAAAATAATTACAGAAAAGGCACTTTATGTGCCTTTTTTACTTTACATATACCAGTGTTTGTACTATAATTATTATACAAGCTAAAATAGAGAAATCAAACTGGAGAGTATATAATGGCACATCAAGTTGAAATGATTAATGGCGTAGCTCAAATGGCCTACGCAGGTGCACTTCCATGGCACGGTCTTGGAGAAGCAGTTAGCAATGATTTAACTCCTCATCAAATGATGGAAAAAGCAGGATTGAATTGGGAAGTAAATAAAATCCCAATGAACTTTACCAACTCAGGTGGTAAACTCCAAACGATCCCAGAAAAAGCAGCACTGGTTCGTTCTAGTGACTCAAAAGTCCTAGACATTGTAGGAGAAGGCTGGAACCCTATTCAAAACACTACGGCGTTTAACTTCTTTTATGAGTATGTACTAGCTGGCGATATGGAAATGCATACCGCAGGTAGTCTTAAAGGCGGTAAGCACATCTGGGCTTTAGCTAAAGTTAAAGAAAGTTTTGATGTATTCGGTGAAGATACAATTGAATCTTTTGTACTTTTCTCAAATCCTCACCAATACGGTAAATCAGCAGACGTTAGGTTTACACCAATCCGAGTTGTTTGCAATAACACTCTAAGCATGAGCCTTGGACAATCGGCTGATAGATCAGTACGGATCGGTCATGCAACACCGTTTAATCCAGATAGTGTAAAAGAGACACTAGGTATTGCTTCTGAGAAATTTGCTAAGTACAAAGAAATGGCTGAATTTCTCGGTTCTAAAAGAGTATCAGCTGAGTCACTTCTCAACTTTTACAATACTGTGTATCCACATAGTGCTAAGCCAGTTGTTAATCCAACTGAAGAAAAGCAGCTATCTCGTCCAGCAAAACTTTGCTATGATGCTCTTAATACACAACCAGGTGCACACTTTGCCGAAGGTTCATGGTGGCAGGCTTTTAACTCTGTAACATATGTTACAGATCACGTTCAAGGTAATAGTGCAGAGAATAGATTACATTCTCAGTGGTTTGGTGGAAATCAAGCACGTAAATTAAAAGCTGCAGAGGTTGCTGTAAAGATGGCAACTGCCGCTTAATAAAACAGGGGAGCCTCGGCTCCCCCATCCTTAAAGGGAATATGTAATGAGTGATTATAACTGTGACAACTGGGTCATTATCAAGATGAAAGGTGATGACCCACATTACCGACTTCTTGTCGGAACCTCAGGGGGTTACTTAGATGGCGACAGTTGGCGTATGAACAGTGGCATTACAAAGGTAGAAGAGGACGAAGCATTCTACTACTTTTATGGGTCTAGTGGGTCTCGATATCGTAGTTGTAAAGAGTCGTACACGCTGAGGATGAATAATGCTCATATCTGGGATCAGCTTCAGAAACTTCATGGCGACAAAGTTGAGATGATGCCAGAAGATACAGACTGGATAAATATGGATTGGATTATCAAATGAAATTTATTGCTGCAATGGACCATAGTGGTGGATCAACAGGCGGAGTACTTGATCGGTATGAACAAACATATACCGAAGAAACTAAAATGGATTTGATCCATGATATGCGAACACGAATGATTAATGCTCCAAGTTTTAACGGAGATAATATTTGGGGAACAATTCTTTATAAAGACACAGTCCTACGTGGAGTGTCTGCTACTCTTTTGGAAAAAGAGATTGTATCATTCCTAAAAGTTGATAGTGGAGTTATCTTTAGTGGTATGCTCAAACCATTTAATCTTGGCGAAATGATTAATATTGCAAAAGAACATCGTTGTGTCGGTACAAAGATGCGAAGCATTGTTTATTCCAAAGACGTACTAGAACCAATTGTAAAAGAACAATTTGAACTAGGTCAACAGATTTTTGAAAACGGACTTATTCCTATTATTGAACCAGAAGTTCCTATAGATCATATGAATAAATCAGAACTTGAGACCATGCTAGACGCTTCATTGAAAGCACATCTTGCTAGATTTAAAGGTCAATGTATTCTAAAATTAACTTTACCTGAAATCAATGGTCTTTATAGTGATTACTCTAATCACCCTAAAGTTGTAAAAGTTGTTGCACTTAGCGGTGGTTATAGTACAGAAGTTGCTTGTAAAAGACTATCAGAACAAAGTGCTATGGGAGCAAGTTTTAGTCGAGCACTTTCCGAAAATCTATATGCTAGTCAACGTGATGTAGATTTTAATTCATCTCTTGCTTGGAATATTAAAAGAATCAGTGAGGCTTGTTCAGTTTAATGAAATATGTAATTGATATTGACGGTACTATTTGTAATGAAGTATTTAATAATAACGGCACAAAGAATTATGCTCTACATGAGCCTGCAATGGATCGCATTGCAAAGGTAAACAAACTATATGATGCAGGGCATACTATTAAATATATGACAGCCCGAGGCGCAGTTAGTAAAGTTGATTATTATGATCTAACCAAGAAACAACTGGATAGTTGGGGTGCTAAATACCATGAGTTGAGTGTCGGAGAAAAAGAACATTACGATGTTTGGATTGATGACAAAGCATATTGGAGTGAAAACTTTTTTAGAAAATCTGGAGAAAGCTATGAGTAAATGGATATATGAATGTTGGAATGCAGTAATGGATTATGAAAAGAATCCCTTGAGTAATATTCCAGATGTTCAGACACGACATATGATTATGCAAGTTTTAGCTTGGATGTGGTGCATTGCATTTGGATTTATTGTAAGTAATCTATGGGCTGGTGTAATTAGTATGATGGCTCACATTGTATTAATAGGAGCAATAGCAATTACTGTAGCAACATTTGAAACAGCAAAATCTAATCCACAATTATTTACAAGAAGAAAACGTGTAGATGGTTATAACGGTAGACAAAATAACGGAGAGCACAACTAGATGGATAGAGTACGGGTTAATTCTAATACTCAGGCATCAAGTTTAATAGAGCCAAAAAGAACTATGGTTGACCCGCCTAACGGATGGAGATACGGGTTCCCTAAAATGCTTCCTCTAATTCCAAAAGAAGGTAAAGATTTTAAGTTAACAAGGTGGTTAGTATCAGAAGGATATCCACAACATGAGATAACAGACTTAGGTGCTGCATTTCATGTAAGGGTATGGGAAGTATAAGGATGAATAGAGAAAAGCAATTATGGAAAAAGGTAAAGAAAATGGATCTAGGAAACCCGATAATCACGACACTAGTTGGACTGGTTATTTTTTATATTGGACTTAAAACATTCTCGGGTGGTATGAAGTCCATGGGTAATATGGAACATCTAAATTGGTTCTTAGGTAGTCCAATATATATGTTCTTCGGTGGTATTATTATGACTTTGTTATGGCAATCCTCTTCTTTGTCTACAACGGCTATTATTGCTTTAGTTGCTTCAGGAGCACTCCCGCTTCCAGCTGCAATTGCATGTGTGCTAGGTGCAAATCTCGGAACTACTGGAACCATATGGTTAGCTGGTTTCTTTGTATCTGATGGAATGCCAAAGGGAGATACATTAAGAATTGCTATGGCTCATACTGGAATGAACTTACTTATGGCTCTTGCTTTACTACCATTTGTTGGAAGAATAGGTCAATTTTTAATGAAGTTTTAGCAATAATAATTCATTTTAGGGGTTTACAAGCTTTGAGGGTTGAGTTATAAAAGTATAACGAAACAAACTAGAAAGAGAGCCTCCAAATGACTAAGTTTAACAAATCAGATTTTGAATATTACGGTGGATACTTACATTACACAGGCACTTATGATAATGCAGAAGTTTGGCCTGCAATCACTAAAGGCGGTACCAAAGTTCACCCATCAAGAGTCGGTAAGCAGAAGCCACTTTTCATTGCTCGGTTTAAGCACAGCGGACCATTTACTAAAGCCAAGTTCCTTGCACAGCTTATCAAAAACTTCACAGTTGAAGAGTATGTAGAAGCAAGAAACCAAGATGGACTAGATAGTTCTCCACTTCAAATTCTTCGGAATAAAAATGAAGATTGGTACTACAAAGTATTGTTTGCCTGGAAGAAGAAAACTGCACCAGGAAGATACTTGCATCTGGACTAAATAAATCCTCCCTATAAAGGAGTCCTTCGGGGCTCCTTTTTTTGTATAAATATTATAGATAGGGAGAATTAAATGGCCGAACTAACAGAGACCCAAGAAGGTACACGACAAGCACAAAAAGGTTTTATCTATGAAAGAAATGTCTTTGATGCTTTGAAGAAACCAGTCTTTAATATTATCCCTGATGGGTTTAGTCCAGCTGGTGCATCATCTAATCAACCAGACTTGAAAATACAAAAGATGATGAAAACTAACCCACCAAGAGTAGCAAAAAGTGGAGTTGAATTAAAGATTTCTGCTGCGGCTGCTGGGTCTCTTAAAATAGAATATAATCCAGATGCAAGACAGGGTAGCAGATGGGCTGTAGGTAAAGAAGGTGAATTGAGTAAAGAAAAGAAATTCATTCAATCAGTGGCTGCAAGAGAGAAAATTGCACAAAAATTAAATGCAAAACCAGAGGACGGCGGTTGGAGAACCAATAAGACACCATTTGCTTATATGGCACGTAAGGACAAAAGATCCGTTCCTCCGATGGAAAGATACGAGCAAGATATGAAAATGTATAAAAGCATTACAGGTTCTATGGATGCACGATACATTGAAAGATATTACAATTTAAAAGACACTTACTATATAAATATTGGTACAAGGGGTTTCTATTTACTTGGAACAAAAAACCCTCTAAACATAAATCGAGCAAGGAGCGCCAAAGGATCTTATGAACCTATTATACCATTTTCTAGTGTTGCTCAAACATCTTGGAGGGCAAGAGTACAGAAGAAAACAGAGGCAGGTGGATATCAGTTCACGTTAGAATTTGTGTTTACTATACCTGCATATAATCGGTCTCCTTTAAATATCGGACCGATTAGATCAGATGGCAAGACAGTTGATATTTACAACATAAGGGCGCAAGCGGATAATCTACAGAGTATATTCGGAATGGGTCGTTAGCGATATTTGTTATTAATGTAAAATAATGGAGAATAACAATGATCGACCCACTCACAGCAATAGCTGCTGCATCGGCCGCATATAAAGGACTTACTAAAATAGTCCAAGCAGGGCAAGAACTTGAAAATTGTACAGACCAATTAGGAAAATGGTTTGGTGCACTTAATGATATTAATAGAGCAGAAGAACAAAGAAAAAGACCACCATTACACGCTAAGTTAATGGGTTCTGGTTCCATTGAGGAAGAAGCCTTTGCTATAATATCACATAAGAAAAAGATGAAAGAACAAGAAAAAGAAATTATGTTTATGTTGAATATGAGATTTGGTCCTAATACATGGGACGAAATGATGGAGTTAAGACGAGCAATTAAGAAAGAACGTGAAGATACCATATACGCCGCCGAAGAGTTTAAGCATGCAGTTTTAAATGGTGCAATTATGCTTGCATTATCATTTGGTATAATATTTGCGGTATTTGGTGGAGTTTATTTAATCGGAACGGTACAAAACCCACCTTGGTGGTAAATTAACTGTTTACAAGCTATTCATTATATGATATTATAAAGTTATATGATAAATAGGAGAAATAATTAATGTTAACCTTTAGTCAACTCAAAGAACAAAAAAACATGCACATGACTCATATAGAGGATAAAGTCCTTTATGGTGGTGTGAAAGGAACAAGACAGGCTATACTTGCACTTCGAGAGTTGCGAGATATGCTAAAAGGAGAACATGATGGAACAGTTAGTGTTAAATGGGATGGTGCTCCTGCTATTTTTGCTGGCATTGATCCGTCTGACGGTAAGTTTTTTGTTGCTAAAAAATCAATATTCAATAAAAATCCTAAAGTCTACAAGTCGGCATCTGATGTCAATTCTGATACTACAGGTGATCTTGCTCAAAAGCTGGTGCTTGCTCTAAAGTATCTACCAGAGTTAGGTATCACAGGTGTTATTCAAGGCGACTATTTATTTGAACAATCAGACTTAAAGAAAGAAAAAATCAAAGGAGATGACTATGTCACTTTCCACCCTAATACAATTCTATACGCAATCCCAGCCAACTCTCAAGAAGCAAAAGAAGTACAATCTGCTAAACTGGGTATTGTCTGGCATACAACATATAATGGCGCAAGTTTTCAAGAGATGAGAGCATCGTACGGCGTGAATGTATCTAAATTTAAAAAGTCCAAAAACGTGTGGTCACAAGATGCTATGTTAACTGATATGACCAACTATACTATGTCAAAATCAGAAACGGAGACTGTAAATGATCATCTACAAAAAGCTGGTAAACTTTTTAACCAGATTAATTCAACTACCCTTAAAACTCTTGAAGCTAATCAAGAGTTGGCTAAACTCATTGAAATGTTCAATAATACTTATGTTCGGAAGGGTGAAATCGTTAGTAGTCCGGCTGCTCATGCTACCAAGCTTGTTACTTGGATATCTGAAAGGTATGCTAAGGAAATAACTAAGTTAAAGACCGAGAAGGGAAAAGCAGGTAAACAAGCCAAACTAGATAGTATTCTGAGTTTCTTTTCTGGGTCTAATAAAGTATCATTAATTAAGATGTTTGAATTACAGCAAACCATTGTTTTGGCTAAACTAAACCTTATAAATATACTTAATAAGCTATCAAAGACAAAAACTTTTGTTAAGACCAAAAACGGATATAAGACGACTGGTCCAGAAGGTTACGTTGCTATAGATAGACTTGGTGGTGGTGCTGTTAAAATAGTTGATAGGATGGAATTTTCCTACAATAACTTCTCAGCTGATATATTAAAGGGATGGGATAAACCAGGAAGGTAAAAGATGACTAAGTCATTAGAAGAAATACGTGAGAACCGTATTGTAGAAGAAAAGTGTGAAGATTGCGGTTGCGACATGGACAATCCAAAAGACGATTGTGATTGTAGTAACCATACGAATGTGGATGAAGCACTAACTATTTCACAGCGCCGTAATAAGTCAATCAGCATGAAAAGAAATAAAGCAAAAGTTGCTATTGGTAGAAAACGTGCCGCGAAAAAGATGGCTAGTAGTGCAGTTATTGGCAAGCGTGCTCAAAGACAAGCACGTAATCAGATGGCTAAAAAGTTCACTAAAGATGTACCAAAAAGTGATTTAAGTCCAGCGAGAAAAGCTGCAATTGAGAAACGCTTAGATAAGATGAAAGGGCGTATTAATAGAATAGCCAAGAAATTGGTTAAAGACGTCCGTAGAAAAGAAATTGAAAGAAAGCGCGGCTAGATTATGAAGTATAGTTTTTCCGACTATTTAATTGAAGCGGAAGGTGCGGTATATTTTACTTTTGGTAGAATGAACCCACCAACCGAAGGTCATGGTAAGTTACTTGATAAATTATCAAGTTCTGCCAGAAATGCTCCTTATATGGTATTCCTATCTCAAACAAATGATAAGAATAAAAACCCACTACAGTATAAAGATAAAATAAAATTTGTTAGAAAAATGTTTCCAAAACATGCACGACAAATTATACTTGATACCAAAATTAAAACTCCAATGCATGCCTTAGACCACTTATATAACAAAGGTTATAAAAAAGTTGTTATGATTGCAGGTAGTGATAGAGTAGTAGAATGGGATCTTCGACTTAATAAATACAACGGAAAAAAGAGACACGAAGGTTTCTATAATTTTGAAGGTGGTATTAAAGTTGTATCAGCTGGAATTAGAGACCCAGACTCAAAAGATGTAGAAGGTTATTCTGGTACTAAGCAAAGAGAATCAGCTAAGGCCAATGACTTTCAAACATTCTCACTAGCACTTCCAAGAACAATGTCTGATAAAGATGCTAAAACTCTTTTCAATACTGTTCGGACTGGCATGGGTCTCAAAGAAGAAAAAGCATTTAAAAACCACGTTGAATTTAACCCTGTTTCAGAAACTCGTGAGGCATATGTCTCTGGAGATTATCTGAAAGAAGGCGATAAAGTGATCGTTAAAGATAGTGAAGAAATTTGCAAAGTTACTATGTTAGGTGCAAATTATGTTATAGTAGAATCCAGTTCAGGTAAAAGATCACGTAAGTGGCTTGATGCAGTTGAATTGTTAAAAGAAAAGAAAAAAGATCAACCTGAAGAAGGAACACCTGCAGCTACAGAAAAAATGAAAAAAGCTGTAGCTGGTCAGAAATCGTTTAAAGCATATATCGGAGCAACAAATGAAAAAGTTTAAAAAATTTATGGATGAGGGTGAAAAAGGTGGACTATGGGATAACATTCATAAGAAACGTGCACGTATTAAAAAAGGTTCAGGCGAAAAGATGCGTAAACCTGGATCAAAAGGCGCCCCAACTAATGCAGATTTAAAAGCTGCACAGAACTAGATATGAAAACCTTTAAATCTATTAGAGAAAAAGATAAGCATTATCGTTCCACTAAGTCTGGAGCAGGTATGACACAAAAAGGTGTTGATGCTGTAAATAGAAAGACTGGTGGAAACTTACAAACTGCAGTTACTGGTAATCCTAAACCAGGATCTAAAGATGCGGGTAGAAGAAAATCATTCTGTGCTAGAATGGGTGGAATGAAAGGTCCTATGAAGGATGATAAAGGCCGCCCTACAAGAAAAGCTATGTCACTAAAAAGATGGAAATGTTAAGACAATGATGAAATTCCAAACATTTAACGAGTCGGCCCTGTCCGCGCTTAGAACAGCCACTAAAGCACATGCAGGACAAACTAGAAAAAGCGGCGGTGCGTATATTAACCACCCTAAAGAAGTTGCCCGCTTTGTAAAACAATTTAAAAAGTCGAATAACTTATCAGCTATGATTCAAGCTGCTTATCTTCACGACACTCTTGAAGATACTGATACGACATATCAAGACTTAGTTAAACAGTTCGGCGCTCTTGTAGCTGATATGGTCCAAGAATTAACTACCGATAAAGCAGCATCTGATGCAATTGGTAAAGGTGAATACATTGCAAATAAAATGGCTAAAATGTCCAGTTGGGCACTAGTTGTTAAGTTAGCAGACAGACTTGCCAATGTGCAAGATATAGATACGAGACCAGCAGACTTTCAAAAGAAGTATGCAGCTCAAACTACATTAGCAATTAAAAAATTAAGAAGTGATCGGTACTTGAGTAAAACTCATAACAAGATTATAACTGCAATTGAGAAGAAAATTAAAGAATATGTGTAAGTATAAATAAATTTAATGGGGCACCACTATGGCTGAGGAAAATGACCAGGTTAGATTAGACCGAATAGAACAGAAGTTGGATAAGTTGGCTGAAGCACTAATCACAATTGCACGTTTTGAAGAAAAAATGGATGCTTATAATGAGTATCGTCTAAACTCGTGGGAACGAATGAATAAGTTTTCAGAAAAATTAGATAACATAGAGAAAAAAGTTGACGAAAATGCTCACACAGTTACTGTTATTAACAAACTGTTTTGGGTTGCAATAGTTGCGGCGTCTGGCGCCATAGCAGCACAAGTATGGATGTAAAAGGAAAAAACCATGAAACATAATAACAGTCTGAGTGCCATACTATTGTCACTCAAAGAGAAAAAACTTCACCCTAACCAAAAAGAGTTAGACAAAGATGGTGATGGTGATATCGACCCTAAAGATTTTGCTATGCTTAGAAAGCAAGCAGGCAAGATCAATAAGAAAAAAGATAAAGAAGAAGTTGAAGAAGCGCAGATGGATAAAATGAAAAAGGTTAGCAAAGGGTTTGATGATCGCCGCAGCGCCACGCTCCATAATGATCACCTAGTGGGAAGTAAAAAGGCTTCAGGCAAAAGCTATGTTGACAAACACTCAGATGGAAAATTTTACGTTGTTGATGTGAAAGAAGAATCAGTCAATGAATTGAGCAAGAAAACTCTTGGTAGTTATGCCAAGAAAGCTATGACTGATAAAGATACACAAAGTCGCTTTGCCACCGAATATGAAAAGCGTGGAATGGCAGCTAAAAGCACTGCAGTGCAGCACAAGAATTTCAAAAAAGCAAACCGTGCAGATGATAAGTTTCGTAATCGTACAACTGGTATCAACAAAGCTATTGATAAACTGACTAAAGAAAGCAGCCTAGACGAAATCAGCAAAACAAAGATGGGTCAATATATCAATCGCGCTCATTCTGATAAAGACACTCAGACTAAACGTGCAGGTATGTTTGATAAAAAAGGCATGGATGCTGATAAAGACAAAGATATGTACAAGCAATTTGATAACGCTGATAAGGCTCGTAAGAAAGCTGCAAACAGAACGGCTGGTATTGGTAAAGCGGTTAATAAACTGACTAAAGAATCCAATATCTCAAATAAGTCGGCTGATAAAAAACCAGAAGAATATACTGATGAAAAAGGTATGAAGCGGACTAGAATGGTTCCTGTAGACAGACAAGTTTTAAAAGATGCAATGCCTTCACAAGCTGATGCAATTAAAGCGTTGAATAAAAAGACTGCTGCTCAGAAAGCTAAAAATACAGATAAACTTAAAGCTGCGGGTAAGATGATGCCTACTAAGGAATCAATAGGTAAAACAGCTGGAGATAGTAGTTATCATAATCTGCAAAAAGCAAAAAGAATGGCTTCTAAAGATGGCCACGACTATGATAAGTTACCAGCATATGACCGTACACATGATAAACACAGAGAGTATTACGATAACAAAGCTAAAACAACAAAAGAATCAACTGACTGGCCTATCTATAGAAGAATTATGGAAAAAGCTAATCATACATCTGATTCAAAAACATCCGAGCCAATGGATAGTAAACTACAACCATTTGAGAAAAAAATGGTAGATGCTCATAAAGTTACTCCTCCAAATGAACTTGTAGATGTAAATAAAGCAATTGAAAAAAATCTAAAGACTTTGTCAACAGCACCTATTAAACAAGCTGCTAAACCAAACGGTCAATAAAGGATGGAAAATGATTAACGACACTAGTACTGCTAAAATAGCAGAAGCGTATAGAAAGATGGTAGCAGATCAAAACAAGCCTGCTCCAGAGCCAACGCCTGCTCCAATTACAGAGGAAAAATAATGTTAAAAGCCCCACCATGGTGTGAAAATGCCATTCCAACTCCAGAAGGGTGGACTGATCCAGATACGGGTGAAGTTTATGTTTCTACAAATTTTACTGCTGAACAAATGAACACATGGGGTAAATCTGCTCCTGCTCCTGCTCCAGAACCTGTAGTTGAAATGTTAACTGAAGCACCTGCTTCTCAGAGCCTTTCTTCTATGAGTAAACTTGAACTTGAAGCACTGGGACGTCAGCATGGTATTGAATTGGATCGGAGAAGTTCCAAGCCAGCACTTATAAGTAGATTAAATGAGGTAATTTAAACTTATAAGTGAAGTAGACATAATGGAATTAAATCAAAGTAATTTTTATCTGTATGCAGCTAAAAACTATTATAACCCTTTAGGCGTTGATCATGATGAATTTAGTGAAGACTTGAAAAGATTTAAATATGTGAAGCGATTAGTTAACAGATATCTGGAAACAGGTGAGTTATCTGATCGCCTCATTTTAAATCATTTAATTGTTATTCATAATGTATTTGGTATAGAAGCCTCAGTTGAAATGATGGCATTAAAGTTACAAGGGGATCAATGGCCAGTAATTAAGCCTTTTTTGATTTTTCTTAGGTATATCACCAATGAAGAATTAACAGGTATTGATTTGGATAAAAAAGTTGTAGAAAGATTAAGGAAAATTTAGATGGGAATATTAACAAGAGCAGCAGACATTACATATACGCTAAGGTTTTTGCGTCTGTTGACAACACCATTTGATAAGACTACAGCATTTGAGTTAGGTATCATTGACGAGAAGGGCAAAAAGATCCGTAAGCCAAAAACAATAGCTGATCTTGCTGCCTATAATGCATTTCATAGACTTGTATTTAATATCAAAAAGTTAATTCCTGGTAAGAGATTGGGAAGCTATGTAGCTGCACTCTTTTTACTTAAAGAGAAATATGGTGTTACAATTAATAAAAAAATATTAGCTGCATCTGGAATAGATCCACTTGATCTACTATCAGAACAGACAGAATGGTTTTTATTAGAGAATAAGCAACTATCGCCTGGTGTGTATAGAATACATAATGAAAAAGTTTTAAATAATGATTGCGAAGATTTGGTAATGATGAGGGATAAAGTTAGGATTCCAGAAGATTGTTTTCCAGTTGGAGATATTTACGGTCTTGATGTATATGAAGCAATTCACTTTAGAAGCAATAAAAAAATATTCATTACAGCTGGAGAATTATTAAGATGAAGAAAAAGAAAGTTGAAGAAGATGCCCCAACTAATGCAGTTGCTCATGGCAAGGTTCCTATGGGTCCGTTTGGTAAGAGACCTGACGTTGTCGACGTCACAGACAAAAGAAGAAAAAAAGATAAACCGCCAGTAGTCCTAAAACGGTTCAGAGCATATATTAATACATGATTAGAATTTATATAGCCATAGCAATATTTACTCTTGTTGGAGGCGCCTCTTATGGTGCTTATGTAACATGGAATAAAATGCAAGCTAAAATAGAATACCAAGCAGAAATGATAGCAACACAAAAAGTTGCTCTTGCTTCATCAGCAAAAACTATTACTGATCTAAAAAATAACGCACAAGAACAAGAACAAGCAAATCGTGACTTAGCTATTAATTTACAAAAAGCTGAAGCAAGCACTGATGATTTAAGACAGAAATTGTCTGATCATGATTTGACTAGATTAACATTAAAGAAACCGGGTTTAATTGAAAGGCGAGTCAATGGTGCTACGCAATCTGTGTTTAGCGAGCTTGAGTCTATTACTGCTAAGTAATTGTACGGTCCCTGAGCCTGAAATAATAACGAATATAGAATACATTGAAAAGAGTATTCCCATTCAAGCTAGGCCAAAAGCTGTTAACATGGCTGGAGTTGAATGGTATGTTATTACTGCAGACAACTTAGATGAAGTTATTGAGAAAATTGAATCTGATAACGGCCAACTTGCTGTAATGGCTACCTCTGTTAGAGGTTATGAAAATCTTGCCCTTAATGTATCGGAACTCAAAAGATATATACTCCAACAACAGGAGATTATAGTATATTACGAAAAACAGGCTGCGTCAAAAGATACCGAAGAAAAACTTTTAAAATAGCGTTTTAAGCTATTTACAAGATCACTGTTTTAATATATAATACTACCAATCAAGATAATTTAAATACAAATTGCAAAGTCCGTTTGCGATATAAGGATGTTTTACATATGCTATTCGAAGAACAAATTTCAAGAAAACCAGATTTATACCCATGGACTAAACAGTTCATTGAAGCTATATGGAAAGGGTTTTGGACACCAGAAGAATTTAATTTCCGTTCGGACTATTCCCAATTTAAAACAGATTTAAGTTCAGAAGAACGAGAGATTGTAGTTAAGACAATGTCTGCTATCGGACAAATAGAAATTGCTGTTAAATCTTTTTGGGCCGATGTCGGTAATCATTTACCTCATCCATCTATTAAAGATTTAGGGTATGCTATGGCCAACTCAGAAGTTATCCATAATATGGCATATGAGAAAATTCTCGACGTGTTGCATTTGACTCACGTCTTTGAAGAAAACTTAAATGTTGATGTGATTAAAGGACGTGTAGATTATCTGCGCAAGTATAACAAGAAAGTGTATGCTGACGACAAGAAGCAATACATCTATTCTATTATGTTGTTTACTTTGTTTGTAGAAAATGTTAGTCTGTTTTCACAGTTCTATATTATTATGCATATGAATAGAAATAAGGCAGTGATGAAAGATTGTGCTCAGCAAGTACAATATACACGTAATGAAGAAATGCTACACGCTCAAGTCGGCATTAAGTTAATTAATACTTTACGTGAAGAATATCCAGATTTATTCGATGATGAGTTAGAAGCACGTGTACGTGAAGAATGCATTGATGCTCTTAAAGCAGAGAGTAAAGTGATTGATTGGATTATGAGTGGATACCAAACAGACGGTCTATCTGCTCCTATTCTTAAATCATTCATTGCAAAAAGAATGGCAGAATCTTTAGATCAGATTGGATTTGATAGTAGTGAAATTAAGTATGACCCAGATCTGTTACATGAGACACTCTGGTTTGATGAAGAATTGCTAGGCGCTAATATGACCGACTTCTTTCAAAAGCGCCCGGTAGAATATGCTAAAGGTAAAGGCATTAGCGCTGATGATTTATTTTAAAGGATTATATAATGACATTTAAATGGGCTAACGATGACTCAAGAACATTTCTGAGTAGAGGTTATATTGATGGAAATATGACCGTTGAGGAGAGGGTAAGAACAATTGCCCAAACCGCTGAATCAATCCTTGAAATAGAAGGCTTTGGTGACAAATTCTATGACTATATGAGCAAAGGTTATTATTCTCTTTCCTCTCCAGTATGGTCAAACTTCGGTACAAAGAAGGGTTTACCTATCTCTTGTAACGGAGTCAAGATTGAAGATAATATGGAATCAATTCTGCTTAAAGTAGCAGAAGTTGGAATGCAAACTAAAATGGGTGCTGGAACATCTGGTTACTTTGGTGCTTTGCGTTCCCGTGGAGAAGCTATTAAATCGGGTGGCACAGCGGATGGACCAGTTCACTTTATGAACTTAACTGAAACTACAGTAGATGTAGTTGCTCAGGGTAATGTACGAAGAGGTTCCTTTGCTGGTTATCTTGATATTGAATCTCCCGACATTTATGAGTTTCTTGACTGTCGTGAAGAAGGTTCTTCTATTATCAATATGAGTTTAGGTGTTTGTATCGGCGATGATTGGATGAACTCCATGATACACGGCGATCAAGAAAAGAGAACACTATGGGCAAGAGTATTGCGCAAGAGACGTGAGAGTGGTTACCCATATCTATTCTTTAAAGATACTGTAAACAATAATAAACCACAAGTCCTTAAAGATCAAGAGATTCCTATTTGGGCATCTAATCTATGTTCTGAGATTTGTTTACCGTCAAGTCAAGAATGGTCTTTTGTTTGTAATCTGGCATCTATGAATTGTGCTACATTTGATGAATGGTCTGAAACTGATGCAGTGGAAGTAATGACTTACTTCCTTGATGCCGTAATGGAAGAGTATATCGAAAAGACAGCCAATATTCCGTTTATGAAATCAGCTCACGACTTTGCTGAAAATTGGCGTGCACTTGGTCTAGGACAACTCGGATGGCATTCTTATCTACAAGCAAATAACATTGCATTTGAATCATTTGATGCTCATATGAAAGCTGTTGAGATTAGTAGATTTATTGATGAAAGATCACTTATTGCTTCTCAAGAACTAGCTATTGAATATGGTGAGCCAGCTGGTATGTTAGGATATGGAGAACGTAATTTAACAAGAACAGCTGTTGCTCCAACTACAAGTTCATCATTTATTCTTGGACAAGTTTCTCCATCCATTGAACCACTAGCATCTAATTACTTTACAAAAGATTTGGCTAAAGGAAAGTTTACTTATCGTAACCCATATTTGGCCAAAGTATTCGAGAAATATGGTAAGGGAGAAGAAACTTGGATGGACGTGTTAAAGCACGGCGGATCAGTACAACACTTAGACTTCTTGAGTGATCACGAAAGGAATATGTTTAAAACTTTCTCAGAAATATCACCGTTAATTATTGTACAACAAGCTGCTGCAAGACAGAAATATATTGATCAAGCACAATCTCTTAATATTATGATTGGACCAGATGTACCAGCTAAAGATGTTAATGCTCTATTAATAGAAGGTTGGAAACTAGGAGTCAAGACATTCTATTATCAACGCAGTTCTAATCCTGCTCAAGAATTAGTTAGGGATATTATGAACTGTGCGAGTTGTGAAGCATAATGGCTCGGCATAGTCAAGCGTATGTCCGTGAGAAAATGGCAGAACTCATGAAACCCATTGATCGTCAGATTATGATGACTGATGATCAAGAAGAAATACTTATGTTTGCTTGCACTATGTTACAACGTGTGAGAACGATACTAGATAGTCAGATAGGACCAACTGGTAGAAAACAAATCTTTCAAGATGCTATCGACCGTGATGATTAATACACACGGTTTTGAAGTAGTATGTGACGAAACAAACAATACACCAGCAAGTATTGATGCTAATGAATTTTATATTGATGTTGTGGACAAGGTTTATTTAGATATTAAGCCTCGTCCACAGCAATCTGAGGTTGTTAGGTCACTCAAAAATCAAGCGGGTGAAGAATGGAAGTCCAGATGCACTGAGCATTATGCTTGGAAAGCTGCCGAATATATTGAATTTCTTGAAAGTACAATAAGAAAGTATCAGATCAGTAATGACCCGTTTACAAAACTTTAAGGCTTGGTTCAAACATTTAAAACAAGAAGGTATCAAAATGTACGGTGAAGATCAAAGCGATCTTGGTTGGTATGGAAAATATAACAATATGAATTGTTGTATATGGGCTTTCCATAATTCTGGCACTCACTTTACTAACGGTACATATTTTAAAAAAGGAAAAAGAATTGAGCAAAAATAAAATACATCACTTGGTCTGTCCGGTATGTGAATATGAATGTTATATAGAACCTATTAATGATAAAGATCCGCCTGAACATTGTCCTATGTGTTCTGCTGTAGTTTCAATGGAATCAGATGACGAAGATGATTGGGAATAACCAATATAGATAATTACATGTGGATTTATAATGAAAAAGAATTTAAGCCTACACAAGACGATTTACAGTCTTGGGTAGGTTTTGTGTATCTGATTACTGATACCGCTAACAGTAAAAAGTATATTGGTAAAAAACTATTTTGGTCTACAAGGAGACTAAAACCATTAAAGGGAAAGACACGAAAACGGGTTCAAGTTAAAGAATCAGATTGGACGACATATCATGGCTCAAGCGAAGAAGTGAAAGCATTAGTTGAAAACTCTGATCCTTCAAGATGGAAACGTGAAATAATTAGACTTTGTAAAGCAAAAGGGGAGATGAGTTACTATGAAACAAAAGAACAATTTGATAGACACGTGCTATTTTCTGATGAATATTACAATGAATTTATCGGTTGTAAAATTCACTCGCGCCATGTAAAGGGTAAGTGTGATGATCCAATATGACTGTGAAATACAAGATATGGGCCCAGAAGAAATAAAAGAAGCCAATCGTTTAATGTGGCTTGTCAAAGGACAACTTTGTCCGATAGAGTACAGTAAAAAAGATATTCACGGTGTATTTCGAGGGTATTTTAAAAGGCTTTGGTGTAACAATGAAAGAAGTGAATATGCCGAAGATGGATTTGAAGAGGCTTGGAACCAAAGGCAATGGTACCTGGCAGAAAAAGAACAAGAAGAAATAGATACAATATGTATTAGATCAATGGATTAAATAAAAAAAAGCGATATTAGGTGTTTACATATACTTTTTTATGTAGTATAAAAGTTATAGCAAAACAACTTAAAGAGAGACAAGAAAATGTTTGACCTAATCTCAGATCTCCACAAAGAAGTTTACGGATTCCGCCCTACTCAAGATTGGTGGGTGGATTGGAATAACTCTTCAGATTCCCAGAAAGAAAAAATCTGGGATGAGTATAATCGTGTTAATGAGTTACAGATAGTAGAAGCGACTCAACGTGAAGAAAAAAACTTGCAAGATTTTAAATCTAATATTGCAAAGATGATGTTTGATCATAACTTGACTAAATTAGATGCCGTCCGCTGGTGGATTGAAGCCGAAGGTTTAAATGAGACTGATCTTATGTATGGATCAAGCTACATTAACTACAGCCACAATCTGCCATATCAGAATGATATGAATGAGATTATAGACGAAGCTTGTTCAGATCGAGTGCGTGAAATTTATGCCGCTGAAGAAGCAGAATATTCAGCTTTACAATACTCTTAAATTGTGTTATAATAAGATTATAGGAGATACACAATGGAATGGACTATAAAAGCATACCACTGGAAAGATGGATCCAATCACATGGTTCAGTGGGCTAGTGGATTAAGTCACTCTCATGCAGCAAAGATGTTTAAACAACTGCATGATCGGAAAGAATTTGCAATGATAACTATGAAAGAAAATAAATGATTTTACTTGATTTTTCAGGCGTGTCTATTGCGCCTATTGCTATGGGAGCTGCTCAGGTTGACGAGCATCTAATTCGTCATATGGTTCTAAATAGTATTCGTATGTATAAGCAAAAGTTTAAAGAATACGGAGATATGGTTATTGTATGCGATGCTGGTGGTAACTGGCGCAAAGATGAATACCCAGAATATAAAGGCAATCGTAAAAACTCCAGACAGGAGTCAAATATTGACTGGGATGAGGCTTTCCGTATTCTTAATATGGTAAGAGATGAGATTACCGAGAACCTTCCATATAAAGTAATCCATCAATGGGGCTGTGAAGCAGATGACTCAATTGCCGAGATTGTTAAATGGACTCAAGAGTTTGGTAACTATGAAGAAGTTATGATTGTATCAGCTGACCGTGACTTTAAACAGTTACAGAAGTTTGATAATGTGAAGCAGTATTCTAATATTACTAAAAAGTTTGTTAAAGAACCAAATCCACGTCTGTTCTTACAAGAACATATCTTGACTGGCTGCAGTGGTGATGGTGTACCAAATGTTTTATCTGATGATGATACACTAATTAATCCAGATAAGCGTCAACCACCATTAACTAAAAAGAAGAAAGAAGCATTACTTGAAGATCCTCGGGCTCTTGGCGATACTGTATATAGAAATTGGTGCCGAAACAAGAAGATGATTGACTTGACAGAAGAGTCACAGTGCCCAGAAGTAGTAAAAACAGAAATTATAAATACTTTTGAATCACAAGACAACATGTCTAAAAAGAGTAAGGTTTTACCATACTTGATTCAAAAAAGATGTAGATTATTAATTGAATGTGTAGAGGAATTTTTTTAATGAAATTGGTTCATGAAGTGTTAGAGCTGTTACAAAAACAGCAAACAAAAGTAGAAAAAGTTAATGTGCTAAAGTCCAATGAGACTTGGGCACTAAAAGATATATTAAGAGGATCTATTGACAGTACAGTAGAGTGGGCGTTGCCAGCAGGCTCTCCACCCTATGTCGCAAATAGACCAGAGTCCACCCCATCAAACTTACTCAAGCAGAATGTAAAATTTAAATATTTTGTAAAGGGTGGACAATACGTGAATATGAAACAGGTAAAGCGTGAGAAACTCTTTATTGAAGTGCTTGAGTCAATTCACCCTAAAGATGCAGAATTAGTTGTAAACATGGTTTCTAAGCCTGAAGCTAAAGGCGGATGGTATGATCTAGGTTCATGCAAGATTACAAGACCTATGATTAATGAAGCCTTTCCTGACTTGCTGCAAGATAATAATAAGGAATGACAAATACATGGTATCAGCTCAAATTGAACGATTGAAAAAAGATTCAAGGGAACTAAGTCAGTATTCAAGAAAATTAGAAAAAAAAGGAAGACATGATTTGAAACACAAAATAGACGTTAAACAAGACTACCTAGATCAAGTCATTGCTGATATCGAGGAACAAAAAAATACTTTTAATTAGGGGTTTACAATTAACATTATAGCTGATATAGTTAGTATAACAAAACAGCAACAGGTGAAAACATGAATATATTTGTATTAGATAATAACCCTATAAAAGCAGCACAACTGCAGTGCGATAAGCACGTAGTAAAAATGATCGTGGAGAGTGCACAGATGCTCTCCACGGCTCATCGTATGCTAGATGGTATAGAAACCAAAAAGCTGTCTAAATCAGGCAAACGTATGGTAAAATATTGGACTATGGAAGACGAGCTGAAAGAAAATACTTTGTATAAAGCAGTTCACTTTGCTCATCCTTGTACTGTATGGTCTATGGAATCAGTCCAAAATTATATCTGGCACTACGATCACTTCGATGCTCTTTGTATCGAGTACACATATCGCTACAGAAAAGTTCACGCAACTCAAACCAAGCTTGCAGATATGTTATCTATTCCCCCACGTAATTTGCCATCGGTAGGTCTTACTCCATTCCGTTTAGCTATGCAACACCAACCACAGTGTATCAACGAGGCTGATCCAGTACAGTCTTACAAAGATTATTATCAGACTAAGCAAGAGAATTTCAAAATGGCTTGGACTGGTCGTAATATCCCGGAGTGGTTTAATGTGGCTGCAGCCTAATTATACAACTATAGATGAAATCAAAATCGGTAAGATAGTGGGTACAAATGGTCCACTGCCTTATCCAAAGAAACTTGGTACTCATTTAAGGCTCGTGGAAACGGAGACAGGGATGAGATATATACAACTATATTCAACCCTTTCAAAGCAGTGGAATATAATGTACAGATATGAAATAGAAGCATCTTGGAAACAATGGAAAAAACATGCCAACATACACGATTAGAAATGAGAAAACAGGTATTGAAGAAACAGTAATTTGTTCTTGGAAAGATTTACAAGCAATAACTAATTCAGAACATATAACTCATGTCTTGAAACCACTACAAATAATTTCTAGCACAGGAAGCCTTGGATCAAAACGACCTGATGGATTTACTGATGTTCTTAAAGAAATGAAGAAAAAAGCCGGCCGGGGAAACACTATAAAGATTTGAGAAGTATTATGAGCAGAAAAACTACTAAGTCAATGACTATTCGTCTTGATGATCTACCTTCTTTCGAACCAAAAACAGAGAATCAAAGCATTGCATGTGATTCTTGGGATGAAAATGATAATCTAATACTAGCTGGATCAGCTGGTACTGGTAAAACATATCTCGCTATGTCTTTAGGACTTGAAGAGGTATTAGATAAAGAAACTCCATATAAAAATTTAACAATCGTGAGATCAATTGTTCCGACACGAGACATTGGTTTTTTACCTGGTAACGAAGAAGAAAAGAAAGATGCTTACACAGCACCATATCGTGGAATCCTAACAGAAATTTTAGGTGATAAGGACGCTTGGAGTAAACTTAATCAAACTGGTTCTATATCATTTGAATCAACATCGTTTATTCGTGGTATTACATTTACCGACTCAATTATCATTGTAGATGAAATGCAGAATTTAACATTTCATGAACTTGACTCAGTGATAACACGTCTAGGTGATAATTGCAGAATTATTTTCTGCGGTGATTATCAGCAATCAGATTTTCGCTTTAAAGACGAGAAGGAGGGTTTAGTACCGTTTATAAACATTTTAGAGCAACTGAAACACTTCACACTAATTAGTTTTGGTTGGGAAGATATTGTGCGGTCGGGAATCGTGCGAGATTATATCATGACAAAGGAGATGATGGGAATAGTCTGATGTCCAAATTTACTAGATTCGATCCAAGAAACAAAAAGAAAAACAGAAACAAGTACAATTCAATAGAAAAACATTTTCCTAAAATAAAAGACAAACAAGTTGTACTTAGAAAGTTAAATTATGAAATTCTTACACCAGAAAATACCGTTGGGGTATCTGGACCTGACGGCGGAGACCCTTCCAAAGGGTAGAACATATACCGATCCAGATGGTAACAAATATCCGAGTATTACTACAGTCCTTGGTATTCTTTCACGTGACTCCATCGCAGCATGGAAAAAACGTGTTGGAGAAGAGGAAGCAAATAAGATTTCTTATAAAGCATCTAGTCGTGGTACCGCTGTTCACGACATTGTAGAGAAATATTTGAACAACGAGGATACAGGTAAAACCATGCCGCATATCCAAGCCAGCTTATCTAATTTAAAACCCATTTTAAATAGAATTGATGTTATATATGGTCAAGAAGTACCGCTATATTCTAAGCATCTTGGAGTTGCTGGTAGAGTTGACTGTGTCGGTAAATTTGATGGTGTTCCATCCATAATTGATTTTAAAACATCCAAAAGAGTAAAGAAGCGAGAATGGTGTAAAGGTTACTTTATGCAAGAAGCAGCTTATGCTATCATGTGGGAAGAAAGAACTGGAATGCCTATTCCAAATCTGGTTACCATAATGGATGTAGATAATGAGGATCCATTAGTCTTTATAGAGCATAGAGATCAGTGGGTACCAAAGTTATTTGAAACAATTGAATTATATCGTGAAGATATGAGAAAAAGACCACTTTAGTTGTTTACAAGCCTTTCATAGTATAGTATAGTTAATTATCAACAGAGAGAGAAAGTATGACTATGAATGAAATACAAGATGAAGTCAACCGTATCTATGCTTTACCTACGCCCGGTTCACTGCAAGGTATTATTGAGAAAGAGTTTTATGACTGGGCTGTAGATGCAGGTGTGTGGGTTCCAAGCGGACCATCACATAATGAAATTATGAAACAATTTGTACAACATAAAGGATGGAACTAATGACACCTAAAATTAACCCATTATGGATTGTGTTCACAGTATTTTTTGGTGGACTTGGTATTTGGCTTATTGCGCTAGACTCGCTCGCAGGTTACTTAATGTGCTTTGGTGTATTAGGTTGGTTGTTCATAGCAAATAATACAGATCAATTGTTTATTGAAGACGATGATGAAGAGGAAGATTATTAATTATGTATGACTTGGAAAAAGTAATCTTAACAGATTGCGATGGCGTATTCCTTAATTGGGAGTACGCTTTTATCACCTGGATGAATCAACACGGTTATGAGGAAGTTCAAACTATTGGTACAGCACAATATGATGTATCAAAGAGGTTCGGTATATCTCGTGAAAAAGGTAAAGAGTTGGTAAAATTCTTTAATGAATCGGCTGCAATTGGTTTTCTCCCTCCGTTACGTGATGCAATGTATTATGTAGATTTGCTTCATAGAAAGCATGGCTACCAATTTCATATGATCACATCACTGTCTCTTGATAAGAATGCGCACCAACTCCGTATAAATAACATTAAGAAGTTATTTGGAGAAACTGCATTTTCTGAATATATCTTCTTGGATACAGGCGAAGATAAGGATCGTATTCTAAGTCAGTATGAAGGCACTAATTATCTTTGGATTGAAGATAAGGTTGAGAATGCAGTCTGTGGTGCAAAGTTCGGACTTGAGTCAGTCCTTATGGAACACGGACACAATATGAACAATACCGAATTCCCATTAATGGTTAACTGGAAAGAATTATATGAATATATCACTGGCATCTCTGCTTAATCTACGAACTCAATGGGAGCATGAAGTAGAAAATTTTAAATTTCCCGATGAAGAAAATTATAATGGTACTCTAAATAATTTGGCTTGGTTTCTAAAATATGGATATAAATCTAATAGTTTAAGACCCGGCTTTGATAATGCGATATACTTATCGGAACAAATCATAAAGGAGTGCCGACATGGCAACAAAAAGCCTAGAAAAAGGGTCACAGTGGGAACATCTTGACGTAGATGGTGACGGAATAGTTAGTGATGAGGAGATAGCAATGGAACGACAGATGATCGAACTAGCTGATCTAAAGTCAGACATGGAGAATGAAGATAAGAAACAAGACGCACAACGGAATATGGCATGGTTTGCTTTATTCGGTATGCTATTATATCCATTCTCAGTTGTCTTGGCAGTACTGTTAAATCTAACACAAGCAGCAGAAATTCTTGGAGATATGGCTGCAGTTTACTTTGTATCAGTGGCTGCTATTGTAGCTGCATTCTATGCAAAAGAAGGTTTAACTCAAAAGAAAAAAGCAAAGCCACCAGCCAACGATAGTAGATAAAATGGAATTTTATAATGAAGAGATTAATATATCAGGTTTATGTAGGTAAACGATCTAAACTATATGATCACTGTGTAAAGTCAGTACAAGATTATTGTGACAAATATGGAATTGATTATCATATACAAACTCAACCAAAGCTGAGAATCACGCCTGATGTTTTCTCTACAAATCGTAGCCCGGAGTCCTATGGACGTCTGGGCTACTTGCCTATTTATGAGAAAGAAAATGCTTTTGAATACTTAGATAAGTATGATCAAGTTGCTATTATTGATTCAGATGTTTATATTAGACCAGACGCACCTAATGTATTTGATACAATAAATAAAGATGTTGATTTTGCAGGTGTTCTTGAAAAAGAAATGCCTTGTACTGACGAATACTTTCGTAAAATTATGAATTATTCAAGAATGCAATACTCACAACCAAAGGCTCTGCATAACTTATTTGACTGGGGTAAAAATGGGTGTGCTGATTTCTACAATATGGGTATTATGATATTGAACAAATCTATCACTAGGTTTATTTTTCCAGATAGCCCATTATCATTTATTAGACGACCACAGTTTAAACCTTTTGTAGATGGTCTTGGAGCATGGAAGTGGTCTACAGATCAGACATTACTAAATTTCTGGGTAAAGAAAACCGATATGAAAGTTCAAAACTTATCTTATGAATGGAATGGTTTATATTCTGCAATACCAAAAGATAAGATTAAACAAGCACATTTTGTACACTTTTTCTTAAAAGATAAATTACCAGAACGTGGCGAGAATGTTCCGGAGTTAATGAAGAATGTCTAAAAATATTATCCTACAACACTTTGATGGTGAGTTAAGAGAACTCGACAAACTATCAATGGAAAATATTAAAGCATATGCAGATAGTGTTGGTGCAGATTACCAGTTGGTTACAGGAAAGCCGTTTAGAGAACATCTAACGTCTCCGTGCCAAAAAGTATTTATGATAGATGAGAAATGGGACGAATACGACCAGGTTTTAATGTTAGACATTGATATGTTTGCAACTAAAAAGTGTCCAGATATATTTACAACTGAAAAGGGTATTGGTCTTTATAATCCTATACAACAAGGTTTGCATAGAAAGATTGTAAATCAATACGGAATGCAATCATCTAGAATGTCTCCATATTGGGGCGGCGCAATCTATAAAATACATAAACATATGAGACAAAGTTTGCGTAAATGTTTAGGTGGAAACGAACAATGGATGAATGTATATAATCAGCCCTATCATTTTGAAGATGAAGGAATATTTCATACTCTTGCTATGAGAGCAGGCATTGGTTATATTTCTTCATTGAATATGGATCCACGTTGGTGTTATGATAACTATCTGCCCGAACCAGAGAATGCATATATGATACACATTAGAACTAAAATTACACCAAATGGACCGAAACAAGAAAAGATTAAAAATTACCAAGAAATGGTTAAAAGAGGTATATTATGAAAAATCTAATCTATCAAGTTTGGGCTGGTGAATTAAGACCAGGCTGTAAGCACTCATCTAAACTTATGAAAGCCTATGCTGATAGAATTGGTGCAGACTACAGACTAGACATTGATCCAAACATTGCTTCGGCAGTATGTGATGTGCCAATGTATTTTGAATGGTTGAATCCTATGCTTGATGATTCTTTTTTAGAGTATGATAATGTTCTAGTTGTGGACTTAGATATATTTCCAACTACTAACTGTAGAAATATATTTGAAGAGGCTTACTTAGACGTTGGTATTTGCACTGAACCATTTCAAGGTAAATATAGAGCATCTACAATTATTGGTGGCCATATAGGAATAGTTAACGAAGAAAAGTGGTTTACATCTGTCCAAAAACAGTATAAAATAAATCTACCGAGAGATGCCGATGGTTATCTTAAAGTGTATAATGCTGGAATGGTTTTATTCTCTAACAAAGGTCTACAGAAATGTAGAGAAAAGTTTGAAACTTTCCAGAAATATATTAACTATATGAGAACGCAAAAACTAGGAAGATTTTATACTGTAGACCAAAATTACTTTCATGTAATGATGTGTCAACATTTAGATTATACCGAGATGAGCAACGAATGGAATTGCTATATACACTACACAAGAGGTCCTCTTGGACTAACACAGCCTATTCATGATGGTAGAGGACCAGACCCGCAGTTTGTACACATACAACTATCGGGAGCAGACTTTTTTAATAATACAAAACTTGATCTAATTACAAACCAAAAACAGGAGAATTGGGGGTTAGAGTGACACTTTGGCATGATTTTAGAAAAAGAATACATAGTGAATGGAATGGAACTTCAGACTGGTTAAGATGCAGAACTATACAACGATGTTTGCATCCGGCTCAAATAGTATTAGCTAAAAACCTGTGGGATGAACTTCTGGACACTGAATTGCACGCTGATCATGATTATGGTAATCCAGTCAGACTTATAGCAGGCAATAGTTCTGTTAATTTACAACACCACTATTATATAAAGATGATAAAGAAACATATCGGTTCTATTAGTTTTAGCCATATATTGGAAGTTGGTGGCGGTTATGGTAATCAGTATAGAGTTTTTAAAAAAATGGGATTTCTCGGGCAATGGGAAATAGCAGATTTTCCAGAGTTACTTGAGATACAAAAAGATTTTATAGATAGGGTTTGTGAAAATCCTGTTGTAATATATAGTACACTAAATCATTGCTGGAAAGATAGACCAAAGCAATTATTACTTGGAACATTTAGTCTAAATGAAATGCCATTATGTGATAGAGAAATTTTTGAAAAAAACCTTACAAAATACTCACATATTTTTATAGCACATAACCATGAATTTGATGGTATAGATAACTATGAGTATTTTAAAAAATTAAAAGATAGACATTGCTTAGAATATAATATAAAACACTTTAAAGATCCTTTGTACAAATCAGCATGGTTTTGGATAGCCAGTAGGGAAGCAAATGAAAATCGAGTTACACAGTAATGAAGACCCCACAAGAAAAGAACTGACTAAAATGTTTAGGGATATGAAATTAGAATATCATGTAACCAGCGAAGTCGACGGACTTTTAAACGTACATTTTATAGTTAAGCCAGAAAGCAAATAAATGATTAATGTGAATTTGAGCCACGTGAAAAACGTAGCAGAGTTTTATAAAGATATAAGAGCGGGACAAGAAGCAGAACACGGAAAAGATTATTGTGCACAACATGATGCAATTAAAAAATATTTTAACCTTGGTTATGGCTGTACTTCTTATAAAGAATTAGGAGTACATCAAGGTGGTACCGCAGCAAATGCTATGTTGATGGGTGCAAAATATATTGAACTTGTAGATATTAGTATGGTCAAATATAATAAATATCTGAGACCACTAGCTGCTAAGCATTGTAAAGATAATGATATTGATCTCGTAATTAGAGAGGCTGACTCAACTGGTCTTGGTTCTATTGGAAAAGCAGTAGATATGATGTTAATTGATTCAGTACACAAATGGTTTCATACCGAAAAAGAATTAACCCTTCACGCCAATAATGTAAAAAAATATATTGTGTTTCACGATACTGCAACTTGTCACGATATTGCTAATGGAGTTGAACATTGGTGTGAGACTAAGCCGTGGAAGATTATTGAAATCGGAAAAGCAAACGTAGGCTATACAGTAATAGAAAGAATTTAATGTTTACTGTAGAACACGAATTTGACTACACTAGCGTTACTATTTTGGATAATGCAGCTCAAGCTGACGATGTGGAACTAATCTTTGATGATGAATATGTTTATATAAGACAGTATGACAATGAAGATGATTTCAACATTGTCGTGATAACAAATTCTATGTTTGAAGAAATGATTGCATCTTATTGTAGCCCTGAGGGTTCTTTCATGACAAGGGATAAATCATGACTGCTCATATTATAACAATCAAAGATCATCCTATATCAGAAAATGCCGCCCATGAGTGTATAAAGTCCTCTTGGAGTAGAAATAATGAATTTAAATGTAAATCGTTTAAGGCAACTACACCTGTAGAAGCAGAACAAGAGTTAGTAGATTTCAAACTTAAATGGAATTACCCGTGGGAAGGATCAATAATAGACCTTTCAACTGGACTCACAAAGTCTGCATATAAAACTAGAAATCAACTTGCTCGTGTAGCATGTTCATTGAGTCATTTTAAACTATGGGTTAAATGTTTTGAAATAAGAGAACCAATTATAGTATGTGAGCATGATGCTATTTGGACCAATAAACTTCCATTACAAAAACTATTAGAGAATAGGTTCCATATTATCGGAATCAATAACCCTCTCGGCGCAACACGTAGGTCGAGACAATACCACGATACAATCCAGTCATCATTAGCAGAAGTACAAGAAGTGCCATGGATAGATGAAAAGAATATCCCTCAGGGGTTAGCTGGTAATTCAGCATATATCCTAAAGCCAGAAGGTGCTGAAGCATTAATATCGGCCGCGTATAGATATGGGTTGTGGCCCAATGATGCACTGATGTGTAAACAGTTAATAAGAAACTTAGGCGTGACACGCACGTTTTACACAGGACTACAGAAAACCCTATCAACAACAACTTAATAGAAAGAGAACACATAGGAAAATGATTAAAGTTTTAACAATCGTAGCAGCAGCAATGTTAGCGACAAGCGCATGGGCTGGGGATAAAGTTAAAGTAGGTTTCATTTACGTTGGACCAACTGGAGATCATGGTTGGACTTATCGTCATGATATCGGCCGTCAAGATGTAGAAGAACATTTTGGAGATAAAGTAGAAACTTTTTATGTTGAAAGTGTTGCAGAAGGGCCAGACGCAGAAAGAGTGATTCGTGGTATGGTTCTACAAGGCGCTGATATTATCTTTACAACTTCTTTTGGCTATATGGATGCAACAGCAAAAATGGCTAGAGAATATCCACATGTAAAATTTGAACATGCAACTGGATATAAACAATCCGAGAATATGTCTAGTTATGCACTTCGTTTGTATCAAGCACGTCACGTTCAAGGAGTTATTGCAGGTCTTATGACTAAATCAGATAAGATTTGTTATATCGGTGCATATCCAATCCCAGAAGTTATCCGTCATATCAACACATATTTTATGGGCGCTCGAAGTGTAAATCCTGATGTTGATATGGATGTTATTTGGGTAAACACTTGGTATAATCCTGGAAAAGAATCAGATGCAGCTAAAGTTCTAATGTCACAAGGTTGTGATATGGTTGCACAACATACTGATTCACCTGCTCCTATTCAAGCGGCTGAACAACAAGGTAGATTTGGTTTTGGCCAAGCATCGGATCAAATTAGATTTGCGCCAAAATCACAGCTAACTGCAACTATTGATAATTGGTCTCCATACTATATTCGTAAAGTTGGAGCAGTTATTGATGGAACTTGGGAAAGTGAAAACTATTTCGGTGGAGTAGCAGGAGGTGGTGTTGTTATGGCTCCATTTACAAATATGCCGTTTGCTGTTCGTGCTAAAGCTGCTAATCTTTTACAACGGATTAGTGACGGAGAGTATTTTGCCTTTACTGGACCCATTAAAGATCAAGCAGGTGAAATTCGTATCCCAGAAGGTCATATTGCTACAGATATGGAACTAAATACTATGGATTATTATGTCGAAGGTATTACGGCAAAGTTTCCTCTATAAAAATATTAGGGGGCAGTTAGCTGCCTCCTTTTTACAACATAATGAAAAGAAAATATCTATGATTGATAAAATTTATATACCAACTGCCTGTAGAGTTGATAAGCAAATAACATATAATAACTTGCCAAAAGAGTTGCAAGATAAAGTTGTGTTTGTTGTACAAGAGTGGGAAAGAGATCAGTATACACTTGATGCCGAGTACCTGGTACTTCCACCAGAGATTACACTTACTTCTAAAAATGCTTTGTCACGTACTCGTAAGATTATCTATGAGACTGCTAAAGATACCCGTTATGCAATGCTAGATGATGATATGCATTTCCAACGTAGGAATTCAAAGTATTGGAACGGTGTTTCTAATATGGAGAAATCATGCCAGAAATGTACTGATGATGATATTATTGAAATGTTTGAATTATTTGATAGTTGGTTAGATCAAGGTTTTACTTTTTGTGGTCCAGCTCAAAAGAATAATCCACCCACAGGAAATTTATACCAAGATAATTGTTCTATGTCTGGCTTCTATGTATTTAATGGATATGATTGGAAAGACATAATTGATGATCTAAAGGTAGATCAAGTAAGAGTTGCAGAGGATGTTCTACTTATCATAGGACTATTAAACCGTGGGTATTCTAATCGTACAAGCCAAGAGTTTATTCAAAGCAATCAAAGTTATGCTTCTAAGTCGGAGAAATCAGTCCTTTGGGATGAAACCGAAGTTGCTGAAGTCAATGAGAATCATATTTTTATTAATAGTATGTACCCAAAATATTTTAAAATTTTACGTGATGAAAACGGTGATAGGATACCAGGCGGCTTCAGAGACGTTGGTAAAACTAAAATTAGCTGGAGTCAAGCCTATAAGGACTCCCAACTCAATTCTTTATCGGAGTTCTTTTAATTACACATTTATTTCAAAAGATTAATTTTATTAGTCACGCAGGTCTTCCTATGACATGGAAAATTGAGTGCGATGCTATTTCACCAGATGAGTGGAAATGCCTTGCCATGATGATTAGAGAAAATGAACCACAAAATTGGCAGAAAGCTGTTGGCATTCCACGTGGAGGATGTCCACTTGGAGAAGCATTAGATGAATATAGTACAGGTGTTTCAACGGATCCTGTTCTAATAGCCGATGATGTTTACACAACAGGAATGAGTCAAAAAGTATTTAAAGAGGAGCATTATAAAGATATAGCCACTATACAATGGGTAGTGTTTTCTCGTGAACCAACAGTCGGTAAAGTTAAAGCACTCTTTACAATGCCTAATAGGTCTAAACATAAATCTCTTATCCCAGCAATATATGAATAACTATCTAAAGTATAGTTAGGCGATTGTATAAATACTACTGACCTAAGGGAGCCAGTTTTATGCACAAGCTATTGATATTGATATTATTTTTATTACCAACATTTGCTATGTCACAAACAGTTGTAAACACAACAACTGACAGTAACAGCGAAGTAGATTCGAAGGGAAGAACAATTGTTATTTCACCTCCGCCCTCAGCTATATCTCCGGGCGTTAGTGGTAATAGCCAAGACTTATGTACAGTTGGTATATCCGGTGCTGTACAAACCCAAATTTTAGGTATCTCCACTGGTGAGACCATAAGAGATGCTAATTGTGAAAGACTAAAAATATCCAAAACATTATATGATTTCGGTATGAAAGTTGCCGCGGTATCAGTATTGTGTCAAGATAGACGAGTACATGATGCTATGGGAATGGCTGGGACTCCATGCCCTTTCAACGGAAAGATCGGAGAGGACGCTGCTGCCAGCTGGAAACTACCATCTGGTAAGAAGAAAGTTCCTCCACATTTAGTATTGGAGACAAAGAAAGATGTTCAAAAGAGACAGTGGGAACAGAATAAATCTGTTATCGGCGGTGCTCTGTTGTTTATTATTATGCTTGCCGCAGGCGGCTAATAGCCAAACAACTACTAACCCGGACGATGGACCCGATGTATCTTTAGAAACAGACGGTATTATAACAAATGGTCTGTGTAATGCTGCTTCCAATTCTCACGTTAATATTCTAACAGGTGACAACCATAATTGGGGTTCAGGTGATGTATTACAGTTTGGAGCATGTAATGATACTTTTGCTATAGCAATAGGAATCAATGCCGCATTAGCAGAAGCTGGTAGCGGTATTTCTTTGGATAAAGTACACTATAAATGGCAATGGATCAACGGCTGTTTTAATGTAACAAAGCCTGATGGTACTACTATCTATTGTGACGCAGATATTGAAAATAGATTAGATGAAAATTTTAAACCGACGGGTGAATTTGCTGATCAGTTTGACGATTTAAAAGTTGTAGTGACTATTACTGATTCTAGTGGTGATCTAGTTGAAACTAGGACTTATGACTATGATACATGGTTTCACTGGCACGAAGAAAATGCTCACAGTGATAACGAAGTACAAGAAGGCAACTCTATCTGGCAAGTAACCGAAGATGTTATAGAATTATTTAATCACTCAACTGGTTCTGGTACAATTTATTCTCCTGAACAACTCGGCAATTTAACCTTTGTAGTTACTTCTTCCGATAACGGAAACTGGGATGGATATTATGGACCAGTTGTGAAAGGCGGAGATGCTTGGTTTACCTATAGAGCAAATCCTTGTGAACTGGATACTTTATTTAATCCATCATGCCCTGGTTATGCAGAAGCGTATGCAACTTACCTTTATAATACAAGTTGTACAGCTAGTCCATTATATGATATTGGCTGCCCTGGTTATGCGTTAGCATTTTATAATCAACAGTGTCAAATTGATGCAACATATGATGCTGGTTGTCCTGGTTATGAAAATGCTTATCTATATAAACAATGTAAACTCGACGTATTCTATAGCCCGTCATGTGATGGATATGATGCAGCTTATCTATCTCAGCAATGTGCAATAGATGATCTTTATGATAAAGAGTGCCCAAATTATGCGTCTGCTTACTTAGATCAACAGTGTACTTATGATTCGTTATATGATATTCAATGCCCAATGTATCAAGTTGCTTTATTTAATCAACAGTGTGAGTTAGATCCTCAATCAGATATTAGTTGCCCTGACTACAAAACTATAACAGATGCGCCAGATATAGCAGATCCAGTTGCAGATTTAATTAAACCACCAGCAGTTACAGTAGAAATCATACCAGATATGATGCCTGAAATGGTAGAGGTGCCCATAATAAATATACCATTGCCGCCAGTAATTCCCTTAATGGAAAGGCCTGTAATGGAACCAGAAATCACTATGGAATCTCTTGATATAGAGATTGCACAGATGGAGATAGAGTTAAATGAAACCAGACCTGAGGAGCCAATTAAAGAAGTCGATCCCGGACCAGAGCCAGACACCACAGATACCAGCGGAGAAGGAGATTCTGGATCCGAGCCAGGGCCAGAGCCGGAGCCGGACACAACCGAGTCGGAAGAGAACAACGGATCTGAACCAGAGCCTGATGGAGAAAGTGAAGAACCACCCGTTGATGAACCGAGCGAGTCCGAGGATAATGATGGAGAAGAAAAAGACGCTGGGGAAGATACTAGCACTGAAGGAGACGATGAGACGGATGAGAAAGAAAAACCAGTAGAGGATGAAAAAGATGATGAAACAGATGAAAAAGAAACAGATGACAAAGATAAAGAAAGTGAAGACGAGGGAGAGGTTAAATCTACAACTGAGACTGATGACAAGCCAGTTAAGAAAGAAAAACCGAAGCCTGAGCCTACTGAGAAAGAAAAGAAAAACTCAAGAACTAAAAAGATCAAACAACTTATTGCAAGTAAGATAGCAACACTTAAAGCTGAAATTGGAGATGCTAAAACAATTGAAGAGCAAATGGCTAAACAGTCACAGCTAGTTGCTCTGATAGCATTTGTACCGAATTTTGATTACACCGAAATGGAAGTCCCTAAAACTTTTATGTATCCACCTAAACCTACTATAGACCATCAATTTTCTCGGTTCTTCTTAAATGACCCGACCTTTGGTGTTATGGAAGATTTACAGTACCCGAGTCTGAGACAATGATATTTGGAATAGTATTAACTTTGCACATGGGTATGGAGGGAAATTATAATCAGTTCCATCCAATAGTTAGCCAGAAGTTTAATCATGGAACTGTTGGCGTCTTTTTAAATAGTATGGATGATGTAAGTGTATTTGCTTCAAGACAACTTGAGTGGAAACAAATAGAACTAGAATATGGATTGGTATCGGGTTATGATGATATAGCGCCTGTAGTACCATTTGGTAGATTAAAATATAAAGATTACTTTTTAGCACCAGGTATCGAGAATGGTGGACTAAAAGGTTTTGTAATCGGAAAACAATTTAACTTTTAGGATAATAAAATGGCAGAGATAGAATACGGAGGCATAAAACTAGGTGGCTCAAAACTTTTACTGGTTATTCCTTTACTTGGAACAATCGGTGGCGCATTATGGGGAGGCTTTGAATTTTACAAAGACTATGTAGATATGAAAGAGCAAATACAAAGTTATACTGCTCCTGACTTATCTGGTTTTGATAAGAAACTAGCATTACTTGAAGAGGAAATGGTTACAACTAGAATAGTAGTGCAGGCTTTTAAAGATGAAATTATTATTATTCGTGATAGCATTATAGACACTCAAGATAACTTCAGAGACACTAAACACGACTTGCGTGGAGAAATAGTCCGTACTGAAAAACTACTTGAAAAAGTGGAAACAGATATTAATGAAGTTGAAGATGAAGTAAGGGTAATGATTGATGAGGGAGAAGTGGAACAAGATAAATTAAAAGTTGATGTGCGCGTGATGATTGAAGATGCTAATAACAGATTTAATGATAAAGTAACAGGTCTTGAAGGTTATGTAAAACGTGAATTACAGTCACTTGATGATGAACTAAATAGTTTGATAACAAAAGCACTGGATAATCCATTAGCTAATAGGTAGCTGTTTACATCTGGGTTGTTATGTGATATAATTAAGATTGATTGAAAGGAATATTATGAAAGCATATGTGATTACAATATTGGACAACCCAGATTCAGTTAAGGCATCTGAAGGATGTATCGAATCATTTAAAAGAAATAACCCTGGTCTTGAGATAGCTCAATGGGAAGCTAAAACTCCCGACAAAGATGACATCTATGAGATTGCTAGGGCTCAGAGTATTCCAGTATCAAAATTTGAAGAAGTGTATTCTCGGTTTGACCGTTGTCTTGCTGCTTTCCTATCTCATTATTCTATATGGGACTTTGTAGCAAATCATACAAAAGAAAATACTTTAATATTTGAGCATGATGCTTATGTTACAAATAAGATTCCTCGGATTCATTTTAATAGCATTATTAATTTAGGTAAGCCATCGTACGGTAAGTTTAACACTCCTGGTATGGGAGTTGGTCCGATGTTTTCTAAAAGATATTTACCAGGTGCACATGCTTATGCTATATCTCCAAAGGGTGCTAAAAACTTAGTGAAGCTGGCTAAAACAGAAGCTGGTCCAACCGATATTTTTATCAACAATATTAGATTTCCTTCACTACAAGAATACTATCCATGGCCAGTTGAGTGTCGTGATACATTTACTACAATACAACAAGAGGCTGGGTGTTTAGCTAAACATAACTATGGAGATGACTATGGAATCATCTAAATTATTTATCACAGGGTGTGATAAGAAAACACGATGGATGCTACCGTGGTTTGAAAGCAACTTCTATAAACATAATCCAGATGCTAAACTGCACGTCTTTGACTTTGATAAGGGCAATGGTTGGTTTCAGAAGCCTAGTGTAATGATACAGGCATCTCGTTGGTCTAAAGGCGTGTGTTGGTTAGATACTGACTGTGAAGTCCGGGGCAATTTAGACCCTCTTTGGAATCATGTTGTAGTAAACAAGATTAGCATGGCTATAGATAAACCATGGTCTAAAAGAAGGCCAGATAGAGGTAACTGGTATAATTCTGGAGTTGTAGCTTTTGGTGGAATTCCACCTGTTCTTTCCGAATGGGCTAGATATATCAAAGAAGGTCTTACAAATGAAGTTGGCGATCAAGAGGTTTTAAACTGGATGCTTGGTGGTGATGCATTAAGAGAAATGACTCATATCCATAGGCTACCTCATAAGTTTAATACACTAAGAATTGACCTAATAGATAATACTGAACCAAAGAATATACAAGTTATGCACTGGACTGGTCACAAAGGTAAAATGGAAATAATGGAACAAATGAAATGATGACAATAGAGGATCTTTCAACGGTCTTGGCAGATCGGGAAAAGAATTGGCACACCGTATTAAATGAGAATACTATAATTATCCCAGACGATTGTATGAATCAAATGGGCTGGGATTTTGGAGATGAACTTATTGCTTCGGTGAATGACGGTTGTCTGCATTTAACAAAAAAAGTAAAAGGTAAATAGATAATGGTCGATCGTGTGAATGTTATTGGTAATGGTAAATCTGCTATGATGTTTGACCAGGACAACCCTGGCTTGAATATAGTATGTAATCTACCGCCCATACAAATGAAGAAAGTATATGCATCTGTTATGGTTGACTTTAAGATGATGAGAGCAATCGCAGAAGGTAGTGTACAGGTACCATTTATGTGGGTTCTTGGAGCAAGACCAAAGCTATTTACTGAACAACAAAGTGGGTTCTTTATTCAATATGCAAAACAAATTAGAGAATTTCATCTTGACTTACCTAAGTATGTAGCAAACTACACTGATTTTAATTGTGGCCATATGGCTACACATTATGGACTTAAAAAGTTTGCGCCAGAAGAAATGCACTTATATGGATTTAATTCTATGTTTGACTTTGATCTAACCTCAAGCACAGATATGTTTCTTGAGTCGGATCGTGGAGCCGTAAATAACACACGGCTTACTAACAACTGGCGTAATATCTGGCCACAGTTGTTTTCTGAGTTTCCCGATACACTATTTCATCTATATCATAAACATAAGAACATCAAGTTCAATCTCCCAGATAATGTGGTAATTATCACTAAATAACACTTTACACCTCTATAGTTTTATATTATAATAAATAAACTATAAGGGAGACTATTATGCCTTACGATAAGCCTATGGGTTATGATGATCCGTGTGACGATTGGTCCAAAGTGGCCTCCGAAGTTGTAGAGTATTTGAAAAAGAAAATGAGAGACAGTGATGAACTTAGACAACGTGACGCAAGAGATATTAAGTAAAAACAAAAATATGTATGTGCCATACTATCTTATGGCTGCTTATGCTTACTATGAAGAGGATAATCCAATTCTCTCAGATCATCTATTTGATAGTATGGCAAAATCTATGCTGTACTATTGGGATGATATAGAACACCATCATAAACATTTATTAAATAAAGATGACCTCAACGCAGGGTCTTATCTTGGTACATATCCAGAACGTGTCAAAGGCGGCTTAGAAGCCCTCAGGAGCAAATACTATGACAAACCCCAAAGAAAAGTCAAAGCCAAAAAAGTCAAGTCAGTCCCAGCCGAAGCCAGTCTTGAAAACTTCTTCGGATAAACGAGAGGGTTATTATGACTATATGTTAAGACGCATTAGTGAAGAAAATATTAAAAAAAAGTAACATTAGGTGTTTACATACCCTGACAGTTTAGATATAGTAATTATAGAAACTTTAAACAGGAGACCTTCTAATGGCATATTGGACTCACGCAGAAAATCAAGTCGGTGTATTTACCGAGTGCGAAACTGGTAACCACTTCGAGTTTAGCCCGAACAACGACGGCAATTTCTTCGGTAATGACTTTGCTCATATCGTATGGGTTCTCAACGGTTACCGATATGCCAACGTAAAGAAAACAGTTCTTGAAATCTGCATCGACGAAGATGAGGATGGTCCAGTTGTACAAAAGTGGCATATAAGGAATAAAAGAGATTATAAATGAATATTAGTATTACCACCCATCCCACAGGCAGAAGTCCAGAAAACAAATGGTTCTTTGGAGAACGGACTTCAGCTTTGGACCTTACTCGTCCAAAGTATAATAAGATAGGCAGAGAACAAGACTTTCAATGGTTCTATGCGCAAATGCAAGATGTAGATTACGAACATAATCTTGTGTTCTATACTTGTGGGAAGTGTTTTAGAGTAGAAACAACTGACGTCAGGCATGCACAGTTCGTGCGCAATATGTTTACTGTAGTTGATAATCCACATGATCATTGTGCTGACTGGGTGATATTTCATAGCCCTACATCATCGACAGAGCCTAAGATATATGTACACTTAGATGATCACGTAATGCTTATTGCAGGTACAACATTCCTAGGCGAGATTAAAAAGGGCGTGTTTGGTATTCTAAGTTTTGAACTACCTACACTAGACGCACTGCCTATGCACTGTAGTGCATTTACATATCAACATAATGGCGGCCCTAAAACCAATCTAATGTTTGGACTTAGCGGCACAGGCAAGACTACACTAAGTAGTGATCCAGAGTATAGGCTTATCAGCGATGATGAAGTTGCTTGGACGTCGGATAGTGTACAGATGATTGAAACGGGATGTTATGCAAAGAGTGAAGGACTTAGTGTAGAGACACATCCTACTATTTTTAATGCGGTTGAGTTGGCCAGAAGCCAAGATAGATTAGTTGAAGAGAATCCTGGTGCTTCTAATGCTAGATTAAGTTATCCACTGAGTACAGTTGAAAATGCATATGATTATGATGATAACCTAAGACACCCTCATAACATTTTCTTTCTCACGATGGACGCTAAAGGTTTATTTCCACCAGTGAGTAAAATTACTGGAGAAACCATAAAGCGGTTCTTTGAAACGGGCTACACTAGCCAGATGCCGGGTACTGAAGCAGGTGATAATCAGATTAAACCACTGTTCAGTCCATGCTATGGCTCTCCATTTATGCCTCTTGACATAAGTGTTTATAGTGATATGCTTATGGAGATGATTAGAATACATAAAGTAAATGTTTACTTAATAAACACAGGTATGGATAGTGATGGAGTGCGTTATTCACTAGACTTTACCAGGGAATGTGTTAAACTAGCAATACAGAAAGGCGCACCTGATAATAGTGATGTCTGCTTAAACATATTAGAGGAACTGATCAATGGATCTTAATATCGCACTTGGAAACCTAGTAGAAATTGTAGTTTTAATTACTGTCTTTGGAATATTCGGCATAGTATTTGCGGAAATGATGTCACTAGCAGATAAATCAACTAGGTATGAATATGAAGATGAAGATGATGATCTGTTTGAAGACGACGAGTTTACCGAAATGGATCAAGAAGATGAAGATGAATTAAAAATGCATTTTAATTGAAATTAGGGGTTTACATACTATATTGGACAAGTTATAGTAAATATAGAAACAGAAACTAGGAGAAATAAGATGCATAAGAAAAATGATTATAAGTTTGAAACTCTTTGCGCCGCAACAAAGTTTGCAGATGCAGAAAAAGTATCATATGATCCTTCATGCGATGTTTATGTAACCGGTCCGTTTTTAGTAGATGAAGCAAGAACCTTTAAAGATATGGACTGGGTAGTACCTGCAGATCCATACTGGCAAGTAGGTGTGGAGATTTATCGGTAATGTATAAGATAACATCACATCTATTCACCCAAGCGTTGCAGGCCCAACAGGCTAAACTGTATGGGCGCAATACTGAAGCTGAACAAAAGGCTATGCCTACACGACCCGCAAGACCCGGTATCGATCTTAAACTATCCAAAGAAGCAAAAAGATTGATAAAAATGCAAAAAAGTGGCGATTAACTCTTTACAGTACTATTTGTCTATGATATAAAAGATATAACAGAAGCAAAGAAGAAAGAGAGAATAAAATGAAAACTAAACTTCCCTCATCAGTAACCGGTATCGGTACTTGGAATGATTATGTAAATAATGCCTCTTCAAATGTTTCAGCCCGCTTTCAGTTTGAGCGTGTTAAGCAAGCAGGTGAGTGGTCTTATGATACTCCAATTTGGGATATTAAGTATACAGAAGATGGGTATCATTATCACGATGTAGGTTGTGTCACAGCCTTTCCCGGAGACGGTGTTCAAGCTACCATTTGGAATAATGATACAATATCAGGTTCTGATCCATTCGAAGTATTTGAGAAAGCAGTCTCAGTTGCAAAGGATGACTTTGATCTTGAAGCATGGTATCATCGTCATGATACAGAAGAGGTATTTGCATAATGGAAGTTCAAGAAGTATTCGTGATGTTCCGTGGTCCAATGACTGAAGATTGCTATAGAATGTGCGATGTGCGTAGTATGCATCTGGAGAAAACTGAAGATGGAATTATGCGACCACACGCAATAGTTAAGAGTCCATTCGGGACAGCTAAAATACACGGTGAAACATACAATGCCAAGTTTATAAATGAACAATGGTTTGTTTATTTGGATTAAAAAAAGACTGTACAAACGTATCTAAATGTGTTACTATGTAAATAAGAGTTAAAAGGAATAACAATGAGCCAACCAGACGTAAGATTTACACACAATCAGACACTTACTTTGATTGAATGTGAATGTGAAAAAGCATATCAGCATGGACTTCATAAAGTCTGGCTGAAACCTAATGATGATTACGATGGTATGCAGATTGTTGATTATGGCGGACCAAGGTTGGGTCTTAAAGAGGAGTAAACTGCAAGTTACACCTCACGTGGTTGCAGCCACGTCTGATAAGATTAGGGTTCAATTCCCTATCCGTTCCACCAGAATTTAGGTTCCTTAGCTCAGCAGGATAGAGCAAGTGCCTTCTAAGCACTAGGTCAGAGGTTCGAATCCTCTAGGGACTACCAAAATTACCACTACGATAACTTTAACCCTACAAACAAATGGAGATTATAATGGGTTTAGAATTTGCAATCGTACTAATTAGCGGACTGTTTCTTGAAGACAACCGTGACTTCTTTGAAGCTAGTGAGAAGAATACTGGCGAATGGGAATATGTAGGAGCACAAGCACCTCCTGCTAATATGGTCTCAATCACTTCAGTTAACCCTGACACTGGCAAAGAATATGTTTACTTTGTCCGTAAGTCGAATTAATAGGAATTCCCTTTCGAAGAAAGGGATGTAATCTTATCTTCCGATTGTACACGGTTTAGATAAGTGGGTATATCATCTGGTACCGACGGAAACCCAGGCGCTTCTATTGGCGGTATAATAGATAAGGGGAGGGGCGAGCTGCAGCAAACCCCTCCCACGACTATATCATTACTTGTATAAATAACAGAAAGGAGATAACAATGGTTCATGCTTTTCTGTTAATGCTTTGGCTAGATGATGAGTTAGTTTCCAATAATATGTATTTCTTTGATGTTAAACGGTGCAATTATTTTGCTAAAGAATTAGAAAACCAATATGGTAATAGTAAGAAATATAATCAACATAATACGGTTATATATTGCTTACCAAAACTGGTTAACTCTAAAGAGGTTACGATTTATCCATGAAACTACCACTAACTGTTACAGATGACGCCAGAGAATATTTGGCAAGCGTAGGCAAACCTAATGTGTCACTAGCTGTAAAAGGCGGTGGCTGTGCTGGTTTTCAATACGAATGGGGTGTAACAGATAAAGACCCCACAGTTGATAATTTATGGCTTGATCCAATGGCCGAGATGTTTGTCTTTGGTTGTACAGTAGATTATGTAAAGGAACTAGGTGGTTCCTATCTAAAAGTAATCAATCCAAACTCAACAGCAAACTGTGGCTGTGGAGAAAGTTTTGGAGTTTAAAGGGAGATTAACATGGCTTGGGTAAACATTACTAATAATACTGGATACCAATACAATAACGCACCAACAGAACCAGGAGCCACTACGGCTGCTCATAAACTTTGGTCACTAGGAACATCTGGTATCCGTACAAACGGTAGTAGTAAGGTTTATACAAACGTGCGTAAAGCTGGGACAACAAAAGATATTGGTGAAATGAGCAAAACCTTTTGGGATAACGGCTAAATAAGACTGTAACGTTGAAGCGATTTGACGACTGAACTGGACCTGGGGGCGGTACCCAGCAGCTCCACCATAAGGGCACCAAGATCAGCTTGGTACTCGATGCATAGAGAACGCCTCCACTGGTGTCCTTTTGATGGGGCTGAAATAGGATCGACAGGCAGGATAGATGAGTGGAGTTACCCCGATGTAAGCTGGGTGAACGCGAACAAAACTACAAGTGCAAACACTAACAGTGCACCTTCTGATTACGCCCTAGCGGCCTAATTAAGGGGGTTGGTGACTTACCTAGCAACAGAAAAGTCACGCTAATAACGGAGATAAAGATGCTATCATTTAAGAACTATCTGGCTGAAGATACAAGCTGTGATCTAATAGGTCTACAGAAGATTAAGGCTTTTGAGAAGTTTGTCGATAAGATGTTTAAGAGGTATGATATTGACTTCAACTTCACGAGACATTTTGGAGACCGTATGAGTGATAAGAGGAACACACCTTGTATCACCATGAAAGAGTTAGCCAATTTTATCCAAAAGATATATAAGAATGCAGGCAAATCACTCAAAGCTGAGAAGGGTGCCGAAGCAGTTATTAAAGATATGCAGTCAGACTTAAACATACCTATTGCGGTTAAATACGATCAACGTAAAGATGAGTTTGATGTAGTAATGAAAACAATAATGCGTAAGAAGAATTTTAAAACCCCTAACAAATTAATTACTTACAAATAAAGGAGCCCAATATGGGATTTAAACTATCAAGCAGATCATTAGGCAAACTTGAAGGAGTTAATGACCAGATGATTGCTGTAGTGCATGGTGCAATTAAAGCAACAAAGATTGATTTTGGTGTGACATATGGTATGCGTACAGTGGAAGAGCAAGAGAAGTTAGTAGCAGCTGGTCGTAGTCAGACCATGAAATCAAAGCACCTTACTGGGCATGCGGTTGATCTTATGGCTTATGTAGATGGTAAAGGCTGTTGGGAATTAAACGTGTATGATGATTTAGCTGATGCTATGGCTGAATCTGCACGAGCAGAAGGTGTTGCCGTTAAGTGGGGAGCAGCTTGGAGTGAGGGTGATATTAGAGATTATTCTGGTACTGCCGAAGATGCCATGATGGCTTATATTGATTTGAGAAGGAGTCAAGGACGGAGACCATTCATTGATGGGCCGCACTTTGAACTAATGTAATATGTATCAGAAGTTATTTTATGAGATTTTGAGAGAACTTGGTTATGATAGGGAAGAGGAGTTAATAGATCCTCCTCCCACATTGAAACATCCAATGGAGGTAGCGGAGGGTAATTACTCTGCTACCTTTTTACAATTTGTCTCCAGTTATCCTAACAAAGATAGTTACTGTTATACTGCTTTTGTAGATGATTTGCAGATAAACGGATTAAATAAGCAACAGCTGAAGTATAATTTATCTGAGTTATGTAAGGATATTAAGTTTGAAGAGCCGTCTCGTGTACATGAGTTAGGGTTTCAATTCAGGTCTGAGATACATCAGTCAGAGATTCCTAAGCGTGTCCGTTATAAGATGTTAATGCAGTTCTTTAGGAGGGGTAAGGCTGACGTGGCTAATTCCACTTGGGGTACTGAGCGTGGTGAAGATGGTGATACTATTATAGTGTATCCATATGGTGATAAGGACTATAAAACGTGGTTACGCAAGACTATTGCTCTTGGTACCAAACAACGGCAGAGTATGGCTAAGCAATGGGGATTTGGTTCTCTATCCGAAGAAGGCAATATGTATGCTACATTTAGGGAAGGAAAACTACACCCATGGAAAAGGTAATACAATTTCCGATCACATCTGAACTTGATAAGCAGTTTATTGAGTTAGAAAAGCAACAGCAACTCATTAAGGAGCAGTCTGCCCTTATAAACAAAAAGGATATAAACAAATGAGTGATATGTTTGACTTTGGTTTTACTGCAGTGAATGAACAAGAGTTAGATGTAGCCAAAACTGCCACTCAAGCCTTGTCAGCCACTACATCAACACAAAAGAGACTTGATGATCTATATAATGCTATAATGCCTCTTCTGAATAATCTCAAAGCTAATCCCGAAAAAGAATACATTCTATGGCCAGATAGACTGAGTAAGGTAGAATCATTTGAAACTTTGCTTCAGAACATATATAAGGATCCAAACAAATGAAAACACTTGCACTTACTATAGCACTCGCAGCATGTTCACCAGTAGCAGCACAAAATATACCAACATCACCTAAAAATCTTGATATAACAGCACCATGTAATACCATGGCATATGTCTTTGATCTAATGAATAAACATGACGAAGAACCATTCTTTACTGGTACAGGAACAGTACAAGGTTCCCAACACAATGGACACTTAAATCAACTGTACCCCGGTGGTCTACAAGTATGGGCTAATCTTGACAAACAAACATACTCTATTACTATTATGTTTCCCGATGGTATGATCTGTCTACTCACTTCTGGACAAAACTTTCAAACATATTCAGGAGAACATCCTAATGATCTATACAAGAAAGAAGTAGAGAAACAGAAGAACAAGAAAGATAAACAATAACCTAACACAAAATCGCATAAACCGCATAGGTACAGTAGGAACCTCAAGGGTTCTTTACCGGGCAGAAGATTCATATAAGAGATATATATGGGCTTCCGCCCTTTCTTCGTTTTTGAGCAAGGGTACACGGTTAATGACGTATTTAGTTCACGAGTAGAATAAAACAAAAAGTGCGTAGATCACGGGAGGACTAAGTAGCCTCTCTGAAATTAATTTAAATAAAATGCATTTAGTGCTTTACAATGCCGAGCTGATGTGATATGAATAGTACAACGAAACATGAGGTATCACAATGAAGATTATCAAGCAAGGCTCCTACACAGCAAAGATCAGCCACGACAATTATGTAATGATTATTGCCGATGATGGAAGCACGAACGGCCGAGTGTGCAACTATCCAGCAGCCCGTTACTATGCAAATCCTAAGACAGCTGAAAGAGGCGCTATAAAATTATTGAAATTAGTTGCATAAAGTTGCAATTAGTTCTTTACATACCTATGCAGATATGGTATAAAAGTATAACAGAAACAAAGAAAAGAAAGTCCTTAACATGAACATTCAAACAGCATTTGACAAAGCCTTCTTAAAAGCAGTAAAGAATGATGAGAATGTCGATAGCGGCATGGAAGATTATATGAACTGGGATTTCGTTGAAGCAGACATGTGGATGGATATGCAGAAGATGGGTTTTAAAGCCGAAGACATTTCAGCCCAGTTCATTGCATTTGAAGATACAATCGATGAGTGGCTGGAAGAAAAATAATTCATTTTAGGGGTTTACAAGTACACTGGATTGTGGTATAATAAACTAAGGTTTTTCGGAGGGGAGAGTAGTATGAATATGGTAGAGTCAGAAGTCCGTAAGCGGATGGGTAAAAAGAGATGTTCTATTATAGAGGATTATGATTACTATTCAGACTGCTTTGATCTTCTCATGGTAGAGGGCTGGATCGACTCCTACGGTTGTACAACAGTCATATTAGAATGGGATGGTGAAGAAACCAAATGGGATATGCTTAATGAATTAAAGAGGCGTATTGATGACTTTGAATATGATATGGAAGCATGGAAAAAAGAAGGAAACATACCTAGTGGAAGTTAAATTAAAATCACGGAGCAGAGAGATTGTACAGAAGATTTTGGACATCTCTCTGAAAGGCATTATGATTGTAGTATCACTTGCTATGGTCATTGCGTTAGCTAACCAAGTATATTTAATGTATATTGGTGATCCAGAAGCAAAAGCATTTGTTACTACAGTAGGCGTAGCAGGTGGCGCAGTATTCATTATAGGGTATTGCTTTATTAAACTTATTGATTGGATATATGAATTATGACTGAAGACCAAAAGGCTCTGCGATACCGAATGATTAAGAGTATCGCAGAAAGAAATAAAAAAATGAAAGAGGTTAAGAGGCGTTCAAAGAATGTAATAAAGAACATACCTAAACCTAAAAAGAAAAAAGATGAGTATGCTCAGTTTTATTCTAACGACAATGTAAATCATTGGACTGATGCGAGTAAGTATGCTAAGCAGTACTATGGAGAAACACTCCATGAAACAACCAAATGGGATAATGAGTGGGATTAAAGTATGCAGGTGATTCAACGAGGGGCGGCTAGTTCTAAAATAAAAAGAAAGAAAACTCCGGGGCTAGATAAGAAACGTGCTGAACACGAGCGTTATCTGAAGAGCCTTGGTGTTGGAAAGACTAAGCCAAATGCTCACTTGGAGATCCCCTGCTATACCGAAAAGGCTGCACCAGTTATCTCTACAGAAAGTATATGTGGTCACGGGGCTGCTAAGGAGAGAAAGATATATACTGGTAATGAGATTGCTGGTATCGTTGTTACTCACAAGAGTAATCTGATGCCTATACGTAAAGATAACAAGCAGGCTGCCATTGATGCAGCTAATATGAGGCGATAATGCTTAGAAAGATATTAGGATACTTTGCAATATTAGTTGCATTAATTTGGGTTTTTGAAGTATTAGGGGTTTACATCTCCTGAGGGATTAGTTATAACTAATTAACAGAAGCAAAGAGAGAGAACCAAATGATTAACTTTATCACAGCAAGCGACAGCCAAGTAGTTCTAATGAGCAACGACACAGTAGTTGTTAGATCAGCCGATGCAGAAGTATTAGCAGCAGCAATCACAGGCTACGGTATGAGCGAAGACACTTTCTGTTCTTCTTCCATGGACTTTGCAGATGAAGAAGGATTTGAGACTGCCGGTGCAGCTTATGCAATCCTTGATGATGCACAATATCTTGCACTTAACGCATAAGGGAAATACATTATGTTAGATTGTGAAAGCCAGACTTGGGAAAACACCATGACAGAACGTAAAGAGTTTGTTGCAGAGATGATTCGTGTACGGGGAGAACAGTATGCACTAGGTTATCTTGAGTCAATGTTTGTATATACTAATGAATATGGGACTGCTGTTCCATTAACTGATGATCAACGTAGCAACTTAAATCTTTGGAAGGATACAGTATAATGCGTGTCGAGGTATATTATAATCTTCATAAGAAAACTTTTTCTGTTCGTCATAAGGGCAAAGTAATAGAGCATACTGATCGTATCGTTCTACAAGATGTCACATTTGCTGTACAGCCCGCAGGTCGTGCTAAAGTTGTAAGAGAAGGCAAAAAGAATGTACACGCTTTTGTTCGTGGTACTATAGGTGAAAGACCAGTTGATTGGAACACGATATGTGACTGGGCCTTTGTAGAATATAACCCATATTACAATTCAAGCTTTGTGGACGATGAAACAAAGGAACCAGTACACTCTGCCAAAGTTGTAAAGTTGTTAAAGCCCGAATCTGCTGCTCCACAAATAACTGCATTTTATTGAAATTAGGTGTTTACATATGCCTCGGTATGGGTTATTCTAATTATAGAAACAGGAGATAGCAAATGTCTACAGAACTTAGAAATGTACCAGACTGTGTAGCACAGAATGAATTGAATCAGACTAGGTTCTGGGGTGGCAAAGACAGAATGACTTGCATACAGGTCACACAAGTGAAGCCAAAGAGTGAACGCACTACAAGCGGTTCAACAGACTTCTTCAACCACTTGTCATTGACACGTCACCAGGCACGTATGTTAGCAACAGAGTTGATGTTGTTTGCAGAAGAACGTGAAGTAGAAGAATATGATCCTAGCTAAAATTAGGTGTTTACATCTACCTTGATATAGGTTATTCTAAGTACAGAAACAGGAGATAGCAAATGACTAAGCAACAACTAATCAAAGAAGCACTGAGACTGAAAAAGATCATCCAAGATCCTAAAGAAGCACACTCTGATTTAGATTGGTATAAGCATTTGTTTGTAACTGTTGTTAACCGTATCGAAAATAAGGAGTACACAGTATGAAAAAGAATTATCGTAAAGCATTCGACTCACTACGCAAAATCGGTGCACCTGTACTAGAAGGTGGTGATAACGGCGAGGATACATTCCGTATTAGTGCAGAAGATAATAATCATACTACATGGGCTGACTATTATATAGAACATGATAATAACGGTATGTTCTTGTTCGGTGTAAACAATCAAATCACTCAAGTGCTAGATGAGAATGGTCTCTATGCAGAGTGGATCAACCCCGGCGTTCTAGCCGTATGTGAGGTGTAATATGCAGATAAAAGGTGCAACAACAATTCTAAATAAGCGTGCAGAGTTTTTTGGTAAAACACTGAGCGAATTAATTGATATGTACGATAATGGTTTTGACGACAATCATAATGTGCTTGTAGCATATGAAGTTTATAAAATGTCTCAAGGCTTTTACTGGAAAGGTACCGAGGGCGACACTTGGATACTGAGACAAGAGAGGAATATTAATGCGTAAAAAAATTCATAAAGATTTCCGTGTAGTGGAAGAAAGAACTGGTCTTGATACAATCTATCGTATTAAGATTGGTCCCAATGGCAACACTACCACTATAGCTCAGAATAGAGATTATGATACTGCAGTTACTATGTGTGAAAATCTAAATAAAGATCGATGGTTCTTGGACCGTGGAAAAACCAGAGCAGATGTACTTGCTCGTCATAGCAAAATGGAGAATGTGTAATGAACTTGTCAAATGGAACACGATCAGAAATGATTAATGAACTAAAGAAAAGCACTTGTCGTGTTATCTTTACAAAAGTCAATGGTGATGAACGTAATATGGTTTGCACTCTTGATGAGAGTATTATCCCTGCTCCAGTAGTAGCAGCTGAAAATCGTGGCACAATGATTAAAGAAATTCAGAGTCGCACGGTAAATGAAGATGTTATTCCTGTATGGGATATTACTGCAGAGGGATGGCGCTCTTTTAGAGTTGATTCTGTACTGTCTTTTGTATGTGAGGGTACTGTAGCATAAATGTACATTGACCCGAATGTAATACATCTAATGTTTGGTGTTGTCTGCTTTGGCTGTGGAGTCATGGCAGGCTACCATTTCTTTCGTCGAAATAATGATATAATTATCGGTGATACTATAGACTTTCTCATAGAAGGTAAGTATATTAAACATAGAATAAATGAAGATGGCGAAGTAGAAATCATCCCACTTAAAGGAGACAAGAAATGAGCAATGAATTAATTATTTTATTTGTAGCAATTCCTGTAGTTGTTGCTGTAGTGGCAATGTGTATTGACGTGGGGGATAGATAAGTGTTTGAACTGGCTATAATAATATTCGCAGTTTTTCTTCTTGTCTTATGTCTCACAGTACCAATCTTGGGACTTGCATGGATGTTCTTTGATATGTTTAAAAATCGTAATAAACTATGAGCGAACAAACAAACTATTGCACAACCAAAGGTTTAGGTTGGGCTTTCTTAATCCTTGTTATTGGTATGGTAGGTTTGCCTATACTTGGATCAGCGATTGCTTATCCAGACAACTGCAAACAGACTATTCTTATTCCTTGTTTAGGATTAGAGAAATGAGTATGT